GGGGTGAAGCCCCGATTTTTCTAATGTTGCAATCCCAATAAGTTCCGCCAGAACTTGTAAAAAGCCTCGTAAAGAGGCTTTTTACAATCCTTTTAATTGTCTTACAAACGAATTATCGTCAATCTTTGCATATATCATCGTAGTCTTTATTTGTCTATGACCGATTACTTGCTGTATTGTAGTTATAGGAACATTTCTATTAATCAATCTGCTTGCGCAAGTATGTCTTGCAACGTGAGCGGTTACATGCTTGTTAAGTCCACTTCCTTTAAGAGCGGAAGATAACCTTGAATTGAATCTGCAATTGCTCCCCACATAAAAAAACTCTGAAAGCCGATTCTGATACTGACTATATATTTGCTCACCTCTTCCATCAAACAGAGCAAAAAGAGGTATTCTGACATGTGTATTTGTTTTTACGGAATTATATTCAAGCCAAATCCGATCATTTTCCAACTTGAAGTTCTTTTCGTTGAGAGAAGCAAAATCACTTATCCTAGTTCCAGAATAGCTCATGAATAAGAATTGATTGATAGTTAGCTTTTTACTTTCTGATAACGTCCCAGATGCTACATAATTCTCAATCTTACGTCACTTAACGACTTCAGTTTATAAGTATTGTTCAGGTCTTTTGGATCATGGTAAAAAGCGAATGCATCCGATGGAACCTTATTCCCATACAATTTACGTGCGATATTATAATATGTCTTAACAACATGCATTTCCTTGCATACGGTTGAATATTTAAGTCCGGAATTAATTAAAAATCCCATGAATCCGCGGAAGAAATCCTCTGTCAATGATATGACAGGACAAGAACCTTTGAATTTTTTTATAGTCTTCAAAACATTTGCATGTATTTCTATAGTCCGAGGTTTTAACCCTCTTTCATTCATGGATTTTTCCCACATTGCATACCAGTCTGCAGAAGCTCCACGTTTTGAATATATGTCATGCAATTTAGACAATGTAATTTCTCCAGAATAAGTTAGTTCAATCTCTTCCAGGTTATACACAAGTTTTCTGATTAGCAGGTTAAGATTAGCGGCATTTGGACTTTTAGAAATAAGTCCGGATTCTTCACTCCATTCGTCATTAAACACTCTGACATTAGTATCTAGTTCTATTACAGAACCATACTGTGAACATTTCACAAAAATAGCTAGCATTCCTCCGTGTACACGATGTGTTACAAGCTCATACTTAATTTTATTCATAATGATTATTATTAGATGCACTATAAATATATTAAAAATTAAGCATAAACAAAATGTCAATCATAATAAAAAGCTATATTTGCAGCTATAATTCTTAATGAATTATTAGATGCATAAAGGGGGATATTTCCAAGAGAGGTATATTCCCCTTTTTATTGTTTTAAAGTGCAAATAAGCATTCAATTATCAAAAAAACATACCCGTTTTATTCGGAAATAAATATTTTTTGTAATTTAGCGGCGTGATAGGGAAAACAGGGATTCCCTTCTTCGATGAGAGTTTTATCAACACAGAAAGGAGACAAGCGATTGTCTCCTTTTTTGTTTTTGTCCGCCGAGAAACCGTCGTTTTTTTTGTCCTTCATTCTCCAATGTGCTCTTCGTAACTTTGCATTGCAACAAAAACCAAATGTTTAACTAAAAACGACGACAAAATGAAAAAGATGATTTTATTGTTTGCAATGCTGATCTCTGCAGTGACCGTTTTCGCACAGGAAGCTGTAACCTCTGAACCTTCTACTGCCGGATTTGTAATCGACCTGGGCACGTTTACCGGAATCGTAGCACTTATTTCGGCCATCGTGACACAGATCCTGAAAGTCATTCCTGCCATTTCAGAAAGCAAGTTCGCAAAAATCGGTGTGAGCGTGGCGGTAGGTATGGTGGTGTGCGTGCTGGCATGGGCGCTTCAGCTTACTCCTCTGCTCGAAGGATACCAATGGTGGGGAACGCTTATTTACGGACTGGCTGCCGGCCTTAGCGGATGCGGTTTCTACGATGTGGTAAAAGCTATTGCCGCTCTTTTTAAGGATAATACGGAAGAGATGGAATAACGGGAAATCGGAAGGAGGCACGGAATGGACGCAGAAATGGTGACGGCCATAAGCGCAGCTGTAGTTTCCGTGGGTACCTTTATTCTTACTCAGTACAATAAAATGACGCAGAAGTATCGTGACAAGATGAACGATATGAAGTTGGAACGGTACAAGCAGGAAACCGAACGTCTTAGCTTCAAGCGAAGCGAGAATACGGCAAAGGTATTCGGCGAACTGTGGAAGGTGCTCTACGAGACAAAGGCCGACAGGGTGTACATCGTACAGCCGCACCCGCTGGGTAACGCAGCCTTCCTTTCCATCTATTTCGAAGTGAAACGCAAGGGGGTGTCGGGCATGAAGGATAATGTGCAGCGGCTCCCCATGAGCGAAATGGCAGTATTCAGCAGAGGACTGGCCGAAAACCTTTTTCTCTGCTATACGGATATAGACTCTCAAGTGAAGGACAAGATGGCCAAATCCCTGTTTATAACCAATGGCTGTCGCGCCGTAGCCATAAAGAGGCTGAACAGCGCTTCCGACTGGGTAGGAAACATCTTCTGCGAGTTTACCGACGAAATGGAGGTAAGTGAGGAACAAACCCACAAGGTGCTGCACGATGCAGCGGTGAACATACAGTTCATTCTTCCGGAATACCGGGAGAATCCCTATAAATAGAGTTACAAACCAAAAACACAACACAAACAATGGACGAAATCAGTTTTAAGAAGGGAGCTGAAGGCTATGTGGCCGAATATACTTCCGAAGGACGTACAATGGTGCAGATTCAGGGTGTGAAAAGCGGAAGGCTTTCAATCTCCCAGTTTATTGACTCCATGGAACCCGTCGCAATGGATACGGCGAATTTCACAAATTCAGTAATTGAAATCAATGTACCTGCCGGCATGAAGGTACGGCTTCTGAGCGATGTGGAGGTGAAAAAAGTCAAGGCATTGGTCATCAAGGATACCGCAGCAGCCGGTGGTGGCGGAGGAGGTGAAAGCTATGTGCTCCCGAAAGCCAGCGACTCTGCTTTGGGAGGAATCCAGACCGGATTTTCAGAAAGCGGAAAGAACTATGCTGTAAGAGTAGACGGAGCAGGTAAAGCGTATGTCACGGTAAACTGGACAGACACCACATATACCAATGCTACAACAGCAAAGCCCGGAATTGTAAAACAGGGTGCCCATGTAACAGATGCTACAGGTTCGGAAGATGCACATACCGTACTGAACAAGCTGATTGACGAGCTTGAAAAGGCCGGGGTTCTGGCTTCTGCATAACCACAGTCACAACACACAAACTAAACTAGACACGACATGAGAATCTGGGTTGATAACGGTCATGGTGCAGACACCAAAGGGAAGCAGTCGCCCGACGGACGGTTGCGTGAATATGCCTATGCACGCGACATTGCACGCCGCGTGGTGGATGCGCTAAAGAAGAAAGGGCTCGACGCGCAGCTGCTCGTTCCGGAAGAGGAAGACATTTCGCTTCAGGAACGGTGCGCACGCGCCAACCGGGTGAAAGACAGCATTCTGGTATCCGTCCATTGTAACGCTGCCGGAAGCGGCACGCAGTGGATGGCCGCACGCGGATGGGAGGCATGGACCAGCGTAGGTCAGACCAAGGCCGACAAACTGGCCGAATGTCTGTATCAGAGTGCTGAGCAGGTGCTGAAAGGCATGAAGATTCGCAAGGACACCACCGACGGCGACAGCGACAAGGAAAGCGGTTTCTATATTCTGAAGCACACCGTATGCCCGGCCGTGCTGACGGAAAACCTTTTCCAGGACAATCGCGAAGATGTGGACTTCCTTCTGTCGGATGAAGGCCGCCAGAAGATTGTCACGCTGCATGTGCAGGGAATCTGTAAATACCTGGGCGTATGAAACAGCTCCCGTGGATACTGGTAGGCTTGCTGTCGGCCGCGCTCCTCTTTTCGCTTTTCTTCCGTGGATGCGCGTCGCCGCAGTCTGGTCAGGGTGATACCGTATGGCTTCCCGTCAGGGTAGATACGATACGCGACACGGCAATTGCTCCTCCCGTGTCAGAGCGTTCCGCAGGAACAGACACCGCACGCCTTCCGGTATATCGTCCGCAGAAACCGTCCGGGCCAGCTTCCATTCCGGACAGCATAGCGGACACGGTTACGGTTGTTTCTGATTCGCTTTCTACAGGAACAGACAGCGTGGACGTTATTATACCTCTCACAGAGAAGGAATACCGCACGGACGACTACCGGATAGTCATTTCAGGGTACCGCCCGCAACTGGTGTCGGCAGAGTTTTACCGACGCACACAGACGGGGGTGGTAAATGCACCGGCACCTAAAAAAAAGAGGTGGGGGATAGGACTGAGCGCCGGATACGGGATAGGAATTTCCGGAAAGATGGAGCCTGTTCTGGCATTCACCATTACTTACAACCTGCTGCAATGGTAGCGGCAGGTTGTTTCTTTAAACACAAGAGAAAAACACAGGGCAGACGTGCCCGATAAACAAAGAAACGATGAGCAAGAGTGAGATTTTTAACACCATCCTCCGCATGGTATCGGAGGAAACGGAGATACCGTCCGCACAGATTCTTTCCGGAAGGAAGGACACAGAGACGGTAGATGCACGCTATCTGTTGGTGCATTTCCTTTTTCAGAGCGGATTGAATCCGTCGTATATTGCTGCACGAATCGGAAAGACGGAGCGTGCCGTCAACCAGATTCATACCAATTTCGACCAGCGTCTCAGCACACAGAAAATATTCAGAATAAGTTGCGAAAGAATCAGGAAGAGGTTAGGAAATAACTCATTCCCAGAGTAATGCTTCGTCCGTACCTTTGTCATGTCGGGAAATAGTTCACGGCACAACACAAACAAAAAACAGTATGACAATCAAAGGTATGGATGGCCAGAGTTACAACGTAACCGGCCAGGGACAAGGTAATTTCAACACTGTGGGTGCAGCAGCAGGCATCGCATCATTTTTGGGTATCAACGGTGGTAACATCCTGGGTCGCAATGGCTGGGGATGGAACGCAGAAGGCGTATGCTCAGACAACATGCCCGTAAGCCGTTATGAGTTGAACATGGTTGAACAACTGAACGCAAAGGATTCAGAAATCGCTTTGCTGAAGGCAGACAAGTACACTGACCAGAAGATCGTGGAAGCCTATAAGGACTTGCAGGGTCAGATCAAGGAACTTTCAGTGGAAGTTCGCTCCAACAAGGACGCTCAGACCGCTGTCAACATGAAGCAGGCCGTTTACAACGGTACCAACACCGCTGCTCTGCAGTGCATGCAGAACAGCATCGCCGCTTTGCAGGCTATCACTAAGACATACATTCCGTCAAGCAACGTATGTCAGGATGGATGCTGCGGATGTCCGTCTGCCCAGTAACCCCAAACTGGCCCCGGGGGAGGACCGTCCGGTCTTCCCCTTCCTTTTGATTTTCAAGCACTGTAGAAAAAACTCAAACACGCAGCACAATGACAAACGCACAGATTCTGACCGCTGTCATCCTGAAATGGGGTGAGCCGGTCATTCCGGTTATGATGGGCAATACGCTCAACGGTATTTCTGCCGGTATGCTTCCGGTGGAGAAGTTATTCAAGTCAATCGGACTCGCAGGCCCCGGATGGCAGATTTCCAATGAAATCAATTCGCTGGCATCTTTAGGAGGGACAAAAATGATCCGTCCGTTCCTTGAACGATTTGTGTCCCGCATTCCGGACGACATGATCCCGGAACTGGCTCACGGATATGTTGACTCTGCCATCCAGCAGGGAAAGCTTTCCATAATCGACGGATTCTTCACTTTCGACCGCGATGACCTGGTGGAACTGAAGAAATACCTGGACTGCAACCTTCCGTATCAGAAACCCGAGGAATATGTGGTGAAGGTTCCGCAGGCACAGCCGTCGCACCCACAACCGCAGCCTGCACCAAAGAATGAAACACGAGAAAAAGAAGAGAAATAAGTGCCGAATACAGGCGGCCTGGTGTCCTGTAAAAGATATATAACACAAACACAACACAACTATGATTCAGTCAATTACTTTGTCTGGAGTTCCGACAGATACCGCTCAGCCACTGACGGTAAACATCACTAAGAAACTGCGTCAGGCTTATTGCGTGAACAACGGAGTTCAACCTACTGCTACCGTCGTATTCAGTGTAGCAAGCGTCACAAACAACAACACGCAGAACATTGCGCTTATCAACGCAGCTGTAACTCTGACCTACACTCCGAAAAACGGATGTGCAGCAAAGACTATTCAGTGGACCGAACAGTTTACAGTAACCTTCATCGGTGCGGCAAATACAGCCCCTACCAGTGTGGTAGCTACAGCTTTAGTTCCGCAGGTATTCTCTTACAATGAGAACGGTTGCGGTTGCTCTGCTTGCGGCGCACTGATTGCAGTCCCGGTCACGATTACTGCTACCTTTCCCGCTTAACGAAGTTCAGGCAGCCGCGTTTAGCGCTTTCAGTCTGGCATCTGCCGATGAACCCGTAAAAAAGCGAAGGAAAAGGAAAAATGTTTGAGTGGCTTCCCGTCCGCGAGGGCGGGAAGTTTTGAAGAAACTAATTTAAAAATATCGAGATATGGATAGAGAACAAATGATCTCCCGTTACGAGGAGCTGTATGATAAGATGAAGGACAGCAAGGACGTGAAGAATATGAAAATATTCGGCGAAGCTGCTACCTATTATTTCAAGGAAATGGCAAAGATGCACCCGGAAATGGCTATGAGCTGGTTGAGCCACCTCGAAGCAATGTGCTGGGATAATTTTTTGTCGGAAACAGAGGCCGTGAATATCGGTAAGACCATGGTCAACGAAGATGGGTTGAAAGGATTCCACTGGGGGCATGACACTTTCGTGGCTGCCGTGAAACAACTTGGAGGAGTTCCTGAAGAAAAACCTTCGTACAACTCGTATGCACTTTGTGTCACAGCCAACATGATTTACAGCGACATGGCATACAGCATCGCTGAAGACATGGGATACAAGACACCTGCCGAAGTGCCGAACGAAAAGATGGCCCTTTCATGCTACAAGAAAGCTGTGTCCTACCTGAAAGACAAGGACAAGAACTTTCAGGTGCGCCGTTACTTCAAGAAGCGCATGTACGGAGAGCCGGCAGCCATGTAACAGCCGCATAGAAGAAAAGCTGGACCTTCTTATCCGGATGGTATCTCAACTTGACGGGATAAGAGGATTTGGCTCTAATGTGCTGGCAAATGTGGTGGGCGATATAATTATGAGAAAAAGATGATGTAGTTTGTCTTTCCACCCTATATGAATGAAAATGCAGCCTGGGTTTTGTCGTTTCTTCCCCGGCTGCATTGTTTTTTAATTATCAGTATGTACCGTTAACTGTAAATTCAAAATTGTAGTCATTTTTCTTTCCTTCAATCTCTATCGGGAAAAGTATTTGTACTTTTTTACCTATCCAAATTTTATTGTCAATATCATTCTGCATTTCTTTCTTACTCTTGTAGAAACATGGAATGATTGATTTTTGTTTCCATTCAGAAGGAACATAAACGCCAAACCCCTGACTGAAATATACATTAGACGTAGGGACTATAATATCGTTTAGCTTTCCGTTTTTGGGTATGCTTATGCTTCCCTGACTTTTATCTTTGTCTATGTATTTTACTCCTTTGTGCATAATCCGGCTTATATTACCTGTATAGTCCATAAAGGTTACATCATCCCAATTTATTTTCAGTGTTTTTTCTGAAACATTTTTCAGCTCAAATTCAAACTGAGTGGTAGAGTACCACCACACAATGTCAATGTATTTATCTGTGTATCTGTATTTGTTTACAATCTGAGCCTTTTTATTTTTTGAAGGGACTTCATCAGAAATCTTTACTATTTCCGAATTACCAAATGGATCTTTTGAGTCTGAAGGGCTTTCAACAGAAGAAAGACCTAAATCGTAAACAGCCATATATGTACTTCCGCAAGAAGTAAACAAGCACATAATTAAAATTAAAGTCAATGTAAAAAATAAGTTTTTTTTCATAATAATAAGTAGTTTGTTTATTGCAAAAATATTGATTTGGTTGTGTTTGCGTTTCACAATTTCTGATTAAATCAAAAAAGTGCTGAAAATCGGTGTAAAATATAAAATATGAGACAATTTTAATTGGATTCCCTTTTAAAAAAGTAGTCTTACCCGATATATATACAGCTGTTTTTTTGTCCTTCTTATTTTTGTGTATGTTACTTATTTTTGCTAAAAACAAATATCATGGAACAGAGAGAATTATTATTTAATGAGGAAGGCAAATCATTTGTATCAGAAACAAAAGTAAACTCAGACTATAATCTTCATATCGAAATGGAGAGTGGAGGAACATTGGAGATTTATCAAAGGGGAAGTGATGAAGGAAAGTATAGGCGTTCATATATTGAACTAAAGTGGGGGGATGTAATAGATGCAGATTTTTGTCATGCAGTCTATCCTAAGTATATTAAAATTGTCGTATCGAGTAAAGTCACAAAAGCAACCATAAGGGAGGCAGGATCATGAAACCTATTAAGCTAAATACGTTTAAGCTTTTGACGTATAGATTCTGTGAGATTAAGAAGAAAAAGCATATATCTCCTCCTGAAGAAAAATACCTCGTACTCGACAAAGGAAAGCTCGATGTAAACAAATTAAAATAATATGCCATGGCAGATATTCAGAAATTAAATAAAACATTCACCAGAGAGCAGGTGTTGCAGTCTGATGAAATGAACGCTATAACGAAGAAGATAGACGAACTCGTTGATGGAGTAAACTCTTCTTTGAAACAAGTACCTGAAGGCTACATAACAGAAGAAGAACTTGCGCAGAAAGGGTACGCTACCTCACAGGATTTAAGCAATGCTATAGGAAATATAAACACAGTACTTGATGAAGTAAACGGGGAGGTGATATAATGGGAACGACAGCAGACAAACTAAACAAGTTAAAAGAAAGCAAAGCCGCCATAAAGGCAGCCATTGAAGCAAAGGGTGTAGAAAATGTAGGAGAAATCCTTTCCGAATACCCGGCTAAAATAGCAGCCATTCCGACAGGGGATGAATACGCCTTTGAATCGCAAATGCTGGTACTGCCGGTACGTTCGACCACTATCATCACGAGCGAAGGCAAGACGGCCGCAATAGCAACAAACGATCATATCAAGATTGTAGATGCAGACCTGAAACATTACACAGTAAAAGAATGGAACGACCGAAGTGTGGCAAATGGCTTTGATAATGAACTCATTGCTCCTCCTGTAGGTTTTTCTCTGGAGTGTAACGGTATTAAGACCATTCTTTATTGGCCATGGCAGGGAGAATATTACGCTACGTCCGGTACCACAAGCAAATCGTCAAACGCGATGCAACACTCCGTGTTTGAATACGACCAGATGACTGGAGCGCGCGAAGGTACAGATTATCATGGAACTGTGGATGAAAGCCTTGGTACTCACGTCGCAGGAAGTCATTTTGCAGCAGACTGGAGCGTAACAGTAACGGAAGACGACAAGCTTGAACTTTATAGTGGCAACACCAAACAACGCTGGATAATGGAAAAAAATTGCGGCAATGTAAATGCTATGATAGCGGATAATTACGCCGAACGTCTTGAATCCATGTATGTACAGAACGAATGGCTTCGTCACAGGTTTGCCATCTGTAGCGGCATAACATCTTCTGAAGCAGAAGGCACAATAACCGATGTGGAAATCTTAAATTCATCAGGCGTACAGGCTCAGGTAGGTGAAGATATGTTTTTCTTCGTAAACGGACAGAACACAGGTTTGAAAGCAATGTACAATACAAATAATAAGTATTCAGTAAACAACGCATACTATTTCAAACCTGAATACGCTGAATGGCTATACGAACAGCAGAAAACTAACGGTGTAAACATGAACGACACCGGAGTAAACTCTGCCGAACGACCTCTTCTTTCTCCGGGTGGAAAAGGAGCGGAAGCCATAACTGTAGACGGGTATTGGTATATCATTACCCCATACATAAGCAGACCGGGAAATTCTGGTACAAATTACGACTGGAATATGGCAGATTCTCATGCTGTATATTACATCAAAACACTTGAAGGGAAGTATATGGCAGGAGAGAAAGAATTATATTCATACTGGACGAACAAAAGCATAATTTCAGGATTGATAAACTATCTTAACAGTTATGAAAAATGGGGTATACCTGGCGTCCTGGGCGGCTACGTCTGGAGCTGTGTCCGCAGCAATGGCAGCAACGCCTGGGATGTGAGCATGGGCAATGGCTACTTGAACCTCAACTTCACGAACTCCACCTTTAGTGTGGTGCCGGCCTCCGCTTTTTGATTTATCTCAGCCGTGCGGAGCACGGCTCATCAACTTTTGCATTAAAATATATTAACATTTAATACGCGACAATAGAAATGAATAGATCCGGGAGGAAACATTTGGACGCACCAATTATTCAGGACGTTATACGCCTGAATAATTGTCTCATAGAAATCAACAGCAAAGCTTATAAAGTCATAAGCAGAACATATATAGATCCTATGCTGAAGCAAGGCGCATTGCTTTTTAGTTACGCTATGCACCAGGTTCGTGGAATGGACTATTATAAAAGAGCTACAGAACTGACATACGAATTGCAGTTCGGGATATACCTGATAGTGGCTCTTGGAGGATGCAGCAAAGAGAAAGCGTCTGTAATAGACGTTTTGTGCGATAATATTTTATCTTCGCTTGCGAGGATAAAGAATGTCAGATCCGAAAAGTCTTGAACTATGTCGGCAGAACTGTTTAATGATAAAGGTCCCTGTGCTTGCGGTGAGCAAGCTATTTCGATTAACAGGGTAGAAGTCCTGGGCGGCAACGTCTGGAGCTGTGTCCGCAACAATGGCAACAACGCCTGGTATGTGAACATGGGCAATGGCAACTTGAACAACAACAACACGAACAACACCTATAGTGTGGTGCCGGCCTCCGATTTATCAGAAAAAGTGCCCGCCTGGATAGCTGCCGAAAGCGACTGTTACAAAAACAAGCACGCATCGCTCGAAGCAGCATCGTTTCATTTCAATCTGTCGCGTATTTATGAATTGATAAACAGAATAGACAACGGCTACCAGCCACAGACAAGCATCTGCTTTGTTCTCGACTACCCCGTGTATAGAGAAGTGTTTGCAGCCAACTACACCGACCGTATCGTGCACCACTACGTTGCTCCGATGCTTGGCGAGATATGCGAGAAAGTCCACGAAGCCAATGGCGACGTAAGCCACGGCAACCGTATCGGACACTCCGCATCTACAGCCATCGAGCAGATACAGCGGAATATCCGTAATGTAACGGATGGATACACAAAGAAAGCCTTCGTAGCCACAATGGATATATCAGGCTTCTTCATGTCGATAGACAAGGAAACCGCATACCGCATCTTGCGGAAATACGCCGATATGTACTACGACAAACCCGATAAAGAAGAAAAACTCTCCCTGCTTCACACCCTGATACAACACAATCCGGCCACAGACTGCGAGCGACGTTCCGATATAAAAATGTGGGATAAAGTCCCGCCCAACAAAAGCCTTTTCGGACTTCCACCCGACAAAGGACTCCCGATAGGAAACTTCTATTCCCAACTCCTCGCAAACCTCGTCATGGCAGAAGCCGATGCGGAAATGATAAAAACCGGAGTGAGATACACACGGTTTGTAGATGATATATGCGTGGTGGCAGAAACAGCAGCCGAAATAATCCATGCCCGGAAAGTATTCATCAAAGTAGCCGAGCGGTTGAAACTCAAAGTCCATCCCGATAAATTCTACATACAGCCGGCCTCACACGGAGTAAAGTTCTGCGGAAAGGTAGTAAAGCTGAACCGTATCTACATATCCAACCGCACAGTACATTCCCTCCATACAGCGATAGAAGAATACAGCCGGATGCCGTCGTACGATAACGCCGTACACTCCATGCAAAGCATAAACAGCTATTTCGGGCTGATGAAAGGAACAGCGTCCTTCAATATCAAAAAGCGTATAGCAAAGAAAGCTCTGGAAAAATTCTCCGAATGGCTGTATTTCCGCAACAAGAACGGCCGGTTCGTCTGTGTGCTGAAAAGCAAGTACAAACCTAACAAGACATCATATCTAAACCTGAACGATTATGTTTCCATATTCAGACCGCCGACAAGGTACTATCCGAAAAGGAGGTTCCCCCTACAACTCCGCGAGCCTGCATATATGCGAGCATAACGGACAACTGATAGCAACATTTAAAAACATTAATAACATGAAGTACGCAAAAATCGAAAACGACCAGCTACTCGTCAAAGAAGTAGAGAAAGGACAGGAAGTAGGCGGCAAGCTTACTGAAGAAGAAATCATCGCACAAGGCTACAAGCCATACTGCGAGATGGAGAAACCCGAAGGAGCAGACTTCTTCATCAACCGCGAATACGAAACCTGCATAGTGCAGGAATGGGGAACGATAACCGAAGAACCCGGCATAAGTCGCGAAGCACTGCTGTTCTTTATCGAGAATACAGACAGCAACTCCGTTATCACACTCACGCTTCCGGCAAAAGACTACGCCTCAATCATCGAAGACGAAGAAATCCAGTCAGCACTGAAAAACAAACCATCAATCTCAATCGTGACATTATGATAAAATTTACAGAAAAAGAGATTTACAGTACAGAAGGCTTGTACATAAATCGTATCGGAACAAACATCTATTTCAAGCGTGCCAACCGTCTTCCTTCCGACATGGAGGAAATGTTCAAAGAAGTAAGCGATCTGCCCACCGACAAACTGGGAGCCGCAAAAGCCGCGAAGATATTCGAGATAGACGGCTACGACACTAGCGACGCGGTAAACAGCTTCACTCTCGACGGCGAATCCGTTTGGCTCGACAAGAACACCCGCGTAGGACTGATGAACTCCACCCAGATACAGAAGGCAGCCTCCATGCTCACCACTACACTCTGGTTCGGAGGTAAAAGCTACACCCTCGAGTGCGACACAGCTATACAGATGCTCTCCGCTATTGAACTGTACGCCCTGCAGTGTTACAACGTAACGGCACAACACAAGGCGAATGTGGAAGCCCTGCAAAGCGTGGAAGAAGTGGAAGCCTACGACCACACAACCGGATATCCTGAAAAACTTAATCTGAACACAAAATGATACTCATAATCTTATCAATGGCCGTCATCCTCACATACGTGGGGGTGATGGTTTACAAAACAAAGGAGATACCTTACTCCATTAGCGACACATACTATTCGCTGGAACATAAGCTGTGGTTCGGCTTCACCATGGCCGCAACCGCCATCCTCCTCATGCCCGCCCTCCTCTCTGCTACCCCCGAAAGTTATCAGTTCACCGCATTTTTGATGTGCGGAGCGTTGCTGTTCGTGGGTGCGGCACCCAATTTCAAAGCCGGAATGGACAGACCAGTACATATTGCGGCTACCGTCATAGCGGCACTGAACAGTCAGATATGGGTAGCACTTACCTGCCCGTGGATGCTGCTTGTATGGATAGCGTGGATATTATATGTCGGCGTTCGCCTGAAACAAGTATGGAATGGCGATTTATGGTATAGCTTCGTGTTGTGCAAACCGCTGTTCTGGGCGGAGGTGATAGCGTTCGGGATGGTGTATGCGGAAGTGATGGTTAATGGATTATTGTAATATACGTACATTCTTCCCTTTCGCCATTTGCCACCCCCTCCACAATAGCCTGTAGGGCCTGTCAAAACAAATGCAGCAAACCACTTGAGAGGTTTGCTGCATATCGCTCGAGAGGTTTGCCGCAAACCACTTTAGAGGTTGCTGGCGAATAGTTTTAAAACGGTGTCCGTTGAACTAACGGAAACCGTTTTTTTTGTCCTTCATTCCCATATTTCGGGTGCCTAACTTTGAGGAAAACAAACACAAAGACATGGCAAATAGTTTAGGTACCAGACTAGCTAGAATCGACGTGCTTATCGGAGGGGCGGAACAGGCGCAGAAGCAGGTTGACAAGATGCGTGATGAATGGAAAAAGTTGCGTAAAGAAGTGGAAAATGCGCAAGAACAGATGAATGCGACTACTAATACCACGCTATACGATGACAACAAGAAAATTTATAATGAAAAAGTAAAACAGCTTGAGAGACTGACTAAACTAATCAGGGAAAATCAGAGAAATGTCAACACGGTCAACAAGTACCTAAATGACATATCAGGTCAGACCTTGAGAAATCTAGGAGAGGCTCGTAAGGGGTTAAACCAGATGCTTCTTGGTATAAATCCTAAAAATGCTGAAACGCTACAAACAGTTCGTGAATATATCAAGCAGATTGCCGATGAAATCCAGCGTCGTAAAGGGAACATCGTAGAATTTTCTGACATCATCGAAGATATTGGCAATGTGAGCGACAAATCTCTGGGAAAGGCAAAGGAACGGTTGCAGGACCTTATTAAATCCACAGAACTTAATACACAGGAAATTCAGAAATACCGTGAACAGCTTGCTCAGGTGGAAGCAGAAGAGACACGTCGTGTCTCACAGCGTGCTCAAACCACACTAGGGAAAGTACAGACCGGCACATTCGATGGCACAATAGCCCAGACAAAAGAAGCCATCAAGTTGCTTGAACAATACAAGCAGCAGCTAAAGACAAGCGACACAAAGGGAGTAAAGGAGGTAGAATCGGCTATCAATTCACTTAATGAGAAACTGAAACAATCATCTGCCGAATTTACTTCACTGGAAGATGCGCTTGATAAAGCTGAAACGGTTGGTCAAGGTACGTTCGACGGTACATACGAAGACCTTGAGAAGCTGAAAAAATCGTTAGAAGAGTATAAAAAGAAGCTTGAAGTAAGCGACACAAAAGGCTTGAAAAAAATTGAAGATGCGCTGAGCACGATTGAGAAAAAACAGAAAAATTCTGTGTTAAGTGCAGAAGAACTTAACAAAGTGATTCTTACACTTAAAACAGCTCCACTGGAAGATTTGCAAAAGGCCGCGGCACAGCTTCAGCAAGAACTTTCAGAAGCTGAGCGTGACACACGCGAATACATGGAAGCTTCAATGAATCTGCGTCGGGTAAACGAGCAGATTAATGAAGTGAAGCGAAGCTGGCAGGAACACGATAACCAGATTGTAGCTACCATCAAGCGTTTGACAAGTTATGTGCTGGTATATGCCGGATTCAATGAGGTGGTAGGACGTATCAAGCAGTTGTATCAGGCTAACTTGCAGCTGAGCGACAGTCTGGCCGACATCGAGAAGACCACCGGGCTTTCCACTGAGTCAGTAGCCGAGCTGAGCCGTGAAATTGACAGTATCGACACCCGTACCGCACAGCAGGAACTTCACGATCTGGCATACGAAGCCGGTAAGTTAGGTATTTCTGCCAAAGAAGATGTGTTGGGATTCGTGAAGGCAGGTAATCAGTTGCTCGTAGCATTGGGGGAAGATTTAGGAGGAGCTGAAGCGGTACGTCAGCTGATGAAGGTAAATGCCATTCTGGGAGAGACACAGAAACTCGGAGTGGAAAAAGCCTTGCTCGCCACCGGTTCTGCTATCAACGAAATATCTCAGACCAGCCGTGCTTCTGCCGGTCCGATTGTCGATGTAGTAAACCGTATCGGAGCTATCGGAGAAGCGGCAGGACTTTCCATGTCCGACCTGATTGCGCTGGCCGGTACCCTCGATGCCCTTGGTCAGCACGCCGAAATGGGTGGTACGGCTTTGAACACCTTTATCTCTACACTTACCAGTAACACCACTGAGGTGGCTCAGGCTGTGGGACTGAGCGATGATTACTTGAAAAACCTGATTGAACAGGGTAAAACCATTCAGGCCGTAATCGCTGTATTCGAGAAAATGAATGCCATGGGCGGGCTGGATGTGCTGGCTCCGATCATGAAAGACCTCGGTAGCGATGGCGAGCGTATCAAGCAGGTGCTCGTTACCCTTTCTTCCGGAGTAGACGAACTGAAAGCGCAAGTATTTACTTCTTCCCGTGCGTTTAAGGAAGCTACCAGCGTGACGGATGAATACAACATCAAGAACGAAAACGCCATGGCTATCATGCAGCGTATGGGGAACGCCATCAAGGAATCGTTTATCAACAGCGGATTTGTGGAATGGCTCACGGATGTGCTTCGCTATATTTCGAGCATTCCCAACCGGTTTGAACGCGGAGAAAAGTCTATCCGACTGATGGCAGTAACAGTTCAGGCTTTGGTAGGAGTAATGATAGCCACGTCTTCTGCTGTGCAGAAAGCAAGTGCAAACATTGTGCTGTTTACGAAAATGGTAAAAGCAGGAACAGCATCTGTGAATATATTCAAAATAGCCTGGCAGTGGCTTTCAAAGGCTATGATGTCAAATCCATTAGGATGGGTTGTATTAGGATTTACTGCGCTTACATCTGCCATTACTTATTTCAAGAAATCAGTAGACGAGGCAACAAAGGCACAGTCGGAATTTGAAGCAGCCATACAGAAGGAAACATTTGAACTTTCCAATCTGAAATATGCGATTGACAAGGCAAATGTATCGAACGGAGAGCGTGCGGCACTGATTAAGCAGCTGAATGACAAGTATGGTGCCTACTTGGGATTTATGGTCACTGAAAACAACTATGCTGAGAAGCAGGAATATATATATAGCCTCATTAATGCACGTCTGCGCGAAACGCTTGCGTTGAAGATGCGTGACAAGATGATGGAGAACATTGCTGATAAGTATACTGATCAGATTCAGGAACTTCAGTCCAAAATTATCGCTTCGCTGAACAAAATGCAGAATGTGGGAGAAACCAACGCCGGCGATGCCATGGCCCTCATCATGGACGGGATGAATAAGGTAGTGGAAGAAGGCGGTAATCTGTACGACGCGCTGGATGGCTTTATGGAGAAATATGACAAGAACATAAAGCAGCTCCCATTCAGTTCCGACGCTTTAAAACTGATGAACATCCTGAAAAACATCCGTAAGGAAGCCGGACAGACTCAGACTTTCCTTGAAAGTACGCAGCGTGCTGCCGAGAGCAAGACCGAAGAACTTATGCTGCAAGACCTCCGGAAGTCCAACCAGGGCATTCTTTCTTCGTCCGACCTGCCTGAACTAAATACCTATCTGCAGCAGGCCACTACTTACGTACAGCGTCTTCGTGAAGATGTGGACGAATTGAACGCGAAGCGTGAGAAAGGAGAGAAGCTCACCAAGGCAGAAACAGCCGAACTTGCTGAAAAGAACCGTCAGCTTGGTGTGTATCAGAATAACATCAGTCAGGTGGAAAAACGTATTAAGGCCATCGGACTGGAGTCTGTATGGGGACAGGGAGTATCGCTGGAAACAGCCGGAGTAGACAAGCTGGTAGCTACCTACAAAAAGCTGGAGGCCATGATGAAGAGCATTAATGAGGACAAGGACTATGCAGACACCTTCGCTGCCCGTGGATTCAAGTCGGCCAAGGAAGAATACGAGGCGCTGAAAAAGATGGAAGAAGAAGTAGCCAAGGTGCTGGCTGAGAAATGGGGACGCGACACAAGCGGTAACTGGCTCAAAGTACGTAAGTCAGGCACACGTGGTGAGCAGAAGGAAATGAATGATGAAATCAGTGCGGCCATGTCTGCGCTCGAAGCTTACTTCCTCCGCCGTCAGCAGGCTATCCGTCAGGCATATCTCGATGAACAGATAACTACTGAGGAGATGAACCGTCAGATTGACGCGACCGAGGAAAAGCATCTGCTGGCACGTGTGGAGCTTCGTAAAAAGCTGTTGGGCGAGGAGAACACCTTCAATCAGAATTTATACGGGATGGAAGGTAAGAACCTGGAATCTACTGCTGCATTGATTAAGAAACTGGGCGAACGTCAGACCGACGGCTTACGTAAGAACCTTGAAAAAGACCTGCTCGAAGTACAGAACATGGCAGTGAAATACCGTCAGACTATCGAGAAGGAGCTGCTTAAATACAACCCGTTTGAAAGCCTTGTCAACCAGTTTGAGGAGTCGCTTGACAAGCTTCGTCTGCTGAACACCGATGCGGAGAAAGAGTTCCGTATGAGTTTAGGATTTAGCGGAGTGATTGACGAGAGTGCAGTGAAGGAAAGAATTAATGCCCTTGTTTCTCTGTCGGAAGATGCTTACAATATGAATGAGATACAGCTCCGAGGACGATTGTTAGGAATAGATAAAATATGGGCCGAAAGCATGAGCCCGGAGCAGATGTCGCTCATGCTGAAAAAGCTGCGTGATTTCTATCAGGATTCCAAGGCAGCTGCCGAGAAGTATGCAAAGGACATCAAGGAAATGATAGACGTGCAGTGGGAAACCAGCGGAAACCAGAAACTTTGGGAAGACCGTATAAAAGGTACGGAAGAACGAACTGAACTTATGGGTGCTGCAGGTAATCTTGGACTGGCATCCACACAAAGTTCCTTCCTTGGTACTTCCGAAACGGATAATGCGGAGCTCGAAGCCTTGCGCATCCGCCTGGAAGCTGCCCGCCAGTATTATGAAGAGTTCTATGCCCGTAAAGAAGAACTGATACAGCAGGCTATTGCTTCCGGTGCTACCCAGCAGGAGGCAGAGGAGTCTTACCGAATGGCCGAAAAGGAAGCACTCGATGAACTAAATGCAGCAAGAGAAGAACAGGCGTCAAAAGAACTTGAAATCACGGAGAGCAAACTAAGCACCCTAAAGAACTACACCGATGCAGTCGTGGATTTCAGTGAGCAGATGGGAGAAGCTGCATTTGCCGAAGTGGACGACCGTAAGCAAGCTGCAAAAATGTTGCTCCAAACAGCGATGAAACTCACCAAAGACTTGATTATGCAAAAAATAACCGAGTTGTTGATGAAGAAGACTCTTGGAGACCAGGAAGTAGCACAGGAAGCGGCTACAAGTGCTACTGTTACAGCTATTCATGGGTCACAGGCCATTACTGATATGACAGTAGAAGGGGCAAAGACTGCAGGAGATGTAACTTCTGGTATTGCGAGGGGATCAGCAAAAACAATCGGAGACCTAGGATGGTGGGGTATCCCATTGATTGCAGTTATCAGTGCGGCGCTTTCCGCCCTGATGGGCCTTGCAATGGGTAAGCTAAACAAAGCAAAGCAGGATGTGGCAGCTGCCACCGGAGTAAGCAGCAGCAAGGGCCGTGTAGCAGCCGGAATGCTTACCTACGCAGAGGGTGACTATCCGGTACTGGGAAACGACGGACAGATATACAACGCACGCTACCAGAAGGAACTGAAGACGGGCGTGTACGGCGGAGGTGCGCATTTCGGTATTTTCTCTGAAAAGAAGCCTGAAATGATTGTGGACGGTGATACGACACAGAAACTTATTCTGAACTATCCGCACATCTACGAAAGCATTCTTACCATTGCGCGTCACGGACAGCTAAAATCTGCAGCCATGCCTACATTTGCCAGCGGAAGCTATCCTTCCATGCCGGCACAGATTACCCAGGTTGCATCCGGAGCTACGGATATGAATATTCAGAACGAGCAGATGACACAAATTCTTGGAAGTGTGGCCGAAGCGCTTTCCACACTGAACGATCGTTTGAGCAAGCCGATTAGCGCCACCGTAGACCCATACGGGAGCAAGGGTGCGGTAAACCAGTTGAACAAAGCCAGCAATTTTATGACCAAACGCGGAATGATAAAATAATGACACGATGAAAGGACTACAGATAAAGATTAACAGCCAGTGGGTAAAGCTGTCGGAAGATTTTTCCATTACACTGGAGCAGTCAAACCCACTTTTCAATGACCAGGGAACATTCTCGTTCCCTTTCGAAATTCCGCTGGAACCCAACCGCGAAATTTTCAAGAACATTTCCGATCCGTGGGGAGACATTAACCTGAAGGACATTGACCGTATGCCCGCAGAGCTTTGGGTGGACGGCGTGATGATATACCGTGGTGTGATAGAAACCGACGATGAAGTGGAGTTCGAAGATACACTTCCGGTCACATTCATTTCCGGTAACAGTGATTTCATGGACCGTATAGAGGGAATGAATGCAAGGGATATTCCTCTCGACAGGGAGATAAAACTGGGGTATAGGGTAAAATCAGCTTCCACACAATATTCTTATATGGATGATAATTTATTTATAACCATATACCTTAACGATGGAGTAATGAACTACACCGAGAGCAACGAATCGGACCCTTATCCTATAAAGCCATATTGCAATGTAAGGGTATGTACGCCAAACGATGCAGGAAACTATAATATATTGGAGCCCAGAAGACCGTACAGTGGCGTATGCTTCTACGTAATGTATCTTCTTGATTGTTTCTTCAAATATCTGAATATCGGTGTACAAAAGAACGATTTGTCCACAATGGAAGATATGTGCCGCCTGGCATTTTTCAGCACGCAGTGTCATACGGAAGAAAAGGGAGATTCGTTTTCTGTATCATGGACAGATATTATGATGAATAATTTTATGGGTTCATCATTTTCTCTTCATTATGACTTAAAGTATAATGTAATTCCAGGTGCTAATTCATACAGAAAAATTGCAACATTCCTTACCCAGAATTTTTCTTATAGCGCGGTGAATGTTTTTGCTACCAATCAGAATTTCCCGGATGTAGAAATGGAAGATTTGATTGAAGACCTGCAAAACGCTTTTGGTGTTCGGTTCTTGTACGATAGTGCAAGAAATACGATGGATGTCATATATATAAAAGACATTCTGAAATCGAATGAAATATCCATTCTTGATGTGGAAATAGTGGCAATGCAGTTGAAAAAATCAAAAGAAAAGACCATACGACTTACATACGGTCAGGAAGATGATACTGCATTCAATTATGATGATTATTCCAATGTGAAGGAGAAGAATAATTACATGGAGATTCTTCAGCAGGGACAAGCATCCAATGACACTACATGCTATCAGGATAAACTTACAGGAAACTCCTATCGTATAAAAGTGGACGAGAATACTGGAGGAAATCCTTCGTTGTTTGAGGTTGGCGGATTCCGTGATTATTTAATCGGAGGCACATCGACGGAAGAAGAGGAAGATGAAATATCTATCAACTTTGCTCCGGTGATGATAAATGATGTAAACGGTCAGACAGTAGTTTCAGAGGCTATGTCTGGTAAAGAAGGTCAGCAGATTCTGGCTGTATTTGCCGATCAGGAACTTCTGTCGGAAAGAAATGCAAGTTTTAGTCTTATTCCCGGGATATGGGGCGTAGCACCTTCTCGCATGATAAGATATAAACATGAAATAACGCTGAGTTATCTTTCTGATGAAAACTATGACACAGAATCGGCAGAAGAATCACCTATGCGTACTTACGATGCCGGCTATTGCCTTGGAATCATGCGAGGACCCGGTAGCGAATCAGGGATAGACTACACCGAAAACTACGACGGTGAAGGGAACGATTCGTGGGTACATACGGTAGCAAACAGTGCTTTTACAGCCGACAGCTGCGATAACTTTGGACGGTTCTTTGATTACAACGGCACGGAGCAGGGTGGAGTAGACCAGTCCGGACGATTCTCGCTCAAGCTGGTGGCCGGGAAAGACAAGTATCCCGCTTCTCAGGCATACCAGGACCGTGGACTGGTGTCAAAATTCCTTTCGGAGTATCTTTACTTCCTTTATAACCGGAAGACCGTGATACTGACAGTAAGAATGACCATATCGCAGATTGCAGGACTGGATATGCTCAAGCGCTACCAGATAGGTAACTATGTGGGATTCATCAATAAGTTATCCTACAGCATTGACCGTAGCGGGATTACGGAGGTGACAATCGAACTATATACCATTTAATGAAGAAATAAAACATGGCAATACAGGTATTACAGCAGCCGCCACAGATAGCATTTGCAGGCGACCCCATAGTGGTTAAAGTAAAAACCACGCTGAGCGGAAAAACTTTTCTCCGCATAAAGATTACGGTCAATGCCACCGCATTTGCCGGATCTGAAGAGTTCCCTTATTCAGAAAGTTACTCATTTGAGGTAGGATCTGACGGGATAGCCGTTTTCAATATTGGAGAAACCATAAAAACTACGCTGTCACGAAAGATGACGTTTGATGTGAACGGCACGCAGGCCCTTTCACAGATGATATACGCTGCACGATACACCATTACCTACAAGGAATCGTATCTGGACGGGATGGTAGAGATAGAAGAAGGTGAAACCACTTCTGAGCAGTACAATGCCATACCCGGAAGGCTCACGGAGTTTGAACGCCTTACCACATCCAATGTAGATACCACAGAGATTTTAGGTGAGGGACGTATCTTGAGCCGTAAACCGGAGGGAGATATTGTTCCATTGGGATGGATACTGTGTATTCCTGCGGTAAGTACCCGATCGGATACCATTACCTACAGCGTAGTACAGGGAGAAGAATCGAAAGAATATTCTGATTATACCCGCGGTGCGCTGGTCCCCGATTCGCTTGTCATAAGTACGTTCCTCCTGAAAGAAGGTGAGCTTACAGTGAACACAGGATTTGAAACCGGGAAGAAGCGCTATGCGGTAAAGACAAACCCGCTCATGCGTCACTTCATATTCCTGAACGGATTCGGGCTGATGGAAAGCGTAGTCGCTTTTACGCGCGATGCGCTGGAATATGACATACAGAGTGAGCTCTACACGCTGCCTGCTGACATTTCCTACCGTGCCACCACGCGAACAGCCAGCTATGCACAGGCACCTTCAGGAACTTTTTCCATGAGCAGCGGATTTGTAAACAGGGAGTGGGCCGAGTGGTGGCTCACGGAATTTGTGGTGACGCGAAAGGCATGGATGTACGATAACGGCACATACATACCCGTCATCATCATACCAGAAGAGACGAACGAACTTTATGACCGCGCTAAACCCGGTATGCTGTCCGTGAATTTCAGCGTGCGGTATGGATTCTCAGGAAGTACGCTGAACTCATTCGTCTAACGGAAGGAATCCTTCTCCGTTTTTCTTCTGTAGTTTTTCTTTCAGTCGGATAACCTGCTGGCGGAGCATACGGTTCTCTTCCAGCAGGATTTCCGCACTGGTCATCCCGCTGGAAAGGTCCATACGGTTGTGGTCAGAAATAAGGTAGTAAGGACTTACTTCCAGCCGGTTGCATATCTCCAGCATGTCTTTTATGCGCATGGTGCTGTTTTCTTTTCGCCATGCACGAAGTTTCCATTCGCCCACTTCCATGCGCGAAAGCAGTTCCGAGCGGTTTATACCCGTCACGCTTTCTTTCCCGAAAAAATCATTCACATATTCCGGATGGAAAACTACCGTCTTCCAGTTGTCCGACCGGTAATAGTCGTACACATTTACTTCCGGAACAATGCCGTTATCCCGATAGAATATGTGTCTTGTGCTGATATGGTATTTGTTGCAAAGTTTCACCAGCGAGGTAATCAGCATGTTTCCTTCGATGAACAGTTCGCTGAAATTCTGCATGCCGGCATCCTGAATCACTTTCCGTCTGGACACTCCCACGACGATATGAAAGTTCTCCAGAAGTCCCCAGTTAGCCTTCCATTCCCTGACTTTCCTGTCTGCGTAGGTATATTCGGTGCTTTCTTCTGCCACAAGCTCCGTTTCCTTGATTCTTGCTTTCAGCTTGCGGTTTTCATCCAGAAGTGAGATTCGTTCCTGCCGGTATTCCCTTATTGCCTCTTTGAGCTCCGAAATTTCCTGCCACACGCGCGGCGATATTTCCGTCTCGGTGGCCGCGTACTTTTCAAGCTTCTCATTCTCGTCTTCCATGAACACGTCTATGTCGATTCCGAAACGGTTGCATATTCCGATAAGCCAGTTAACCGTACACCCGCCTATCTTCGGATTCTGCCACCTTACGATACTGGTGACTGATATTCCGCTCTGACGCGAAAACTCAGCAAGCGAAGGAATTTTGGTAAGTCCCTGCGGGCCGTAGAGCCAGCGCAAGTTTTCGGGTATGAATCTTACCTCTTTAAAATCTTCATCCGGTATGACATATTTGAAGCGATTTCCGAGTAAATTTTCAGGAGGAGCCGACATAATGAAGTTTGACAGGCTTATGTGGAATGTATTGCAAACCATTACGATGTCATGCACAAGTATATTGTCTTGATTATCAACCTTTCTTTTATACATGTATGATTTTCCGTACACCTTCTCCGACACGCCTTTTTCGCTCAGGCCGAAGAGCTTCGGAAGATTATTGAACAGGAAAGAATTGAAATAGTACATAAAAAATCAGTTTAAAATTGTTATTTCCGTAACAATTATAATGCGATTGTCAAATTAAAATTGTTACTTTGTAGGGTAAAAATAACAAAAAACGACCGAAACCGCAAAAGCGAGAAACGACAATATATATCAGAAGTATGAAAATGAGCATCATTGAAGCATTATCCGAAAAAAAGTTGAGCCCCATGCGGCTGGGATTTAGCCGTTACCTGGTGGAACATTACGGAATGAGCATGAGCACGGCGTACCAGAAGATCAGGTTGAACCGCGTGCGCCGGTGGGAGGCGGAAGGCGTGGAAAAATGCCTGAGAGATTTTGATCCTGACTACGAAGGGGAACTGAAAGACTTCTTTTCCGGTGTGAGAAAGAAAGGAGAATTTATCGAGTTCATGAAAGAACGAGGTATGGGCGAACATGCGCTGCGTGCGCATTTCCGTAACTTCGACTTCACGGAAGTAGAGCTTCGCGGGCTGGAATCTATTTATAAGGAGTATAAGAAACAAATGGAGGAAATGTGATGGGATACATGCTGGAAAGACAATGGGAAGCATATACACGCCTTCAGGACGGATTCTCAAGAATTGTTTTTGAAGACGGAGAGGAAATTACGGTAAAGAACGACGGGAAGACGGGAATTGACTTCGTAGAGGAATACCTCGACGAGATGAAGAAAAACTATCCTTCACACCTGGTGGCAGCCGACCAGCTTCTGCAGATGCGACTTGGACGTTCTTATAAGACCATACGGAACCTTCGCAGCCGCTATCTGTCAGAGCTTGCGCTGGTAAGCCTGAACTGTTGTTTCGGACGCGAGGACGATATTCCCGACCATGAAGGTCCGGAAGACTTCAATACCGAGCACACACACTGCCCTATGCGATATAACTGTCCGTTCAACGGATTCAACCCAGCCTTCAAGGATAAAAAGGAGGTGTGCTGCAATCCGGTGTACGAGTGCGGGCTGACTCCCACTCAAGCTGCTGTAGCGAACATGCTGGTAAATACTTCGCTCACCTACGAAGAGATTGCCGACGAAATGGGATGCAGCTATTCCAATATAGACAACATGCGGAAACGTATTTTTGCGAAGTTGGGTGTGGCTACACGTCCTGAGCTTATGTTGACACTAAAAGGAAAGCGGCTGGTATGAAACGAAGCAGAGCGGTATATGAACAGCGTTTCCATGTGCGTCACACAGAAATAGCGATAGGCTATCCGGAAGGTAGCGTGAGCATAGCTTGCAGCAACCTGTCGAAGTCGTGCATGCAGAAGCTCATGAACGAGCTGGTGTACGACGGATATTCTGCCACAGGAAGCGTGCAGGAAGACACGATTTACCTGCATGAGCCAGACCCTATGATGTGCCTGCCCGATAGCCTGAAAGAAATGATACAAGCCAAAATGGAAAGCATGAACTACGAGGTGAAATTCCTCTCTTAAAATTCCCTGAAATGATTTCTGACAAAACAGTTGATAAACTCAATGCGCTTCCGCTTCCCGACGTGATGCGCAACAACGGATACCTTCCCGCATCGCAGACCGCACGCAGCGTATTCTACCGCTGCCCGTTTCACGAAGAGAAGAACGGAAGTTTCTGTGTGAGCAAGTTCCCGCCAAAGGGCGAACGCTATGCCGCCTTCAATTGCTTCGTATGCGGCGAGCAGAACCGTAGCAAGGGGGTCGGGGCCATCATGCTGCAGCAGCGTCTATTAGAACGCGCAGGAGAGAAACACGACTTTCTGGATGCGGTGAACCGGCTGGCAAAAGACTTCAACCTGATTATTGAGGGAGACTACAAGAACGGGTTCTTCCACCGGGCACGAAAGACAGATCCGCAGCCGGAAGTGGATTTCCGCATCCGTAAGGGCGAATTTACACCCGCTGAGCTCCGCGCACTGGGATGCCAGGTGTTACCCGTGTTCCGCGCCGGGAAAAACACAAGCGAAGGCCCCGAGCAGACAGCCGTGACCGATGCAGACGGAAACAACCTGTTGCGATGTTCGTTCAATCCCGACTTCTACCGTGGCGACACGACCGCTCCCTTCGACAGCACCCAGCTAAGCACCATTTTCAACCTCTATCCGCTGGAAAGCTACGTTACCCCCGAAAAGGCCGACTCCGACGGCGTGCTGACCAGCTACGAAGTGAAGTCCACACCTTCTTACCCGGTATTCCTTTTCCGCTACGAAGACGAGAACGGATGGTGGGCACGCAAGTACGAGCCCTATTTCCGCGAGACGAGCGATGCGGACGGCCGCCGCCAGCCCAACTACAAATTTACCTGGTGGTACCAGGGAGGAATCCGTCCGGAAGGATTCCACAAGGAAATCTACGGAGATGCAGACGTGATGCGTGCCCTGCAGACCGGACGTGTGGAGACCTCCGACAAGGAAGGACATCCCATTATCAACATAGACAAAACCCGTGTGGACGAGCAGGGACGGCGCACCCGCGCTTTTGCCGACGTGTTCCGCCGTATCGTGATTTGTTCCGGACCGCGCGATGCCATCAATGTGTACTTCCATAGCGACGCTCATGTGGTGTTTCCCCACTCCGAGAGTGTGGAGATTTCGTCGGAAACCATCCGTCGCCTGCTGAACATCTCCATGGAAGTGTTTGTGATGTATGACATCGACCGTACCGGCATACGCGCCATGAACCGGCTGGCCCTGAAACACGTGGAACTGAAAGTGCTCTATCTGCCCGAAGACCTCTCCACTCAGTACAATCCCCGCAGCGGGAAAGCATGCAAGGATGCCGAAGAGTTTTTCAACTTCTATCCGGCAGTGATGCGCCGCAATGAAAAGCTCATGCACACCAACGTAAACCGCTACTTCGACGACCTGCTCAAGACTGCCCGCCGGATGCGGTTCTGGGATGTGCAGTACCAGACCAAAAAGCAGGAAGACGAAAGCAAGGTGGTGGTGCGAAAATACACCCTGAACTTCGATAATATGGCCCAGTTCCTTTCGGCCAACGGATTCTACAAATACACCGACGAAGCCGAAACGACCAAGTTCGTGCATATCAGCAACAACATCGTCGATGTGGTTGAAGAGAGCCAGGCACTGAGTGAAGCCAAGGAAATCATGAAAGATTTCCTGATATACAACTCACAGTATTACTCCGAGGAACTGAGTAACGCCATCAGTACCCAGAAGAAAATCGGACGCGACACCATGTCCGGAATCAAGAAAGTAGACCTGAACTTCATGTCGTGGGGAAAAGATTTCGATTATTTCTTCTTCCGCAACTGCGCCGTGAAGGTGACGGCCGACAGCATCGAGCCGGTGGACTACGTGGACCTGCCTTTCCACGTAAACCGCAAGGCCATCATCGACGCTGACTACCATCCGCTCAAGTCCCCGCTGTTCACCATCGAGGAGAATCCGGAATATGCCGCACGTAAGGAACTGAACAGGCAGCGCATGGCCGACAAGCGGATGAACGAGAACGAGCGCCGCCGTGAGGATGCGGAGTTCATCGCCTACCAGCGTCTGTACCGCTTCCTGCTGAAAATGCCGAAAGACATTGACCAGATGCCTGTCTGCGTGCAGTGGCTGTACGACACCAGCCGCATACACTGGCGAAAGGAAGCCGAAGGCTATCCGCTTACCGAGCTGGAAAAGCAGCGACAGGACATGCACTTCATTTGCAAGGTTGCCCTGATGGGCTACATGCTTTCGCGCTACCGTACAGGTACCATGCAGAAGATGGGAGTAGTGACGGAGTACACCGTGGCCGATGAAGGAAAGAACAGCGGCGGTACCGGAAAAAGTTTCTTCCGTTCCTTCTTCGAGCTGGTGCGGAAGGTGTGCTACATCCCCGGTCAGACCTTGAAGAAGAAAGAGAACATGGCCAAGAACTTCGACAAGTTCCATTATACCGTAGACAGCATGTGTCTGATAGACGACCTTCGTCCCGACATGATGGGAAGCGAGTTCTACAACATTACGGACAACATTACGGTAAAGACCCTGTATCACGATGAAATGACACTGCCGCGCGAAGCTACCCCGAAGATATTCATTACCATGAACAAGATGCCGTTCGACATGACCGAAGGAAGCACCTCACGCCGTATCTTCCTGGCCATGCAGAGCGATTACTATCACGACGAGGACTACGCCGGCCAGTTCAAGAAACGCACGCCGCAGACCAAGTTCGGGAAAGACATCTTTCTGGAAGCCACCGAAGAGGAACGCGACGAAGCGGTGTACATGATGCTGCAAAGCTGTCAGTTTTACCTCGGCCTGCAGGAAAGCCTGATACCGCCCATGTCGCAGGACGGGCAGATGCGAATCCTTTACTCCGCCATCAAGGACCAGGTATTCATTGACTGGGCCAACCATTTCTTTGCGAACCAGTGGCACTGGAAAAGGCCGGTGTCCATCAGTGAAATGGCTATCAGCTATCTGGAACACCGGGGCGACGCGGTGACATTGCAGAGCGTGAAATCCGTGAAGAACGAAATGATAGAAAAGATGCAGGCTTACTGCTTCAATATGCAGTACACCATGAACCCTTCCATCGTCTACCGCTCGGACAAAGGCTCCAAATATCCCCGTCACTACGCCTGGGAGCAGGAGTTTATGAACGACACGATCCGTCGTGAGGAACGCACCCGAAAATTTACCCGTGTATGCTTTTTCTACAAGCTGGGTGAGGAACCCAAAGACTCCAAGGAGATACTTTCCTGCCCGGAAACCGACGAAGAGTGGGAAGAAAAGAAGCGCTTTGAAGATGATTAATAACCTTAAAAAGAAAAGAATATGGCAAGAATTTTAAAACATGAAATCCCGGCAGCGTCAGAGTTTACGCTCCCGCTTCACGAGGGAAGCAATCTGCTGAAACTTGATGTGGTAAACGAGAAAGCATATATCTGGGCATTGGAAGATGAATCAAAGCCACAGCGGGGAGTAAAGTTCCGTATGGTAATGACCGGTGAAGAGATAAACCTTGAGCCTTACATGATGTATATAGGGACTTTTATACTTTTCAACGGTTCGTTTGTAGGGCATTTGTTTGTGGACACTTCTGTTCCGATGCCGATTTATGAAGGAATTTAAAATAGTGGGAGATATGGGAAACAATCAGAATGAAAAAGTAAGTATCACTTTTGAAGTGGAAAAGGATTTTATCAAAGCTGTGATGCTTGTATCCGGATTCGATATGGTGTCATTTGAAGATGTAAAAGATGAAATAAATAATGTAGTTATCAATGAGGAGGTATTACGTGATTTCGGGACAGATAGCGCAGAAATACAGCAGATAAAATCAGCAATCTCAATGATAGCAATCGGAATGGCTTTTAGAAACATATCATCCAGGAAATGTGGAAGTAAGAAGAGCGGACTTTTTGCGAAGCTTCAGGCTTTGGAAGAAGAGAAAAATAGAAAATCGTAAACCTCTAAATCATGGATATTGCAGATTTATTGAAAGATAAAAGAGGAGTATTGAAATACATACTTCAGACAATAGAGTCCAGCACGAAAAATGCAAAAGGTCTTCTTTCGATGAAAGAAAGAGGATTCTCGGATGCCGGTATGCTTGAAAAAGTAATAGAAGTAACAGCCATTCAGTCAAGCCAGATACAGGCACTCGCCATGATAGCCCTTGTAAGCCTGCAAAGCAGCGATTTCGACAAGCAGGTAGGCGAAATGATGAATAAGATGGGACGCGGCGATGAAGCACTGCAGATCATGCTGGATAAGAAGTTTAAAGGAGAGTGACAAATGCTAATAAAAAAGAACTTTTCTGTGGTTTTTGAAGCCGGTACACCTCCGGTTAGATTCCGTGAAGAATACCTCCTTCCGGTCCGTACAGAAGAAGAGCAGACGGATCATTCAACCCTTCATCAGGCGGCAAAAGGAGCCATAGCAAAAGATTTAGGGATTATGAGATGCGAAGTTCGGATTCTGAAAATTATGGAAATTCATAATCACTTGATAGTTGAATAAAACCATAAATCAAAGTACATAGCCTATGTTTGAACTAATAAGAGTCTTTCCCACTCATGCTTCTCCCTATGTTGGAGGATATGTGGATTTTGACAGGCAATATACTGTCGGAGAGTTTATCGAAGAAGCCCTGGAAAAGTACCCGGCTATTAGCGGTTCCTTCCCGGTAGTATGCAACTTCACACGTTGCATACTACCGGGAAGGAGAGCTGTTGAATAAAGAGTTCCCGGAAAAGGTTTTAAAAGCCAGGATTGCAGCCGTTTCCTTTTATACAGGATGGAACAAAGCCGATTATGTTATCACTAAATTAGATGGACAATGAAATAAAAATAATATCATGGGAAACAAAAAACCGAAATTCAAAATAGGAGAAAGGGTAAGAGTAAAAACCCTTGCAGAAGCAAAAGAAATAAGCTACGCTGTAGAAATCAATAAGCCTTTGAAGAAATATTTAGGTAAAAACTTTGTAGTAACAGGCTTTAGAGAAGTAGGTGGAATGTTCTATTATTACTTGAAAGAAAGAAGTAGTGTATGCGTACATGAGTGCTTGCTTGATTACCCATACGGAGATTTTTCTCACCCTCAGAATCCCAAATACAGTGTAGGTGATAATGTAGCTATTAAAGAAGAGAAAGATTTGCGTGAAACATTTTCGCGCGAACAATGGTGGTTAAAAGACCTTCTGCCTATATCATTAAGAATATTACAAATATATAGTTCCTATTGGTTTTGTAATCAGAATGTTTATGAAGCAGAAGTAGAGCCTGGAGTTTATGTAAAAATCCCAGAAAAGGCAATATTGATGGAAGCAGACTGTGACCCATATCAATGGCCTAACCCTTACAATGTCAGGGTTGCTTTTCGTAAAGAAGGACCGGAGAAAAGTGAATCTTCAAATAACGGGCTGGCAAAATGGGAAACAATGTATAAAGACATGGTGGAGTTTATCAGTACAGCTTCTCCCCAAACCAGAACGTTTATTGCAGGCCAACTATATGGATTGACAGAAAGACTAATGAATGAAACGCTAAAATAAAAATAATATCATGAAAGAAGAAAAAAACTACTGTTACTGGAAGATATTTCAGCCAGATTACCGTTCGGATTGGCGTTTATCACTAAACAAGGAATGATTGAAATGGATGTCATAAACCTAGCCGACAGATATAAGGTATGGGCTTATAAGAAAAGAGACAAGCATGGTAACGAAATTGGCCTAAATGCTGAAACATTAAAAGGCGAAAGATGTCTCGGGAAAGGGTTCAGATTGGGAGATATAAAACCGATACTCTATCCGCTGTCTTCAATCACAGAAGAAATCTTTGTGAACGGCTCGGAAATATGCCCGATGAAGTATCTGGCAGAAGCGTTCGATTTCGACGGGTATATGGGCCTTTATACCACCTGGAATTTCGACGAAGAAAGAGAATGCGTGGAGTTCTTCGCATGGGGATGTAAGGTGTGCGAAATGAACTTGCAGAGCTTCTTTATTACTCCGGAAGAAGGGAAGCATAACAGCACTCAATTGGGCCTTCGTCATTTCCAGCGAGTCTTTCACGTGCTGCATCAGTGTCACATCGACTACCGCAACCTGATCGCACAAGGACTGGCCGTTTCAGCTTTAGTTTTGGATAATAACCCTTATAAATAAAAATAGCCATGTTTAGACCGGAAGATTATGTAACACACGATGTGGGATTGCTTTTGAAAGAAATAGGTTTTAATGAAAACTGCAAATATTCATATTTAGAGAACGGGCTTAGGTGTTGTCCATCTGAATATGAGCAAAATTTCAATCTTTCAGAAAAAAGATGTTCATGCCCAACCTTATACGAGGCTCAAAAGTATCTTCGGCAGAAACAGAATATATCTGTCGAAATATACAGAAACGCTTGCGGTTACTGTTGGTCTATGTCAAAAGCTGACAATGTAACATTCATTACAGATTATGACCTTAAAGGGCCTAATGATGGTGGTTGCTGGGATGATTTTGAAGAAGCTTTGAATGACGGAATCTATAACGCATGTAAACGAATAAAAATGAAAAAATAAGACTTAATATGATTATGAAGAAAATACCATTTATAGCAATTGTGACTGTTGTATTAATGTTATTGGCCGGCATTGTTACATTTTCCAACCAGCGTGAAGTAATGGCCACTGTGAACCGGATTGAGAAAATAGAAAATGTAACCTCAAGTGAAGGTAATACGACTACCGAGGTTTATTATCTACTTTTCACTTCCGGAGGAACCATGAGAATAAGCATAGACGGTTTCTTATCCCATCCTGAACTACTAGGTAGGATTAAGGTCGACAGCACTTATACGTTCCGAACCATGGGATTGGAATTGCCTTTTGCGGGATTTTATCCGAATGTGGTATCCGTAAAATAAGATGGCTATGACAGCAGAAGAGTTTTTGAAAAAGCAAGCAATGTATGAATTTATAAACGGGGTTAGTCATCCACCTGTAGAAATAGTCACATACGATATAGCTTTAGCCGCATTGCAATTAAAAGAGTATGAAGTTATCACCGATAAGGAGCGAAAAGGCTGGGTATGCCCGGTATGTGGTAGGGTCTATGCTCCGAGTGTATCTGAATGTACTGAATGTAATAAAAATAGAGAATCAACATGATTAAGCTATACAGAGCGGACCAGATGCACCCGTCCTCGTCGGTAGTGGCGTTATCAAGCCTGCAAAAGACTGTCAGGAAGAGCAGAGAGGTAACAGATAGACTGATTCAGCAGCTGATTGATACTGGCTACATCCCGGAAGAAAAGAAGACCGAACTTCTGTCTGTCTTCGACAAAGAAATGACCGAGTACACAAAACTCAAAACAAAGAAGAAAAAAGCATGAAAGAAATGGAGAAAGAAGAAAAAGCCAAGGAAAGCATACAATCCTTTTTCCTTTGTAAAACGAAGAAATACGGATGCCGTTTTGTAGAAAAATGTATGTATTGCGATGGGAATAGTGGAGCATCTGAATGTGATGAAAACTGCAGTGCTGATGAATATTTTGCGGGGTTCTGTTCTGGATGGGATGCCTTTGACGCATTGATGGGCGGCCTTCTGACAAACGTAAAAGAACGGCAACCTGACCCGAACGAGGAGGTTATCTGCCGTATGGTGTCAAACGGAGCATTCGTAAGCGGATACATCTACCAGGAAGACGGGAAATATAAAGTAGCAACTTCTCCCGATTTTCATTTTGAGGACTACGGAGATTATGAATGTGACTACTGGTTCCCGAAACCAAAACTAAATGAAGTAAACCATGGATAAGAAAGAATATATACACCGATACGCCACGCAGCTGTTTAACGACCGTAATAAGGACTCAGGCAGCAATGAAAACGTACATTTCTACATCGGCGATATAACCGAAGCAATGTGGCAAGCGTGGGATGCGTCGGTTTTTTCACAATGGAAAAGCGTACAAGCTTCACTCCCTCCGAAAGGACAATGCGTGAACGTCATGCTGGGAGACGGAAGATACACCAATTCCTTCATTATGTCAGACGGCACATGGGCCTACAATGTAAGGCCAATCGCATGGAGCGAAATAAAACGGCCGATATTATACCATAAACCAATGATTGAACTTAAATACCCAGGTATGAAAACGAAAAACATTATCTACACCGGTCCGATATTCGATTATTATAACGGGGAGTTACATCGTATATTTTGCAACTTCGATATTCAGCAGCTGAAAAGCAGGGTGGCCGGGAAAGACGATTCCTGCAACAGGCAGATGATAATTATCAACCTTGAGACCAAAACGGCATGGATAGAGTATGTCGACGAAGAATGTTCCCAGTACGATAGTTTTTATAACAAATTCACCTGCGACATTCAGGAAGTGGAAAGGATGATCGAAGAAAGTCAGGAAAGTAAAGAATAATCTAAAACCAGGAACTATGTATATCGACGATAAAAAAGCAGTCGTATTCGTTCCGAAAGACGAGTACGAAAAGATGAAAGAGCTGGCCAACGCCAACGCAGAAGAAATAGAGAAACGTGCCCTCGAAATGTGGGAAACAAAAGCAATTCCATGGCTTAAAGTCTCCATGGAGATACGAAGCAGCGGTGGACGTGACATTCTGGATTCAGAAGAGTTTGAGTTCAGGACACATTCATACCTGCTAAACCCTTCAGGGAAGTTCACTATCAAAGAAGAAGCCAGACAAAGATTTGATAAGATGCTTACTGGCTGGGCACGTCACATGATGGAGCTTCAGTTTGGTGAGCACATGTCAAAAATCAATTATATCAACGAACGATGCCATAAAGCAGATATGTTGTGGAAGAAAATGCTGATTCCGGCTATTTTTATAGTGGTTATCACGTTTATTACGTTTGTCCGTTTGATATGGGTTTTACTGTCTAAATTCAATTAAATCAAGTTATAGCAATGGCTGAGATACTAATCCACGAAAGCCGGAAGTCAAAGCTAAAATGGAAGGATATTCCTAAATTTAAGGACAGTTACTGTTGGCCGGTAGTTCAGGTACAGGAGCATGAAGGTAGCCTTCACTTTAAGTTTTCCGGTGGTTCAAAATACTCTCCAAACACTTACTTCACGACTGAAGATTACCGGAGATACACAGCTTTGGAAATAATCAATTCTCTTGACGATATAGGTTTCTATACCCGGCACAGCTACGATGCAGTATTGAAATTCTACCACGATAGAGGACTGGATTTAGGCTTTACAAGAAACTTTTTAAAACCATTAAAAGCATAGCACCATGTCAACAGAACATAATATGATAAATGAAGATTTTGTCACTTTTGAAGTAGCAAAGCTTCTTCAGGACAAAGGATATAGAGAAGACTGTTGTGCCAGTTACATAACGGATGAAACAGGCAGGTCGGAACTGACCGTAGTGTTTGGGGTGAGGAAGTTCCGTCATCTGTCAATATATACGAGATTCCAGTACGAATACCTGGCTCCCACGCTATACGCTGCGCAAAAATGGGTCCGCACAAAAGGGAAGATTCATATCGTTGTCGAGCTCAACAAACACGGCTGGTACTACCGTCTTTACGACATGGAGGATCTGTCTCTCATATCGCAGATGGAAGGATATACCGACACATTCGAGAAAGCTTTGAATGACGGAATAAAAGAGTCATTAACCTACTTATAAGAATCAGCTTATGTTTACACAACCTTGTTTTATCCGGAAGAATACACCGGAACTGCGGAAAAAGCTTCAGGAACTGGGGCAAAGAGCCAATACTCTTGACGATTTTAAGGGAGAATGGTTGGCGGCTAATTACGGAATGTACATTTCCGTACAAGATGGATTTCAGCATCTTCATCCGAACGACATTGACTGCGGTACTAACGAAGACCTATTTCTGGCAATAGCATCATTACGTGACGATACAGATAAAGGACAATGGTTTATATATGATAGCATGGACGCTGTAATAGAAAGCTTTCGTGTATATGAATGGCTTATCTGCAATGAAGATAAAATTGAGGATATGTTTTTTTACGACAGTCTTTATCTCAACACACATAAAGCCACCGTCCAGGAACTTATTGAACATTTCAGCAAAAAGGAGGAAGAGCCATGATATTCATACCAGAAGATTTCAAATCTATTCGCATTAAAAAGACCAACATCGTGGCAAAACGTCTGCTGGAAGGAGCCATAAGAGAGATAAAGGAATGTACCAAAGAATATAGGCAGATGTTACTCAGTCAGTGCGCACCATGGAGACCAGATGATTATAATATAGAATACAAGGAAATGTCAAACGGATTCAAGATATTCAAAAGATACCTGAAGATAAAAGGATTCCAGGATGTAAAATACGCCGAGCATATAGAACATTCGGAATGGACCGTATTCTTTTATCTCCGGTTTGAAATAGACAAATACCTGATAGAATCATGCCAAATGCTAACGTCGAAAAGATAAAGGCCAGTCTGCTGAAAGAAATCAAAGGAGTGTTCTGTGAAGGATATTGTATTTACTACAAAGACGATTACTACTGCGGAGCCTGCCCGTTGAACGACACAAGCAACTGGCTCAACCGGAAGAAACCCATTGCGAGGGAAGAAAAACTACGCACCGTGAATTTCTGCGACGACTGCATCCATTTCCGCCCGCTGAAAGAAGGGGAGAAACAAAAGCCAAACAATCAGTTTTGCGAGTTTGTCCGTCCTCTCAGGTTCAGGGTAGGGAATGGATACAATGGGGAAGATACAGGTTTCTTCTTGCCCGGTTGCAAGGACTACAAAAAGGAAGAAAGAGAATGCCTCACGTGCCTTCATTTTCTTCCATCGGAAGATTCAGATGAGGGTGAATGCAGGCTCTATTCTGACACGGCGTACAGCCATTATTTATGCAATGATTGGAAGTTTAAAAAGTAAAGTTTATGGAAGGAGAAACAGAATTAGTAACTATATCGCTTTCTAAATGTTTTTCAGGTGAAAATGAGGTGTCGATGGATTCTTTCGTTATAAAGAAAAATCGGAAAACTGCTCGTGCTAAAGTTAAAAGAGAAACATTTATTTCTGACGAAGAATTAGAAAAACGATTAGGTGATAGTATTAATATTCCTACTCATGAAGAACCGAGTATAAAGGCCTTTATAGATCATAACTCTGGTCGATTAATAAAAGGTTTGGATAAATGGCTGTAGGAGAAGTAGAACTAATAGTGAAAGAGTAAAATGGACGCATGAAAGTATGGTGCAGAAGCCGGGTAAGATGGGAGAGAGAAAATCTTTACCTTCTCCCCAGTGGAGATTTCACGGATGACCAAGGCCGGCTGCACAGACGCGAAGACAATACAGTATACGTCACCCTGGAAGGATGCGATTTCTGCCATCCGGATGGTGGAAGAAAAGTTCCTTTCCGATAAAGAAACAGAACTTCAACGGTTAGAATCGGAGAATTACTTATTGCATAAAGCCAGAGAAATATCTGGGAGGTAACAGATATAGAAAAAAATAAATGTATAACCTATGAAAAGACATTAGAGGAGAAATTAAAAGAAGTAAGAATGGATTACATTTTTGGTAAAATTACTTTAGAGGAAGCAATTAAAATAATTAACGGAGAGAATAGCCTATGCCAACCACAATCAAGCGAATAGTGAGCGTACTTTACCGGGCACGTACCAATAAATACGAGGTGCAGGCTGTGGCCGAAAAAAATGGCCGGCCATGTGTTATCACGCTGTATTATAGAAATGAAAAAGAAGCAAGAAAACTAAAGAAAGGAGACGTAATAGATGGAAACAATTGAAGCGATAAGCCTGAACAAACTGAGAGATGAAGCCTACCAGAACGCCGTAGAACACGGCTGGCACGACGAGGATTTAAGTGACGAGCATTTCCTTTGTCTGGTCATTAGCGAGCTGATGGAAGCTGTGCAGGCCGAAAGAAAAGGTAAACGGTCCGATGTGGCAAAGTTTAATGAATGGCAAGGGAATAATATCCCATTTAGCGAAGAAACCCGAGTAAGAAGATTTCAGGAAGATTTTGAAGCGTATATAAAAGATAGTGTGGAAGATGAACTTTCCGATGTCTGCATCCGTATGCTTGACCTGGCAGGTTTGCTGGGAGTTAGTTTCTTAGGGGTAAAATTCCCGCTTAAAATAAGAGACGAAATATATAAATACAAAAGCCAGAAGACTTTTACAGAATGGTGCTACGATCTGACAAGATTTATCGCAAATTATAATCCATGGCACATCACCACTCTTGAATTCTTTGTAAACATCTTACAAGAAGTATTTATCATGTCCAAAATCAAAGGATTCGACCTCCTCTGGCACATCGAACAAAAAATGAAGTATAACCGCACCCGTCCACGCATGCACGGGAACAACAAATTTTAATTATGAATACCGCAGACTTAATAATCAGCATCGTTTTTGTTTGCATTAACTCCACCGCGCTATTCCTGATCTACCGGGCAATCTCGCGATGGATGACACGAAACGAGAAGAAAATAGACAACCTGGAGCACGCCGTTCTCAAAATTGACGACTACATAAAATACAGCTCTCACACTATTGATGCTGTTTACCTCGACGCGTTGGACCGGCTAATCAAACAGTATGTAAAAGATGAAAAATACGAAGTTGCCGAGCTTATCAAAAAAAATATTGAACTACTGCAATACAAGGTATTGAATGAGATGATGCAACGCAAGAAGGAAGCGGAGAAAAAGCTTTATGAAGACTTCCTGAACAAAGAACATAACCAGAAGAAAGGAGACACGAAAGAAGGATGATTTTTAGTCCTTCATAAACGAGGGTTGCAAAATTAGATTTATCGACGGGTGGAATCGCACGAAGCGCTTCTATCCGTCGAATTTTTAAATACAAATACAACTATGGGAGGCTTGAACTATAAGGTCGTAAAGAAGACCTTTGGATTTGACAAGGATGGCACAGAAAAGTATGTGGCCGAAGCGGTTCGTGGTGGAACCGTAAGTTTTGAAAAAGTAATTGAACAGATTTCCCTCCGTTCCGGAATCAGTAAGGCAACCTGCCGCGCCGTGGTAGAGACCATGGTGGAATCGGCTTGTACCTGGATGCTCGAAGGTCATGGTGTAAGCCTGGGAAACATGGGATACCTGAAGCCAGCCATTACCTGTAAGAGTTCCGAGGTAAGCGGAGAAGAAAAGATTATCCGTAAAAGAGTGCTGTTCCAGCCGAGTAAGGATTTCAAGGCACAGATAGACAAGATGTCGCTCAACAGGATGTATGAAGAAGGAAACAGCACACCAGGAACAACCGAGCCGGGTGAGGAAGGAGAGGACCAGGGAGGAGGAGGTTTCAATTAATCACTTTCTGATTCATTTTTAAGGAGGCGTAGAAGTGTATGTAATAGCACTTTTACGCCTTTTTTCTGTCAACAAAAGCCGTATTTCGTCACATAAATTCCAAACTGGCGTAGTATCGCCACTGCGGCCGCGCTTAATAGACACTTTTGTCGCGTAGTTACGCCATTTGAGTGGCGTGGGCACGAGACTTTCAGAAAATCATTCCGGCACAAAGAGAAAATCGCTTATAAAATCAATTCAGTATCAAATATTACAAGTTTTACACACCCTTTGCAAAACATTTTGCAATTTGATAATCAGTTAGTTAAGTATCATTTGTAAGCAATTTTGCAAAGATTGCGAAGCGTTGGCGAAATTTTTGCAATGAATAACTATCTGATAATCAATTAAAAGTATTGTACTTTTTGATATTTTGCCGATTTTTCACGAAAAACGAGTTTACAAAATCTTTAAAATAAAAATTTTTCGTAGGGTAGAGAAGGGTGTACATCAGTCGAATCATTTCTTCCTGTGAGCGTCCGAATGGGGAAGGAATCCGAAGGGAAACCTGAAAGAACGAAAGGAGGGAAAGGTCGGCCTGCGGAACGCGGGACGACAAAGCTCGCCTTTCCCATTTCGTTCTACTTCCTTTATATCCAACTTCACCGTGTAACAGAGAGAGCTACGCAATGGACATAAGAGAAAAAGCCGGACAGCCTGAAATCTGTTCTTTACCGAAAAAATACGTTTTCTTCACTTCAAAATCAATGAACAATCGGCAATAACTATTTATTTATTATTTATTATACACTATAAATAATTGATAATTAAATAAATAAGTATTGAGAAGTGTTTTGCAAGAAAATTGCACAGCTTTGCAAAATAGTGAAAAACACGCAAAATAAGGCCCCAGTCGCTTAACCTTTTTTTGTTGAATGAAATTCCGATTGGTGTTGAATCGTCCGTAACTTGCTGTTGATTAATTGATTTACAGACTTTATCTTACTACTATGCCAAAAAATTCAATGAATGAGCAGCGTCACTCATGCTTCCTTAAAGTGAGTGATTATTATAAGAAATACTTCGAAATAAAGTATGGAACTCCGGTCAGGTTTCCTCAGAACAGCCTTCTGGGTGTATATATGAAGACTCACTTGTTCAGAGATGCAGATTTTTCGGGTATAACAGATTTTTCCTATAATGAAGTAGCCTTTCATTTGAAACCTCAGAAATCATTATTTACCGCTCAGTTTAAAATGTTGACTGAAAAAGAGAAAGAAGATTACCTGGAGTTGGAAATGCCTGAAAGCGTCTGCAAATTTAGCGGTGAGGTGAAAGTGGATAAGTTTTTTCACCTGAATATCAACGGAAGTAAGAAGATAAGGAATGAATTGAAACGTGAGTTCTGGTATGATTTCGCCAGATTTCATGATGACTGTATTTTCCGGGCAAATAGAATGGGCGAACATGTTACTTCCGAAGATGTCATGTCTGATTTCATTGTTTTGTACGATATAGACATGAAAAGATTTGAGAGCATGATGCGATATTGGTGGAGAATCAAATCCAGAATGAAGTCTGACATCAAAGTGAGAAAAGAAGAGCTTGAGTCGAGAACCGGAAGAATCTGTATATACACGCCATAAATTTATACATGAATAGCAATAAATAAAAGTTAAAGAAACGAAGAAAGTTGGTGCGATTTGTCAGTAACTTTGTCAGTCGCCATTTTCAACCACAAAACAACACATAAATCATGAATTGCAGCGAGAATTATTACGAGTTGATAGGCAGCATTGAAGCTTATCCGGACGACGCGGTTACGTTTTCCCGCCCGTTCAATATTGAGAAGAAAAGTGACAAACCTGATTTTTCTGTGTCGGGCGACCGTAAGATTTCCATTCAGATGAAACCGAAATCGGGGAGCCTGAAGGAGAGCGCGGAAACCAGCGTGGCCGGCGATTCTTACGAAGTGACGGTGAGTTGGGAGGTAGAGATGGTGACGCAGGAAACCTATTTACAGCTTGAAACGCTGAAAAACAGCACTAACCATTTGATTGTAAGAACATTTGGCGACGGTGAAATGTTTGTGCGTGCCGTGAGCGACGGTTATGAATTTCAGTATGAGGAAGATGACGGCGTGATTTCGTGCACACTCACCATCCGCAACGTGACCGGCGCACAGCGTGTGGTCTGACATCTACACCTTATTATATATATTGCTTTTTTCTTTCCGTTGGAATGCCGTTCCTGCATACGTGTGTGGGGCGGCATTTTTTCTTTGGGCCTTTCTTTTTGTGCGCGTTTTTCTTTCGTCATGCAGGTAAATCTTCATTATCTTCTTTGTGACATTCTTCAATTTCTTTGCGTCCGCCGCAAATTTCTTTTTTTCGCACAAACTCCGTGTGTTTTACAACATGCTCATTCTTAGCAGGTTTTTATTTGCAGAGAAAATCCGTTTGAGCATCCGCATATTTCTGTAATTCACGCATTTAGTCATTTTTTGTGTCCTTCATTACCGCATTTCGCGTGCGTAATTTCGTGATGTAATCAATTAATTATCAAACGAAAATGGCAACAAGAGCATTTCACGAAATCATGTCTACGCGATTCTGGGACTTTTACCCGGAGTCTCTGCATGCTTACCGGAGAACGATTCTTGACAACATTGCCTCACACCGTCCTTACGAGAAGCCGGACGAGCGGACCGACCGACCTTACTTCCTTTCTTCGCGTACCGGATATGCTGAAAAGACTTACATCGGAGATTACGATGATGTAACCGGATGGAACGATATAGGGGAAGACGACCGCATCATTTCGGTTATCGACGTACAGGGCCCCATTCTTCGTAATGGCGACCTGTGTTCCTACGGAAGCAAGGAACACAAGGACATCATCATGCGTGCTTCTGACGATGCGCATACCATCGGATTTATTATCGAGATGGACAGTCCGGGCGGTAGCAGCATGGCGAAGTACGACTATGAGATGGCACTGAACTACGCCCGCTCAAAAGGAAAGAAGATTGTGGGTCACATCGACGGGATGGCCTGCAGTGCCGGTTATGCGCTGATGGCCCTGTGCGACGAAGTGTATTTCACCAATCCGCACGACACGGTGGGATGTATCGGTACCATGTGCGCGATGCTCACTAACAAGGACGGCGATGTGAACACCGTGACTCAGGAACGGTACGCCGAGATTTACGCCGACGGATCTCCTTATAAGAACAAGGAGTACCGCGACGCGGCCGAGGGAAACTACGACGGTATCAAGGAAGAGCTGAACCGGCTTTGTGCCGATTTTCAGCAGATGGTACGCGAGCGCCGTCCCAGAGTGACGGATGACCAGCTGACCGGAAAAACTTTCGATGCGGGCGATGTGGTTGGTACCATGGTCGACGGTCAGGGCGACTTCAAGTTCTGCGTGAACCGCGTGCAGCAGCTGGCCGGAGTGAGTCAGAGTCAGAAAGGAAATTCGCCCGGAGCCTCACGCGAAGACAGCAAATCGGCAGGAATCAAGGAAGAAAAGCAGCCGGGAACACAGGAACAGGCTTCTGTGGAGCAGCCGGCATCAGATAAAACAGAATCACAAACTCAAAAACAAGCAACTATGGCAAAAAGCTATCCATTTATTCAGTCGGCTGCAAAGGTAAACTCCCTGGTAGTCGAAGAAAACGGCGGTTTCTACATGGTGGAAACCATGGCGGACAATGTAGAAGAGTTCGTCATGAAAGCTAAACAGACGGAATCTACGCTGGCTGCAAAACTCACGGAAGTAGAACAGCTTAACGCAACCATCGAACAGATGAAGAAAGACCATGCGGAAGCACTGGCCAACCTGAAAGCGGAACACGAAAAAGAGGTTTCTTCATTGAAGGACGCTCATAAGAAGGAATCGGAAGACCTGACAGCGAAGCTGAATGAAGCTCAGAAGAGCATCGAACAGAAGGATGCGGAAATCAAGGAGCTGAGCGAAACGGCACAGCTGGAACCTACTCCGCAGGACCCGCCGAAAGACAACAACGGAGGTCAGGAAAGCGGCCAGTTCCATGTGCAGAGCGTATGCGGTGAAAACATGAGCTGGGACGAAAAAGCTGAAGCCCGCCGCAAGCGTGATGCTGAAATCAGCAAAGCACGATAAGAGATAAGAACACGACACAAAAACTAAACCAGACACAAACAATATGGCTACAAAGTTATACGCACTCAGTGAAGAGAATGTATCGCATGTAAAAGACATTCTTGCTCCGGACATCATCGAAAGCCCGGTTCTCGATAACATGGCAGTGTTCAACAAACTTCGCATCAAGGTTATCGAAGATATTGAATACGCACAGACTCAAATCATTTTCCGTCGTAAGGGTGGTGAAGCCCGCCGTTACAAGGAAGGTTCTACGCTGAAGTCAACCCTTGGTTTCATGGACGAAAGCAAACTGGTGATGAACCAGATTTGGTCACGTTACTACGAAAACCTTCAGAACTTCCGCGAAAAACAGCCGTTCAGCATCCTGGGTTCAAACGGAACCTACAATGCACCGGTCACAGAATTTATCCTTCGTCAGATTGGTAAGCAGTTTGCCGGTGATAACCTGAGCAACCTGTTCTTCGGTAACATTGAATTGGGAGAAGACGACCCGCTCAGTCTGTACAACGGTTACTGGACTATCATTAACAACCTTATTAATCAGGGTAAGATTTCTTCCAAGGAAGGAAACCTTGTGGCTTGCGACCCGATTAACGAAGGTCCTGAAACTCAGGATGGAGAACACTTCGACGCATTTGTAGAATGGGTGGAAGGATGGCATCCGTTGTTGCGTAACGCTCAGGAAGTAATCGTTTACATGTCGCCGAAGCAGAAGCGACTCATTACTCACAGCTACATGCGTAAGTTTACCGGATTGCAGACTACAAGTGCAGGCGGTGAAGGATTCTCATTCGTGGGAATGGAAAACATCAAGATTGTAACCGACGGTATTATTGGTAAGGGTAATCGTATGATTGCTACTCTCCCTGAAAACCTGCAGTTCGGTCTTGACCGTGCAAGCGACTGGAACTCGGTGATGATGAGTCACGATCCGAACGACTTGAACGTGCTGATTTTCCAGGTACAGTCTACCGTAGGCGCACGTATTCTGGACATCGCACCATCCAAGTTCTGTGTGAGCGACGGTACTATCGAACAGATTGAACAGCTGAACGGTGACTACCAGAAGAATACCCTGACCGTTACTTCAAACAACGAAGAATGGGGTAAGGTAACGCTGTCTCCGCAAAAGGATGTATATACGAAAGACGAAACCGTGAAACTGACTCCTGCTGCTGAATCTGGATACAGGTTCAAGGCATGGAGCGACGGTGCAACAATCTCTCCGCGTGACATCGTTTACAACGGATACCCGACCTACCTTCAGGCCATCTTCGAACAGGACGGCGAATAATAACCCGCTCGCTGAGATAAAACAGGCTGCCAAGTTTGGCAGCCTTCACAACACAAACACAAACTTTTAAAACCAGACTATTATGGCAGATATGGCATGTGAATTAATGGATGTTGGTCAGGCTGCTGCCGGTTGTGAAGAACAGTTTGCCGGTATCGGTAATCAGATTTATGTCGCTTATCCGGAAGACCTTACGGCAAAGCCTCAATATGAAGCATCTAAAGCTGCATTTACTGAAGCTTCTTTTGCTTTTTCTCCTGGTAAAGGAGCGTGGAAGTTCCGTATCAAGAAACAGAGCGGTCAGATTTCTTCAACAGGTAACGAAGGGGCAAAAGGATACAACGTACAGCTGATGTTTACCATCGACAAGGACGTGAAAAACGCAGCTCATGTGCTCCGCATCCTGAAAAACCGTGGTGACGCTATTTTCTTTGCAGAAAACCCGTCAGGAGGTTATTACGTAGTGTACGACCCTACTTTCGGTACGGAAGTGAACAACAACTACGACAGTGGAACTACTCCGGATTCTGATAGCGGTCATGCAGTAACTGTTACCAGCAACCCGAACCGCTACTCCCTGACTACCTGGGACGGAACTCTGACTATCAAATCGGAGTTGGGATAACTATTACACAAACGATAAAACATGAGAGACTATGGCAGAAATGGCATGTGAATTAATGGATATTGGTCAGGCTGCTGCCGGTTGTGAAGAACAGTTTGCCGGTATCGGTAATCAGATTTATGTCGCTTATCCGGAAGACCTTACGGCAAAGCCTCAATATGAAGCATCTAAAGCTGCATTTACTGAAGCTTCTTTTGCTTTTTCTCCTGGTAAAGGAGCGTGGAAGTTCCGTATCAAGAAACAGAGCGGTCAGATTTCTTCAACAGGTAACGAAGGTGCAAAGGGATATAACGTACAGCTGATGTTTACCATCGACAAGGACGTTAAAAACGCAGCCCATGTGCTCCGCATCCTGAAGAACCGTGGTGACGCTATTTTCTTTGCGGAAAACCCTGCAGGAGGTTACTATGTGGTGTACGATCCTACTTTCGGAACAGAAGTGAACAACAACTACGACAGTGGTACCACTCCTGATTCAGACAGCGGTCATGCAGTAACAGTGACCAGCAACCCGAACCGCTACTCTCTGACTACCTGGGCAGGAGTTCTTACTCTGAGATCAGAAGCAGAGGAAGAAGAAGAAGGAGGAGGTTAATAACCCGTTCGCTTCAAGGATATTAAACTGACGAAAATGTGGATAGAAGTCCGGCACTTGCTAATCGGTGCCGGACTTTTTTGTGTCCTTCAACAGCAAATAGGTTTTCCCTACTTTTGGGGTAAAGTAATTGAAAAACAAAGGTTATGATTACAGAAAAAGAATACTTAAAAGACTACAGAACCATGAACGAGGAAGAAAAGAAAGATTATCTGGACCGGGTGAAACGATGGACAGATGAAACTTTTCCGGAACTGCTGGCGCTGGCCGAATGCTGGATGAAAGTGCCCGTGAAGGATTTCGACGAAGGATGCCGTCTGGTGTCGGCCATTGTGCGGGCTAAAGACTTTCTTCGCGACGTACAGCGCTATGAAGCCCGCCGTGCACTCAATAAGATGAACCTGTTCCTGCAGGAAGTACGGAAGAAATCCGGACTGGCCAAGAAAGCCACTCGCGGTCCGGTTGGCGTCGTTCGTTACAAAGCGATTGTTCCTGATGACGGTGCGCCCGATGAAGAAGGAAACATGACCGCACGCCAGTACGAAGAGCAGGAAGTGGACGGACGCAGACCGAAAGAATTTGCACTCTATAAGGATAAGCTGCCGAAATCTCTCCGCGACAAGGGAGAAAAAGAACTTTCCGCCATGTACCTGGAACTGGCCGAGTATCGCGGCACGCTGGAGGTAATGGCCGAAAACCCCAACGTAAGCGACGAAGCACGTGCCGACATGGCACAGAAAGCCATTGCATCGGAGCAGAAAATCCGGGAATTCTGGACCAATGTGGATGCAGCCCTGAACGGTACCTACACCGAGCCGGAAACTTCCACAGCCGACAGCATGAAACGCCCTGGCGACTTTACCCGTGCCGAGATAGAGGCCATGAAGGATGTACGCCAGCAGGAAGTATGCCGCAAGGCCCGCGTGGAGGGAAACAAGAAATACATTAACCGCAGCGACGTGAAGATTACCGAGGAGTACAAGGAACAGCTTCGCCTTCGTATAGAGGAGCTGATGGAGTGGGGAGAAAACCTTCCTAAGAAAACGGCAGAAGTAGCTACTGCAGCCGGTATCTCCATTCCCGGTGTAAACGCTCCGGTTGCATCCGTACAGACAGGAGCAAAGCCAGCTTCCACCGATAAATCGGAACCGAAAGAAACGGAAGTAAAGCCAGAAAAGAAAGCTGAAAAAGCCGAAAATAGTACCGTAAATGAGGAAAAATGTGCCGAATCCACGGAAAACCGCCAAAAAGCATCAGAAGAACCGAAAAAAGCTACAGAAACTCCGCGCAAGAAAGTAGATCCTACTGAAAGTGTGACCGAAGGTCAGATGAAAGGAGGTGCGTTATGAGAATAATTGAGCCATGCTGCTATCACAAGCAGCTGGAAGGAATGATTGACGAGTGCAGCGAGAAGCATACGGCTGCCAACTTCTTCAGTTTTTCTGACTGGGACATGTGCGACCTCCTGGGCACGCTGTCCGGTTACTGTTCCGGTGGTGAAATGGGCATTGTCATTGTGCGGCTCGATGTAAAGCTCATACAGACCATCCGTCGTATTCTTTCGCGTGTGAAGCCCGATCCTACAAATCCGTCGAACCATATTGCTGATGTCAGCAAAATGATACTGGTAGCGCAGCCTGCATCCACAGGAGCCACCTTCAACCAGCGTCAGGAGATTCGCACGCAGTTGGGCGATTTTATCCAGTCGGGCCGGCTGGTGGTGTGTGAGGACAATGTGGGTTTCCGCTGCGTCACGGTGAAGAGCAAATCGCACAGACTGGTTATCCAGGGAAGCCTGAACACCCAGCGCAGCAACTCCATGCAGATGTTCACACTTACCACTTCTCCGGAAGAGTATGAGAATGTGGCGGAGATGTTTCGGATGAAGGAGCATACGAAAAAGGTTTTATGATTTTTCGGGCAGAAGTACATAAGAACATATTCATTGAATGATGTAAAAATAAGCATGTTTCGATGTGCTTATTTTTACATTAAAAGTTAAATAGTTGTTTTTCATTGGGATATAGTAGAAATATAAGAGCACAAACACGGAAACACAAGCTATGGCAAGTAATATAGCACAACGATTCTACGACCTGCTGCGGAAGCACTTTGAAACGGGTGTGCCGTGGCAGAACATGGCCTTTACCGACGAGCAGAAAAAACGGGTGGAAGTCTGCCTGGATGCGTACAAGCGATTTGAGGAAGACCCGTTCATGAATCTGCGGCAGTACATCATCAACCGGTGGAAACGAACGTACAGCCAGTTGGGAGGCGACCTGAAAGTGATAGACTTCATTTCGTCGTTCTACGCCAAGGGACAGCGAAACATTTCCTCGATGAAGGTGCGCCACGCCGCCGACCTGATGATGCGCAACGGAGCCGATACGGGCGACATGAAAGCGGTGTACAACGGTGCCAGCCTGCTCACCAAGATTGACCGTCTGGATCAGCCGGAAACACCGGAGGAACTGGGCGATGAACTGATACGCATGCCGGTAGTCATTACCTCGGATGTGAAGAAAAAATTCCCGAACAAAACCGGGCACGACAGCGAGGAAATGCGCCGCCTGAGAAAGAAATACGGCGTGAAGCTCGACCAGTGGCAGGAGATGGTGGAAGACGACGACGGCGTATATGTAAGCGAGGGACAAAACGGCCCGGACGAGGAATACGATGAAGTAAACCGGGACGATTTCACACAACCGGAAGAGGAGGAATAAACCATGGCACGACGAAACGACTATGAATCCGCCCGCGAGGAATCACTCCGACGGGCACAGCGTCACGCCTCGGCATTGTCGGGCGTGCAGGAAGCGGAGGAGCAGGAAACTGCGGCCAACTATATCTACATGAATCCGGCCCAGCGTGCGGTGTACAACTACCGATGCCGGAATACCACCGTAGAAGCAGGCCGTGGTACTGGTAAAACCGACGGACTGATTACGCCCGAAATGGCCGGTTGCATCCAGTCCATGCCTCGCGGAACCGGACTTTTCCTGGGTAACAGTATCAAGCAGCTTTTCACAAAGACCGTACCTAAAACGCTTTACTCGCTGGAGCGAATGACCGGACTGAAGGAGGGAGTCCATTTCTTTCGTGGACATGCTCCGGCCAAATGCAATTTCAAGGAGCCAATAGTAAAGCCGAAGGTGTGGGAAAACTGCATCCACTTCTGGAACGGATTCGTGTACTACATGATTTCTACCGGAGTGAAGGCTGCTGCCAACGGTATGGACTCGTGCTCCATTATCGGCGACGAGTGCCGTTTTATGCCGGAGGGACTGATTAAGGCCGAAATTCTTCCTACGCTTCGTGGTATCAACACCAATCATCCCGGATTTGATGAAAACCTGAATCCGTACTACAAGAGTATATTCTTTGTAAGCGATGCACCGCTTACAAAGCGTCAGGCATGGCTCCGGAAGCGCCGTGACGAGCAGACACCGGAAATAAACCGGAAGATTGCCGAAATGATACGTGAGGCACAAGTATGCCCAGAAATCGTGCAGTCTCCCAAATACCAGCGTGAGCTTAACAAGCTGCGCTGCCAGGCCAGCATCTACTTCTCCTTTTCCAGCATAGAAAATATCGACATTCTGGGCGAACAGTTCATCCGCACCATGCAGAAAGAACTTACCCCCACCATGTTCGACATCTCCATCCGTAACGTCGAGAAGGAAGAAATAAACGACGGATATTATGCCAACTTCGACCCCGACGTGCACTGTTACCTCAGTAACGACGAAGAGCAGCTGGAAGCCGCACAGAAATATAAGAAACGCACCATTACGCAGATATACAACGGAGGGCGTACCCTGCGTGTAGAGTCGGAAAGCATTGACTTGAACGAGCTTTCCAAGGCACAGGACTGCTGCCTGGACACCGACATAAAGCCCGGCGAACCGCTGCGCATCGCTTTCGACTACAACGCCCACATCAACTGTCTGGTGATAGGACAGACCGACAGCCGGAGCAACACCGGCGTGCTGCGCATACTCAACAGCATGACCAACGTAAAGAACACCCGTATCGAGGGACTTTGCAAGATGTTCTGCAAGTATTACGAGCCGCACCGACTGACCTGCCGCGACGTGATTTTCTACTACGACGACACCGCCAAGCAGGGAGCCGCCTACGCCAGCGAACGCCACGAAGAAACCCGTTTCTACAACATCGTGAAGAAAGTGCTTCGCAGCCACGGATGGAACGTCATCGAAGTACCCATGGGACGGCCCATGAGCCACAACAAGAAGTACGAGTTCCTGAACGGATGCTTTGCCGGCACGCAGCGCCCGTTCCTTCGCATCAACAAGGAGAACAACGAGTATCTGATTGCCTCCATGGAGAACGCACGTGTAAAGGAAGGACGTAACGGTTTTGAGAAACAGAAGGGAGATGAAAAGAAACGGTTGACGGCAGATGAAATGGCTGATCCTGAAACCGCTTTAAGTATCCGTACCGACCTGAGCGACGCATTCGACACGCTGGTTATCGGTGTGCGTTATTACGGATCGGGCCGCATGATAGGTGTGGGTATGCCGATGTCGGCTTAATGAAGAATTAAGAATGAAGAATTAAGAATGAGTAATGAGTAAGAAGAAGCTGAAATATCAGGACCCGGCCCTGCAGCCGCCCAAAGCGCTGATGCAGCTGGTGGATGCCTTTGCCGACACCTACAAGCCGGTGGAGCGTGAGGAGTATGCCGACGAAGTGTTTACCGTGCGCCGCATCCGTGAATACTTCCAGGCATGGCCCATTCCGAAAATGCCAGACCCTCTTCCTCCGTACCTGGTGGAACTGGAGCGCCGGGGATTCGCCATGCAGACGGCCTACGACGGACACCCCGCCCTATTCTGCGTGCGCTGGCAGGTGGACGAGGAAATCTGCACTGCTGAAGAAACGCACGACAAGGAAGCCGAAGTGCGCACCGGACTGGTGAGCATGAAAGCCCTCATTGCCCGCCGTATGATGGAGCGTCCGGCAGACGAGGATGAAGAGGAAGAAGATGAATGGGGCGAAGAAGAATAGCCCTGATAGAAACGATGACCCCCGCCCGCTTCAGGGAAAGACGGACAGGGGTGAAGTGAGAGTTTTAAAACACAATGCAAATATAAGGAAAATAATTTATAATTGTCAATGATTTTATATTTTCCACCGAATTTTAGCTAATTTTGCGTGTGATGCAACAATTTTAATATATACAGCCATGAAAATGCGCAGACTTATCAAGGCACTTTTCAGCAGGAAAAAGAAAAATGCCGCAGCCATATACCTGTCACGGTTTGACACCATAGATAAAATGATACGTGAGAAACTGATTGGGATTGACGTGAAAGAGTGTTACGTGGCCCTCGACCTCTCCGTGCATCTGCTCTACAAGGATGAAGACCGGAAGTATGCCGCATTCTTCGACACCCTCCGCGCTTTCATCAACTATCATCGCGGATATATGGACCTTCCCATGCTTCAGCCGGAAGAGCGCATCAACTTCTGCGTGAACTTCCGCCGTGAAATACGCTTCGACCTGGAGAATGAAGAGTTTTACGACGAGCCCCGGGTGGAATACATACCGTGGCTGGTAGGATTCTGCCAGTCGGGCACCGTGGTTTACGATGTTTTCGAGCAAGGTAAGAAGTGAGTTTTCAGGAATGTATGCTTTTAAGCATTGACAGATGTGCCCGGCTGCGAAGTCGGGCATATTTGTTTAAATTTGATAAATTTGCAAATGCAGCCGCTCTGCCTTTATACGCACGAATGAAGAACACGAATAAGCCAACTATTTAAAACAAAAAAGGAGGATAAAAATGAAACCTCAAACTAAAACGTACAAGCATGTGATAGACTTGTATTTTGAAAGCGTGCCACACAGCATCCGCACATTCAGCGTTCATGGCAATACATTAATTTACATTGAATACGAAGATTATCTGAGCGAACACCATGTAACGGAAGCCATTCGACGATTATTGGGCACCAGCGTTCTTCTCAGTATCAAGCGAAACTGTTCCGAGCGGCTATTCCAGGAAATACAGCAGCGTTACGGAACATCCATGAGCCAGCTTGAGCTCTGCACTGCGATGTCTGAATACGAAGCCTGACGTTTCCCGTCCCCTCCGCATGGTTTTGCGAAGGGGATTTTTTGTATTTATTTGTCAAAAATGGAAAATAAAGTTATTTTCGCTGTAAACTTTAAACTTAACAGTTATGGAAGAGAAGAGAATAAAAGTAAACTATCGTATTCGTACAAGCAATGAAGATGCACTGGAGTGCCTTATAAACGAATACAATGAAGGGGAAGAAGACCTGATAGCATTGTTCGCAGAAGATGAAGACGGGAAAATAGCGGCTACCTACTGGTATGGAGACCAGGAAGTAAACGCCTATTTCTACGACAATGAACTATGGGACGGAATGATACACTTTTCACATGAATTGTTTGAACAGAAAAAAATGTATATTCCGCATCCGGAGATTACAAATATACAGCGGAATGGAAGTATGCTATGCGTGGAAATGGTTTTATATTTGCCGTGGAGCTCATCTGAAGTGCCATCAATTCCAGATGAAGAGCAGATATACATTCCATCAGAAGGAGAACCTGAGTTATCTATATATGAAAGCAGGATAGTAGGAGTAAAGTATCACACGAATGAAAAACAATATGAAGAGCTTGACGAAAAAGTAATGCGTCTGGAAACCGCTATTCTTCAAAAAGAACCCGAAAACCAATATGACCCTAACGCCATTGCAGCTTATACACAGGATGGGGTGAAAATAGGATATATCCCAAAAGATGAAATAGAATCTGTGAAATCTATTATGGGGAACAATCCGAAATTGGATGTAGAAATGTCTTACATGGATTTCAATGCAGGAAGCATAAATATACGAATCAAGACATGGGTTACAAAATCACTATTGTCAGAAAAGCTTTTCAAACTTTATTCTCCGATAGAAGTATATCGGGCCAACTACGTTTACCGTAAATGGGGAGGTATAACAGAAAAAACAGAAAGTGAGTTGTTCGACAAATCAAAGCAATTGATAGACTTCAAAAAATTCAATAGCCTTACCATAGGACAGCAGGACCGACTTGCTGAAAAGTGGCTTGATAGAATGACCAGAGCAACAGTAGAAAACCCTACTAATCCAGGATTGAGGATGACCGTGACACTTGACCTTTCTGTTTATGGAACAAGCTGGAAGAAAATAAATTTAAGAGATGAAGCTAAGCTTGCATTAATAGAAGCTGAAAATAAAATGATTGCCATATATGTAAGGACACGAAGAATGGGATACAAATTTTCTCCCGAGGAATTTGTGGAAGAAATGAACCTTAACGAACTGGGAGAAACCATCATGAAGCGTATGCACTATATTTATGACAACAATAGATTATGAAAAAGTACGATTTTAATGCGATAATCAAATTAAAATTGTTACATTTGCCAAGAAATTAAAAGGGAGGAATTATTATTTCTCCCTTTCCGCTTGCTTTTGTGATATTTGTTGTATATTTGCAGTGTTACACATAATCAAAGGCAGACGGATGTCTGCAAATAGCAGACATTTTTTATGTTTGCTAATATGGCTATACATTATAATATAGCGGCTGTTTAATCCCGTGTGGAGATGTTAATGCACTCCCAACTGCCTTTGGTATGTGTAACGGCGGGCCATGAACAGCCGTTTTTCTGTTCTATAATGTCAAAATCGTTATATATGACAGCAAATCAAATTTTTCAGTACCATGGGAATCCCATTTCGTTCCACAAAGGCGACAATCTTATGGTAAATGCTACACAAATGGCAAAACCATTTAACAAATCTCCTAAAGACTTTCTTAAAACAGAACAATCCAAACGTTTTATAGAAGCACTTAGCGAGGTGAAGAAAATCCTCTCGTCTGATTTAGTGAAAGTTACATACGGGAATAACGGTGGCACCTGGATGCACGAAGATGTAGCCATCGAATTTGCCCGCTGGCTTAGTCCTGCATTTGCCATCTGGTGCAACGACCGTATTAAAGAACTGCTGATGAAAGGAACCGTCAGCACCCGAACCACACAAACCGACTACACATGCACTGAAAACACTCATGGAAGTGTAGACAATCTTTCCGGACTCCTCACAGAAATAGAAGAAGAGCTTTCCGAATCCATTTCCATGCTTCAGCACAAGAAAGACCGTATTTCTTACCTTAAATACCGTCTTGAACGCGAAGAAACCTTGTCGGCAGGAACTGCACAAAGCCAGTTTGAGCAGCGCATATCAAGGCTTGAACAGATGATACAGAATTATCTTTCAGGCGACAGCGGTTCCGTCACGCCTGTAAACAAGAATCCCGAAACTACCACACATCCGTTCTACGCAAAAAAAGACATTCCATGCTACACCGTCAGTGAAATACGCACACGCTTCCGCGATGCCATGCTTGTGCGTCAGATGGCCCGCACCATGAGCCGTGAAAACGGGATAGTGGTACGCACGGCACGCCTTTTCGACTTCCTTCGCCGTGAAGGATGGCTGCTTTCCACACCCGAATGTTACAACGCTCCTTCCGAAGAAAGCACAAAGCGCGGACTGATACTGGCCGCACACTCCAGCGCCACGGGTTCCGGAGTGAAATACTACACACCTTACATCACACGCGAGGGATACGAGTTCTTTTCACGCATCATCATGCAGAAAGGAGGCTACCTATGAAAAAGCGCGAAGCAAGAAAGGCCATAAACGGCTATTTTGGAGAAATAAGACACAGCATTATGTTTACCGTCACACGCCATGGCGTGCTGGCCTATGTGGAATACGAGGATTTTATGCCCGAACACACCGTGCGCCGTGAGCTGGAAAATCTGCTCGGCAGCGGTTGTCTGGTCAGTGTGAAACGCGAGTGCTCGCGCTCACTTTTCAAGGAGATTGTGGACTTCCTTTCGTCCGACACGAGCGGCCAGAAAACCCTTCTTATGATGATGGGAAACTACGTTTCTGCGCACCCCCTCCACAATAGCCTGTAGGGCCACTCAAAACAAATGCAGCAAACTACTTGAGAGGTTTGCTGCATATCGCTCGAGAGGTTTGCCGCAAACCACTTTAGAGGTTGCTGGCGCACGATTCAAAAGCCAGTTTCAGTAGTGTTTTTTGTCCTTCAAAAACGGTCGGTCTGGGAGGTAATTTAGAGTTGTCGAAAGACAAGTAGTACAAACCTTAAAAACACGATTAAACTATGGCAATCGTTTACGAAAAACAGAAAATCACCCTCGGCTTCAAGAAAGACAAGCCGGAGGTTTACCGCATCAAGCCGGTACGTCAGCAACCCGTCACTTTCGACGACCTTCTTAATGAAGTGAGTAACTCATGCGGTGTGAACCGTTCGCAGACAAAAGCGGTGCTCGAAGCGCTTATCGACCGTATGATTGTGTTCATGAACTACGGCATGCCCGTAAAGCTGGGCGACTTCGGTTCTTTCAAGCCTACCTTCAACTCAAAGACGGGAGCCACTGCCGACGATGTGACTGCCGAAAACGTCACCCGAAAGAAAATCCTTTTCTATCCCGGCAAGCGTTTCAAGCAGATGCTTGAAGGAATGTCTGTCACTACGATGGAAGATTACGACGAAGAGGAGACAGCCGGACAGGAACCTGAACCGGGTGGAGGAACCGAGCAGGGAGGAACAGACCCTGACGAGGGAGGTGGCGGATTCACATAAAATCTTTCAGTCTTCTTTTTTTGTTGAGAGAGGGGTGCCCGTGAGGGTGCCTCTTTTTTTGTGAAAATGCTTGTGTAAATAAAGAATATTATGTACTTTTGCATTGGAAAAAGAAAGATAGCGCAATGGAAACAGAAAAAATCAAAGTACCCGTAAAGCAAGCTTTACCTATGATAGCAGAAATGGTGAAGCTAAAGTATGTAACCGACGCACTGGGGAAATCAAGCGGATGGATATATACTAAATTAAATAGTGACAAGATAATAACTACATCAAAAGGATTTAATCAATCCGATGTGAATACATTAAACGAATTGTTTAATGAAATGGGGAAAAAGCTTGTCAGTACAAGGATTTATATCCCAACGGTAGAGAATAAAGATTCACTTTCAGTAAGGAAGGAAATAATTGGGCAGATTCAGTCTGTATCAGATATGGTTTCAATGCCCTATATATATATTGGCAAGATGAAGAAAAGCACCTCATGGTACCTTAACAGGATGCGAAAAAATTCTACAAAAGCATCGTTTAAACAGGAAGACATCAATATGATAAATCTTTCACTCATTGAAATAGGTAACAAACTTCTATCTATTGAATTGACTCTGTAATCTAAATTGGAATTAATTTACTATTTGTCAAAGGCAATCGGACGGAATCCGGTTGCCTTTTTTTGTATTCCCTTCAAAACTGAATAACAATCTGATAATTTGTAATTGAAACAAAAGATTTTTGCCCGATTCGCGATGAAAACCCCGCGCCTCGCTACGTGGGACGTGTCCATCTGGGGCCCCGTCCGTCGGTGATATATGCCCGGGCGGTGGCTGCTGGTGTCCGCTGGTGGCTGCTGGTGTCCGCTGGTGGCTGCTGGTGTCCGCTGCTGGTGGCTGGTGTCCGCTGCTGGTGGCTGGTGTCCGCTGCTGGTGGCTGGTGTCCGCTGCTGGTGGCGTTCCTCACCATGTAGGAACGCCACCAGAAAGCGCGCGAAAATGTGAATAAACCTTTCATTTTGGACTGAATATTAAATAACGGTTAAAATAATAGAGAAAAATGTGTGTATCTATTGCACAATAGAGAATATTATGTACCTTTGTAGTGTAATCAAAAAACAAAGATTACAAGAAGCCGCCGGGGCTTCCCAAAGCCCGGCAAATAGATCTTACCTAAATGAAAAAAAGGCCGACGTTACAGGAACGCCGGCCCGGAAAAAGAAAGATACATATCTTTCCAACTGTAGCAAGTTCAAAGATACGTATTTTTCCTGTTCCTACAAAATTTTGGTAAAAAATACGTTCTTTGAAAAAATACCGTATAAACGTGTATAGCGTTTTTGTTGGTGGTCCTGTTCACTTCTATAGTTTAGAATTTTTCCCGGTTGGCATAGTTTGCCAACCACACCAGAAAGCAGCCGAAACAAAGTACACGCGGCGCGGTTAGTCTGTAACAAAATATCCGTATGAGATAGTAATATATTGATAACGGGAAAGGAGCCGAAAGGTAGCCTAACGGGTGAACTATGTTCTCCCGGGTCGTGCATAGTCGATACCCGTTACTATATTATTACTAACTTAAAATTATGGACTTATGAAAACAAATGTATCTAAATCAGTATTGAGACGCGAAGCTAAAAAAGAAACTAAAAAGCTTAATAGATCACCGTTTGGCGTTATGAATACAATAAACAAAAACCGTGATCAGGAAAAAATTAAAAGATACTTAGATTTTTACGGTATAAAGAAAGTTGATCTTTCTATGTTGCTAAGCTTCGAGCTTGGAGACGGTTTGCCTGTTTTCTGTAAATTAAAAAGATTATCAGATATTGAAACATTGGACGGGAACGAATTAAAAGTAGTCCAGATAGGGAAAAAATATTTCGAATACATTCCAATAAGATTCGATGAAGACGATTTTTTTGCAAGCTTAGAAGGTTTGCTACAAATAAATCAGGCAAAGGAAAAACAGGAAAAAGCAGCAAAAGAGAAAGCGGCAAAGAAAGAAACAAAGAAAGCAGAAAAACGTGAATCAAAGATAAACGCTACATTGCAAGCTTTAAAATTAGAATTCTTAGACGCTTCTGAAGATATGTTGCAACAAATTGCAGAACGTATTGTAGACGCGGCTTAATCTTTAGGGTGTATGGTATTCGTCCGGGTCCGATTCCCGGACACCCACAAAAATATATTCTATCTCATACGGCCGGCAAAAAAGATACCTACCTATGTAATACGGCGGCACGTGTGCTACTGTTGCATATAGGGGCGCACGTGTGCGCCTATAGTTATCCAGGCCAAGAGTCTGAAGGTATCCAGGGCCGGAAAATCATAATTCATAATTCTATGGCATAACTGTACCCGTATGGGTGCGGTGTGTCCTGCAACGTGTTGAACGGTCAGTCAGGGTGCACCGTGTCCGTATGGATTCATGTACGGGTGTGCTATGCCCTGTTCAATCTTGGGTGTATGCCGGAGTAGTTAACCGGAAAAGATCCATACTGTTTTAGCGTATGTATGGAACGGGCTGGGAGTTATCCGGGCCTATGGAATCAACGTACCATGCGGACACGTGTGTCTGTATGGCGGTGCGCCTGCAAAGGTCGTCTATGTGAAAAGTGTATCCGTGAACGCTATGCAAATAGTGTATCATGGTGCATATAGGCGGGTATGCGTCAACGCAACGAAAACCAGCTTCGGGGGTGGTACGGAAAACCCCTACCTATGTAGTGCTATGCGCTTTCGGGCGCATGGCACTTCTTGTATGTATAACTATAAATTTTTTAGGATTATGAAAACTATCATTTTATCTGTATCAATCGTATTGTGTGCTTCTGTTTTTACTTCATGTGCTACAAAGTTTGAAAAAGCTTATGAAGCTGAATGTAATTATCGTCTTGCCAAAGATGGTGTATGCTATGAGGTTTCAGATACATTGAAGTTTCACCGGGAGTTTGTACGTGAATATGAAAGTATGGACGTGCTGGAAAAACAAAGATACAGCTCATATCGAATGAATCGGAAAGCGGAAGAAGAAAGAGAATGGAATAAATTCCAGGAAGAGCAGAAAGCAATAGCTTCTATGCTTAATGATTAAAATCAGGCCGTTCACCTTTGCCGGTGTACGGCCTGCAAACTTCTTAAATAGTTTGAGTTATGAAAAAGCAAATTAAAGTCATTCTGTGCTGCGTGTTTTTATTCGTGGCTTTGTGTTTTGCCGGTCGTTCAGACTGGAGCGAACAGGTTATTTATGTAATGCCCAAAAGCGCATACGAAAGTATTAGCGCAAAGCTCGGCGAAGATTGCAGTGACTACGAAATAGCGAGAGAGTACGTAAAAAACAAATCGTACTACGACGCTATGGGGTATTAATTCCATGCTGGAGGTGCTTTACGGTACTTCCAGACACGATTACTAACTTAAAACTATAGGAATTATGAAGCTTTTAGATGTAAACGGTAAAAACGTAAATGTAGAAATCGGTTATGTATGGGACAGGGAAGACAAATACCTTGTTATCGTAGACAATGATAATAAAGTTAAGTATGTAGTAAATACATGGAGTAGCACATTTAATAAGGAATCGGTTGAATATTTGGCCTATAAATTCGCAATATTTATCTCAAAAGGCGAAAATGTGTGCTACTCATATGACAGGAAACCTGCAAGAAAAATTTGTCATAATGACGATTTTGGTAGGTATAAAAAAAATTACAAAACTATATCTCCGTCAGAATGTACAGAATTAGGTTTACGTTATTAAACAAAACTGATTCCTGTTTATATCAGGAATCAGTGCTATATCTAACTTAAACTATGGAATTATGGATAAAAACAGAAATTGGTTTGGCGTGGATGCTAACAATGAATCATCGTTATTTGATTACGGTTTTCTTATGCGTTACCATGGAAATTATGAATATCAGGTGATATATCTTGCAGGCTATGAAGGAGACAAACCTTTATACGCATACGGATGGTTCAATCCGAAAGAATGGGAAAAATATTTTATTGACACCATGGGAGAAAATGAATATCCGGATGCAGCCAGAATAGCTTCTACATGCTGTATGGAAAATGGGAAAGAATGGCTGGATGACGTAAAAAACTTTCCTCAATATATGTTGAGTGACATACTTTCCTATTATGGATATGATGGCGTATTCGGAGGAAATTATTATGGGGATTTTTATACGGTACCACAAATCCGGAAACGTCTGAATCGTGCTCTTTCCTGACTATTACCCGGTTCCGCCTTGCAGCGGTGCCGGATGCTATCGTATAACTAAATTATCGGAATTATGACACAAGAAACTTTTAATCTGCTGAATCACTTTTCATGCGAAGGACTTGATAACTGTTGTTCTGGGTTTGTTCAGGATGTAAATACAAAAGAGTATTTCGGAACGGAAGAAGATGTAAATATCGAAGGAATGTATCTGTATGTGTATCAAAAAAAGGATGACTTTTTCTCCCACATAAAAAAGGAACCGGAATACACCTTTGATATGGAAGGCAAAGAGAATCTTTTTCTATTCAAGCTTGAGTGATTCATACAGGCAGCTGCTGATTATCCGGTGGCCGCCTGCTTTATGTCTAACTTAAAACAAAGGAATTATGGGAAAATATCATTATGAATACTACCTGGTATGTGTGGACCTATGTAACGGAGGTGCAAAACGCGGTCCGTACCGCTCAATACAGAATGCGAGATTTGACAGTCATTTTCTACGCGGTATATGGCATGTAAAAAAAGTCAGAGTCTACAATTAATATCCAGCCGGAAGCAGCCTGAAACTGCTTCCGGCTTCTTTTATGTCTAACTTAAATTATTGGAATTATGGAAAAATCAAAATTAATCAGAGCAAGCGTATATGTAGGTACATATAAGAAATATAATGAAGGTTCGCTGGCTGGCGCATGGATGGAATTGGCCGACTATAAATCAAAAGATGAGTTTATGGAAGCCTGTAAGGAATTGCATAGTGACGAAGACGAACCGGAGTTTATGTATCAGGACTACTCAAACATACCAGACGGTATGATAAACGAAAGCTATATCGACCCGCGAATATTTGGTATCATTCAGTGCGCAAAAGATATGGATGACACAGAGACAGAAGCATTTTTTACGTTTCTTGATATGTACTTTGTGGATTATTCCTATATCAAAGACGGTGAAGAGCTCGTAGAAAAGTTCAGAGAAAAATATCAGGGTCAGTTCGATACTGAAGAAGCGTTTGCCACCTATATGGCGGAAATGAAATGGCCTGAAGAACTTCAAACAGAGTTCGGTCAGTATTTCGACTACGAAGCATACTCCAGGACATTGCTTACCAGCGGATACCGCCATCAGGGTGATTTCTACTTCTGTGTAGCTTAAACATTCCGGCAGGTTTTTGAGAATCTGCCGGTAGCTATTGTCTAACTTAAAATTTATAGAATTATGGAATCAGGAAAAATGTACAGAATGGATTGGTCAAATGGTTTTCAGATGGTAGAAATCGGTAAAAAGGTTCTCGAAGTAGGCCAGCGCGTTTATGGATTCTTAGGTTATGGAGGAAGCGAAAGCGGTAAGTTTATCGTAACTTCTGCACCTGACATTCACGGACGGCAGAAAATGGCAGAAATCGGTAGACCACACCGTTTCGCATACTGGAGAGTAGGACAGGACGACCAGCCGTTATCAAAGAAGTTCGGTATTGGTTACTATTGGGACGACAAAGAGCCCGACTACCGTATGCCCGAGCAGGAAATAGCCAAACTGGTTCACCAGTGCGAAGTACAGCAGGCATGGAACGAGCGTCTGGAGAGAAACAAACAGATAGCAAGCCGGAAGCGTACCGAGCAGCTCCGAAAAGAGTATGGCTCGATACTGACTGAGTGTAATAGCTATGACGACAAGACAGCCAAACAAAACATGCTTGTGCTTCTGAAGCGTGCTTTCCCGGGTGTAAAGTTCTATTCCAAAAAGAATGGTTCAAACAGCTACAACGTAAGATGGACGGACGGTCCGACCGAAAAGATGGTTGCTAAAATCTGTTCTAAGTTTGTAGATACGACATTTAACGGATACGAGGACATTGAAGAACACATCAAAAGCGAGTTTACTTCCTTATATGGTGGAATCGGTTATATGCCGGATTTGGAACGCAGCTATTCTGATAAAATCTGGAATGAAACAAAAGAAAAATTCTATGCGAAACATCCCGAGGCTATCGGAATAACTGAAACAAATCAGTTCCTCCCAAAGTCTTATTCAGAGTTTGTGGAATCTAACCAGTACACTTCTGCTTCAAGTTGTTTACGAGGTTATCTGAGTGATATAGATTTTTATCAGAAGCCGGAGGAAAAACCTGTAAGTTCTACAGCAAAAGCCGTAGAAAATAAATCTGATTTGCAGATTGTAGATTACAGCGAAAAGGCTGTGGCCATCATCGGTAACACCCGCGACTATGTGGAAAAGCTGAAAGAGCTTGGCGGACGATTCAACGGTAAACTGAAATGCGGTGCCGGTTGGGTTTTCTCAAAGAAACGTGAACCGGAACTGAGAGCAGCTTTCTCTCTGTAATGTAGAAGGCAGCCGGAAGTGATTCCGACTGCCTTACTTATTATCTAACTTAAACTATTGGAATTATGATGACATTAGAAGATTTTAAAAAGTCAAACATGTGTTGGAATGGTAACGGATATTACACTACCGAAAAAGAATGGAACAGCAACTATCAGATAGCAAATGATGTGGAAAAAGAGTTTTTTACACACTATGATAAATCACTTATGCAGCCGCAGAAAGGAGATATGATAGAGTTTGTAAATTACAATAGCTTTTACAATCATGCGCTGGTTGAGAGTGTAGATAAATTCGGATTGATGTATGTATGTGAAAGCGGAAGCTCATGGACAAACGGTAAATCATTCTCAACTTCAGGTGGCGCGTTTACTCATATTCATTCTTCAAACTTTGAGTTTGTTGGATATGAAGACCGCGTATTCTGGACCTGGGGTTGTTATGGAGCAGGTGCAAGACAAGGAATTTACTTTACAGTAAAAGTAAAGAAGTTCCGACAAAAAAACATGAAGATAATACCTAAGCATAAAATATATTTCAACAGTCCGCACTACATGAAAGAAAGACATTCAAAGGTAGTAATTATGCAGGATTTCATGTACATATTTAAAGAGTTCTATACTATCAAGGCATTTAAAGAATGGGCTGGATATGTAGGACTTACTTACAGAAAAGATGATTCCGGTCAGTATTATGCAAATCAGTTTCTAAAAAGCGCATATTTCTGGAAGCTTGAAGAACTTCCTGAAGGATGCAAGCCTGTAGAAGATATGTGCAACGGTAGCAAAGTAAGATGCTTTGCTCATAACGATGGCAAAACGCTGACTATCTATCGCCCGAATCCAAATGCAAAAGACGTTTACATTCCCATGAGTTAACCGAATGCCGGATGGAGAGTAATACTCCCTCCGGCTACTATTGTCTAACTATTAAAACAAATGAATTATGAGATTAGAAAAAGGTACAGTAGAAGATTTAGCAGCAAGTGGTTACGAATTGCGTCCTACATTTTACGGATATGAAACCTATTATGAAAAAGGTGTTGAATATTCTTATAACTACTATAGTATAGAATCGTGGAGAAGTTGGAATCCTGAGCTATCAGACGAAGAGATAGAAACGAAGAGAAGGGAAGATGCTAAAAGATTTGCCGATAACAGCTATTCCAAAAGCCGGTGGTTTGGTGACTCCACAGAATTGTTTGTATTCAAAGGATATGATATAGTATGCGTAATTAAGAATCTTCCTAAATATACGGAAACCAAAAAAGAATATATACGCAAACGTATAGAAAAAGCGGAGAAAGCATATAATAGTTATTACGGTGGGTTTTGCAAAAAGATTCAAGAACTTTTGAGGAAAGAACAGGTTGAGCATGGATTCTGGATTTATCCAACTACATACGGTATTGGAGTATGGGTATTCTTTAATTTCCGTGCATCGGAATGTATTGATATAGTAACAAACTTATTGAAAAAGCACAATATAGAATACTATAATGAATACTCTGATGCCTACTATGTTTATCGTTTTAAAATCAGCAAGAAGGAAGCAAACAGACTGAAGTTAGCTGCTTAATCCAAAGCCGGAAAGGAGATTGATACTCCTCCGGCTACGATGTCTAACTATAAAATAATGAATTATGGGAAATCAAAAATCAGGATTATTAGTAGTTGTATTTGATAATGATGGGGAAGGTGGCATTTCAGAATGGTTTGAATATTCAAGGGAAGAGCCAGACGAAGTTATAAATCTTCTCAAGTATATGCGTAAAAAATATAACGCATATTGGTGGGGAGAATATAAAATGTATCGAAGAAGTAGGAATATAACCCTTTCTCAATCAGGACATGTAAATGCTGTTTATGAAGGTAAGTTTAGAAAAATAAAACCTCGTAAATGAAATTAGCTACTAACCGGTCTAAGCATACAATCTTAGCCCGGTACTATCGTCTAACTTAAAAACAAGCAGAATTATGAAAAGAGTATCATTAGAAAACATGATGAAAGAAGTGTTCAACAACGGTAAAGTTATTAAAACCGAGACAAAAGATACCGTTTATGGTAATGAATGTATGACCACCATACAATACGGAACATTCAAATGCAAACTTCCGGTAAGTGGAATAGCCGCTACATTGAAATATGCAAAAAGTATGAGCCGTAAACCCACAGAAAAATTCCCGGTACCTGCCAGCCAAAACATACTCGCATTTCTATATAAATTTAAGAAGGTAATACCTTACTACATTGAAATGGTAAATTCAGGAAAAGGTAGGCAATGGTTTGAAAACAGAATGTACATCAATTTCCCGGAAGAAGCCAAAGAAATCATGAAAAGTGCAGTTTTCAGTACAGAATCCGACCGTAAATACGCTCTTTCAACCATGCCAAAAGCTTGGGAAGCATATAAAGTGATTCCAAAAGCAAAAAAATCAGTAAGATTGGCTGTATAATAAAAGCATAACCGGAATAGAAAGTGATTTCTTTCCGGTTGCATTGTCTAACTAAAATTTTGGAATTATGAAAGTAGAAAAGAATTTAATCGAGAAAGTAGCTGGCGGTGAAACAATACTTAAAGGTGAAGCTGTAAGAATAGCAAATTATATTATAGAAAAGGATTTGCAAAGCAAATTTAATCAGTTCGCTTTCTATTATCATGGGAATGGAAACGAGATATATGACATTCAAGACTGCTTGCTGGATTTCAAGTCACATGGGACAGAAATAGTAATAAATGGAGTTCCAGATAGAATAAATCCATCAGGTAAACTTATTGTAAAGTCCATGACTATAGAGAATTGTCTGAAAAAGCTATTCAATACAATGACAGATTACATACAGTTTATTGATATGCTAAACGGAAAAGAATTTTGCATAAAACATGATTGTAAACTATATCGAATATCTTATACAGCACTTCATTATTGCTTTGCAAAAGGTCGTATCACCGAAAAACAATGTCTTGACATGATGCGCATCTAACCTACTTCCGGATTCAGGTTTGCATCCTGGTCCGGAACCGATGTGTAACTATAAAATAAAAAGAATTATGAGCAGAACAAGATTCAATAAGAACGGGACGGTAAGCATAACTGGTATAAGTTTAGAATTATATTATGCCATACAGAAAATAGTTAGTGCTTCTGAAAGTGCATTTTCAGATCCGGAAGAAAATGGTGAATACTATAGTAATTGTGATTTTCTGTGTTCATTAACTCCAAAAGAGAAAGAAGAATTAGAAAAAATTGATTGGATACTATAATTCCATCGGTCACGCTGTGAAGCGTTAGTTTTTAAGTTAGTAAATCAGCCGTAGGAAAAGTGATTTTCCTTCGGCTACTTGTGAAAAATAACTATATTTACAACGTCAAACTTTTAGAATTATGGGAAATACATATAAACCGTTAACAAAATAATTCCACAAGTTAGTTTTAAGTTAGAACAAGTCCGGCGGAGGTGATACTCTTTCGGACTACAAATGTTTAATCAAATCGTGAGGCACACGGGAAAAACTGTTTAGAGTCATGAAAGCTAGTTTTGAGGATGTAGTAAAAGCAACAGGAAAGAATTTTGAATGCGAACAGTCCATAAGCGGATATTACCGTCTTGTATGTGATGGGAAAATAATTTTAGACGACAGCGCTTGTGAAGATGTAAACGGAACTGAAGAGGAAGCAAAAGATTTCTTTGCGGAATACCTGCTTGAATATGAAGTTCCGGAAGATAAGAAAGAATACCGTTGCGGATTATGTTTTCTGAAATGATAATAATCATAATTTCCTGCCGCTGTGAAGCGAAGTTTTAAGTTAGAGCAAAGGCCGACGGAGAGTAATACCCCGCCGGCCTTCTTCATTTTTAAATTATAAACGTATGAATAAGAAAAGAAGAAAAGAAATCGAAGACGTAAGAGAGTCGTTGAGAAAAGTATATGAGGAACTTGAAGAACTCAAAGACGAAGAACAGGAAGCCTTTGATAACCTCCCTGAGTCTTTCCAGGAATCAGAAAAAGGAGAGCGGATGCAGGAGTACATAGAATACATGGAAGAAGCTCTCTCAAGCATTGAAGAATCAATTGAAAGTTTAAACGAAATAGAGTAAAATTATGGACGGAACAACAATTTTCTCAGTTATCTTCGTCCTGCTTTTCGCAGGCTATCTGGTGGTAAGGTACCGCCGCTACAACATTCATCGTGCACTGAATCTGCCGAAAAATCCTCCGCGTTATCCGGACAGCGCAATGAAATCAGCACGCGAAATCGGATTGTTTCTTTTCAACCGTGCTAAGATTTGCGGAGTAAATTTCATGACGGCCGACAAAGATACGGGCGTTTCCTATGAAGCTATCCGCGACATTTCTCGGGGGAAAGACACGCACATAGTGAACTTCCTGCGCATGGCTCACTTCCTTGGCTGTGAGGTGGTGATACGGCAAATAGGTACAACCGACACCGAAGACCCGGCAACAACTCCGCAAGTGTATGAAGAAATGATCGCCAACATTGAAGAGGAGAACAGACGGTAAGTATTTACCGTCTGTAAATAAAAAATTATATTTGTGAATCGTCATTTTAAAAGTGGGGGCAACACAATAAATACTGCTATTTTATCATGAGAAAAGAAGAAGTTTTATGCTTGTTAGAAGCAATGTCCGGATGCGATACACCTGCATACATCTGTGATAATCAAGGTAACAATGAATCATATAATGATTTTCTTGTAGATGATTTCTTTAATGAAGACTACGCCAATTATCTTCCTGGACAAGATTGGGATTTTTTAGGAATGGAGGAAGCTGATCCTGATAATGTAGACATGGATATATGGGCTCAAGAATTTCCGAAAGAAGATATTGAGATGTTTAAAAACATGCTGAATGATGGAAGGCTATATATAGCTACATTCCACAATGACAATCATGGTACATTGAAAATAATAATTTGCGAATAATGTTGCAAACTTTAATCTTGAATAATACATGCAAATATTCCTACCATCGCCAAGCTGCCTGAAAACCGCCAGGAAGCTTGACAAACGGCGGCTCAACAAACAGATAATAGAAGCCGCACAGATACTACGTGCCATCGACGGAGAAGGGAAAGGATGGAAAAATCATCCTGCCACCCGGATGTATCGTCCTCACAAGTCGTGGCTTCATCTTTATCGTTTCTGCCTGATGGCTTTCAAAAACGGAGATATAAAAATTCGTTATGTCAACGGAAAGAAATTAACCTCCAAATGAAGCATAAAGACAGTTTGCTTTGCAAACAGAAAACATACACTTCAATTAATTGATAATCAGCACCGGTTCAGGCGTGAATCGGTGGTTTTTTGAATTTTAGATACAATTTTAATGCGATTCTTGCTTAAAATTGTTACATTTGCCATGCGAAAGAAAAACAATGAATTAACCATAAAAGCAGGGCAAATGATCTATACTAACCAACGACGCAGGGAGCTTAACAAAGCTCTGTTTTCTAAACTGCAAAATCCCCTTATTACTACGCTCGCCGAGGAAGGCGACTCACACATTTTTCTTGAACATCTGCCAAAGGATGCCGAGGAAATTCCCACAGACGACTGTCTGATGCGTAATGTGCCGCGAGGTGTGCTGCCGTGGAACCAGGTGATGCCGGTATTCATTCCTGCTATGTACAACGGGAAGAAAGCATATCTGGTTAACTACGTGAACAATTCACAGAAGAGCATCCAGACGGCACTTGAAAAACTGAACAACTGCGGAATGTATTACATTCCCGGCATGACGCTGGAGAAAGGAGTGGATTATGAATGAATTTAAGAAGATGGCCATGCAGGGATGCCTTATCCTGATTGGCCTGGTACTGGTAGCAGGATTCTGCCTGTATGGAATCATTAGTCTTATAAAACAATTTATCTGAAAACGGCATGGAAGAAAAAAGATATTACTACAAGGTGTCGCTATCGAACACGCATCGCGGACGCTGCATTCAGGAACTGATTGAGAAAGGGAATAGAGCGGTGGAATCGGCCAACGAACTGGCTGCCAGTCTGGGTGCTGAATCGCGAACGGATCGTCCGGGGCGGCTGTTCCCGGGAGTAGGCATTGGCAGCCTGAAGTTCCATAGAGTTCCCAACCTTTTTGCCTACCAGTTTATCGGTAAGGGAGAATATATCCCGAATATGCAGAACGAGAAAGGGCAGGAGATAGCACGTAAAATCATGGACCTGCCTGACGTGACCTCCGACGATTTCCGGGTAGCGTTTGGCATTCCCATAAACCGCCAGCACACTCCTCAGTGGTTTATCTACAACGGAAAGGCATACCTGTGCAGCCGCTATCCGCTGGGCGAGGAATACGAAACCATCCTCCAGCAGGAGTTTGATTCAAAACGGAAGAAAGTATGAGCTATCAGGTGAATCTTTTCCGAAAGCCTCCGGTAATTGGTGAAGTAGTTTCGCGTGCTGAATACCGCGAAATACTTCTGGCACGCATGGCTGCCGGCGACCTCTATGCGTCGGAAACGCTGGCCATGGTGCGAAAGGCCGACATGGCGCTGGATGTGCTTCGTGAAAAACCTATATACAAAAGAAATAATGAATCCGTTTAATATTTTTCTGGTTGCTATATTAAGTGTAGCTTTTGGATGGAGTATTCTTTTTTCAATAGGAATAACTGTTTCTGCATTTAAAGAGCTACTGAAAATGATAAAACAAATGATGGAGGATTGACATGGGATGTTTTATTTGTGCAAAATGCGGATGCGTGGACAACACCGCCACTTCGGAATACTGGAGCATTGTGACAAGACTTGCGCCAGATGCAGAATGGGACGAAAGTCTTCTGCCGTACAAATGGAAACCGCTTTGTTCGGAATGCTGTAAAATAGAGTTTGACGAAACCGGCAATCACGTCAGATATGTGCCAGGAAAATGGCACGGAAGATTTCCGAAAGAAAAAGCTACGGAAGACCAGAAACGCCGTGTGGGTAAAGACGGACTGATTCAACATAAATGAAAGATTATGGGAGAGAAGAAATTCAAGCATGTAATGATAGATACGGAAACGCTGGGAAGGACACCTGGAAGCGTGGTCCGTTCGGTGGCTGCCGTAGAGTTTGACCCACAAACGGGTGAAACCGGACGACAAAAGGTTTGGAAAATAGACCTTACCGATTCTATCCGATACGGTTTTAAGGTAGAAGCATCTACACTTAAATGGTGGATGATGCAGTCGGACGAAGCACGACGCGAATTTGTGGAAGGAACAGAAACACCACTGGAGGATTTCCTGGAGGATTTCATGCAATTTATAGCTGCTACGGACGAAGGGAACGACTTCACGTTATGGTGTCTTCAGCTTGATTTCGACGTGGCTATGCTTCGTTCCATGTATTCATGGTATAACCTGAACGTGTACAGATGCGACGAAGAAGTGCTTCCGTGGAACTTCCGGAAAGTGCGCGATGTGCGTCCGTATATGGATGCTCTGGATAGTGCAGGTCTTCTTCCTCCGAAGGTGGCGGACAGACACACTCCGCTGGCCGACTGCCTGGCTCAAATAAACTGTGTGCATCTGGTTGAAAAGAATAATCTTGTAGTGAGATAGTGGTATGCCGCAAGCAAGTATTTTCAATATGGATTGTATGATAGGAATGGCTTCTTTGGAAGCTCATTCCTTGGACTGTATTATATGCGATCTTCCGTATGGTGTGCTGAATAAACAGAATCCTCATGCAAAATGGGATACGGAACTTCCTCTTGATGAACTGTGGAGTCAGTATCGCAGACTGATAAAACCAAACGGTGCTATTATCTTATTCTGTCAGGGAATGTTTACAGCCCGTCTGATGATTAGCAATCCAAAAATGTGGAGATACAATTTAATCTGGAAGAAAGGTACACGAGTATCCGGTTTCCTAAATGCAAACCGTATGCCGTTACGTAATCACGAAGATATAGCGGTATTCTACCAAAAGCTTCCTGTATATCATCCCCAAATGACAATAGGGGAAAAGAATCACGGAAGAAATACGAGAGGAACACAATCAAATAACAAATGTTACGGAAATTTTAAGGTAGTAGATACTGTATTTACAAACGAGAAATATCCGCTATCGGTAATAGATATTCCCAAAGAGCATGACAGCTTTTATCATCCTACACAGAAGCCAGTAGCACTTTTAGAATATCTCATACGAACTTACACAGACGAAGGTGATACAGTGATGGACAACTGTATGGGTAGTGGAACGACCGGTGTAGCTTGCATGAATACAGGACGTAACTTTATCGGATATGAGAAAGAAAAGAAGTATTTCGACATTTCTCAGGAAAGAATATTTTCAGCTCAAAAGGAAGTAAAAAAAGAATTGATATGCCAATAAGCGAAACATATAACATGGACTGCATGGAATACATGCGGTCCATACCCGACAAGTTTTTTGAACTGGCCATCGTGGACCCTCCATACGGATTAAACAAAAAAAGTACACATGGAAGAGGTAAACTTAAAAACAGGTGTCTAAACAGGGGAAATATCCAGCGATGGGACATCCGTCCTACAAAGGAATACTTTGATGAATTGTTTCGCGTAAGCCAGAATCAGATTATTTGGGGAGGTAATTACTTTCCTCTTCCTCCAACAAGATGTTTTGTATGTTGGGACAAAAAACAAGTTTGGGAAAACTTCTCTCAATGCGAATTTGCATGGACATCGTTTAATAAACCAGCAAAGCATATAAGCATATCAAATAAGGGAGGTAAAGCAGACAAGGGTAAATTTCATCCCACGCAAAAGCCAATCGACCTGTATGCTTATCTTTTACGTACTTTTGCTAAGCCAGGTGATAAGATTCTGGACATTCACCTTGGAAGTGGAAGTAGCAGAATAGCTGCTTACAAAATGGGATTTGATTTCTATGCCACAGAAATAGACAAAGATTATTTCGATGCGCAAGAAAATAGATTCCGTGAGGAGTGCATGAATGAGATTAATACCGCAAACGGTAAACTAATACAAGGAGATTTATTTAAACCATGAACGTCACCACCGATACAATAAACCACATATACCAGTATGCCACCTACCGCACAAACGAGCGTTGCGGAGAAACCGTAACCGTTCCAGGACTTACGGAAGGTGCGCATACCTTTTGCCGTAGCCGGCTGGAAGAAAAATATATGTTTGTGCTTTCGGCTGTGAAGGGACTTCCTCGCGTGATGCGTTACAGCAATCGTCCGGAAGGCGCTCCATGGATTCTGGCACGCGGTCACGGAAGCCGATACGAAGGGGCCACGCTCGATTCAGCCGAGCGCCTGCTGGTGATGGCCGTCGCGCTCGGTATTGTGCGTGTGATGAAACCATCCTGCGACTCGTGCGATGTTCCGAATGTGGTGATTGACGACGAACGACTGCGGAAAATGGAAATGCTGCATCCCAAACATTCCAGACGTTTTTCATTATTGAACTGGTAAACCTTACTCTATGCTAACACTCGCCAACCGGACCTACGTTCTATGCTTCGAACAGTCGTACACAGCGGCTGCACTCATGGAGTGGATTGAAGCAGGAAAAGAGCCCGAAATATCTATCCGGAATGCCAAAAAAGGAGTAGAACGAAGCGTCGTTCTTACCATAAAAGACAAAGACGGCATTTATCTATCACTTATTCAGCGTATTGCATCTGTTACATCGCAAGAACACATATAAAATCGGAGGTTTTATGAAATTTAGCAACAATTTTAATGCGATTTCGGTTTAAAATTGTTACATTTGCCATGTCATACAATGACATGTTGGGTGATAAAAGGTATTTGTAAATTCAGGGTTCCGCATCCGTGCGGAGCCCTTCGTAAAACCTGAAATACATGGCAAAGAAAAACATAAAATGCTATAACTCCGGTAAAATAGGCGGTCTTTCCTACCTCCAGGCATACAAGAACTTTGAGAATGCAGATCAGGAGATTTCCGCGATGGGTTTCACTCCCGTAAATCCTATCATTCTCGGACTGAAACCATCGCGCCCGTACTGGATGCACATGGTGTGGGACATTCTGCTGCTTTCCCGTTGCGGTCACATCTACCTGCAGCAGAACTGGAAGTCAAGCCGTGGAGCAAGAATCGAGTTCAGGGTGGCGAAATTCCTGGGTATTCAGATATGGTTTCAGGGAAATCCTGGGGAAGACAATTTGTACAGCGAAAATTTTTGTGATGTAATGAAATGCAAATAAAATGGGAAAAACAAAAATCAAACTTACAAGTAAGCAGAAAGCAATTATAAAAGCAATTTGCATAGCTTCCGGCCTGTTTATCGGGAACCGGATTTTCAATCATGTATCAGCTTGGCTTGGCATTGCAGTTATATGCGTGACTCTGCTAGCATCTATTTATTTAATCTATAAACACATCAAAAAAACTTATGAAAAAAACGATTAATTTAATTATTGCGGTAATAGGAATAGTATTATTATCCGCATGTTCTCGTGTAGCACCTAACTATGCAGGTGTATTAATGGAAAACTACGGTAAAAATGGGAAAGAAGACTTCAAGATTGTATCGGGTAAAGTATCTTTATGGGAACCTGGTACAGAACTTTTTCAAGTTCCGCTGTTCGACCAACGTGGAGGTTTCCAAGAGCCGGTTATTTTAAAAGCTGCGGACAACACAGAGTTTACAGCATGTCCGGTATATTCATATAAGGTTGTTAAGAGCCGTGCGGTAGATGTAGTATTCGACAACAAGCATATCGGTGGAGGAAACGATTTTATGACTTCACTTGAAGATAATATACTTGAGCCACGAATGTATGACCTGATAAAAGAAGAAAGCAGGAAATATAAGACAGACAGTCTGATGGCAGACGGAGGTTCTCTTGCTTTTGAAAAAAATCTGGAACAAATAGTAAGGAAAGAATTTAATGATAGAGGTCTTGAATTGAGAAGCTTCTCTGCTCAGCTTGAATTTTCAAATAAAGTAAGAGAAAAGATAGACAGTCGTAACGAAGTAAATACCAATATTTCCGTTCTTGACCAGCAAATTGAAGAACAAAAAAAGCGTAACGAACTGGAACAACTTCGTACAGAACAGCTTTTGATTCAAAGCCGTGGTTTAACTAAAGAAATTCTTCAAAAGCAGTTTATTGAAAAATGGGACGGTAAGACACCATTATACGGTGTTGTTCCTGAATTTCTTAAACTCACGAAATAACTATCTAAATAGCCAAGTTGAATAAAATGGCTCCCGCGTGAAGTGCGTCGGCGCACGTTTTCCATAATGTTTAGTTTTAAAGTTTTGACAAATTCACATTTCAGGGGTTCGACTCCCCGGCGCGGGACTAAATCTTAAAAGAAACGATATGATTAACAAATGTACATTCATCGGTAATCTGGGGAAAGACCCCGATTATAAAGTGCTGGAAAGCGGACACAAGGTAGCAAGTTTCTCCATCGCCTGCAGCCGGAAAGTGAAAAACAAGGAAAATGGAGAGACAAAGGAATATACGGAATGGATTCCCATTGTGGCCTGGGACAATCTGGCCGAAATAATCAGCCAGCTGGCCCGCAAAGGTTCGCAGGTGTATGTGGAAGGAGAGTTCCGCACACGAAGCTACGAGGCAGAAGGAACCGGAGAAAAACGCTATGTGTCCGAAATATGGGCACGCGACTTCCGTCTGCTAGGGCGGAAGGCAGAATCATCGTCTGCTCCGCTTCCTACTTCGCCCGACGATTTCGGGAGTCAGTCAGCACCGGATTCTGCTCCTGCACCATCTCAGCCGGCACAAGCGGCCCCACAGCAGCCTACGCAGGGAACGCTTAACATGACTGACGAAAAGGATGATCTTCCTTTCTAATACGAACAGATTAATCATTTAGCGATATGAACGAATTTACAAACCCGGCAGGGAATCTGGGAAACAATCCTTTCTTGCAGGCTCCCTCCACCATTTCACCCATGAAGGGGAAAAGCTCTGAAATAGGGCTTACGGCTTCTATAAGCCGTCCGAAATCCATGATTCCCGTCAAACGAAACCGGTTTGACCGCTACACTGCACAGCAGCGCATGGCCAGTGCAGACATTCTGAACGCCCACCTGCTCATGGTGGAAATCATGATGACCAATATCACTCAGAAATACATCTACGAAGTGGTTTCCTGCCTGAAGGAACGCGGACTGATGCGTCACAACATGAAGCGCAGGGCCAACGAACTGGTAAATCTGTCTAGTGACCTTATGAAGCGATGCAATGCGCACGATGCCATGCAGGTTCGTACCTTTACAGAAACCATCCACCCCGGGCTTTCAGGAAGTTTTATTAGGGGGGGCGGCACACTGACACAGAAGCTTCAGAACATATTCTGGAAGACCTACGGAGAAAAAATCAACCTCATTTATTTTGCTACCAAAAATGCACTCGACAAGTGCAACGTGCGCCAGAGCGACCTTGTATCGAACATGGAGATGGTGGCCATGATGTGTACCACCGGAATCGAGTTCTACGACTGCATGTGCCGGAAGGTGGACGGACTGCTCAACGGAGTAGGGAAGGTGAACCGGCAGAAAAGCCAGCACAATGAAAAGATGATGGCTGCGGTGAAAGATATGCTGCGTGAAATGGTGGGAAACATTGAAATACCCGATAAGGAGGGAACGGATGTGCGCACCTTGACCGCACAGTTCCAGATGGAGCTGGTGAAAGACGACCTACTGAAACTGGTGGAGAGCGGAATCGTTTCGCTACAGGTAGAGTTTATAGAATACGTCATCGCCAGTCTGCGCATGAAGATGGCCGGAGAAGGGCTCTGCTTTCAAGACTACCGCACACTGATGGCACGCATGGGCACTAAGAACAACGTGCGTATGCTGCTGAATGAAATCGCTTCGATCCCTCTTCCTGAATCGGACGACTATGAGGTGTACGATGTCATGGAAATGCTGCCCGATGCAAAGGCAGAAGGCGAAAGCGTGATTGACAAGTTCCGTCACCTCTGTCTGGAAGACCATATCCGCACAGTACCTGAAACAAACGAATCCATTACTCTCAGAAAGCTTCGTCAGGAAGTCTACCGCAATCACGGCACACTGAGTATGCTTACCCTACGCTATCTGTACAACGTGTTTGGCACAAAGAAGGCTATGGCAGAATACATAGCGCGTGCGGATGCCGACGTAATGGCGCGCACACTCCGTATGCTGAAAACGGTCAAAGTGAGTCAGCTTGCACTGAAAGACGGATGCCGCTACGAACTCAACCTCGGTCAGGGCGTGCGTGCCATGTATGAGATGCACGGATATACCCGCGAAAAGTTTGCGTCCATGACCGGTGTAGGTATCAACCGATTGCTGGAACTGGAGGCAATGGGCGACATTGCACGCTATCCCAATGCAGAGAAAGCCGTCGGTCCGCTGGTAATGGACGTGGGTAAGATGCTGGGTGCAGACCCCCGTTACGTGCTGTTTGCTTCCCTACGTGAGACAAAAGAGAAAGGCACACTTCCGGAGGTTTACAAACGTCTTTTCCGCGAAATGGAGAAAGTATATAACGATAACAACTATAAATCAAAAGAAGATGGGAAAGAAGAAAAAAAGGAATAACAAACGAGTAAATCCTCCTGAAATAAATAAAAGAATACTCAATGGTTTACTTGATATGAAATCAGACGCTGGAAATATGATGGAACTATTCGGAGGTTTCTGGCCATTAATTGAGAAAAAAGAACAGGATATGTTAAACATCCGAGATATAACCGAAGTTCCACAGCTTGATTTCAGAAAAATAATAGGCAATGAACAGCCATCAGGAACTAAAATAGCAACATATATGGAAGGTAAAATTAACGTATCAAAATTCAGTGCAGGTCAGGTAGTAAAGCTGAAAGACTACGACTCGCTTAAATTGGCAAATGAGACCCTGACGTATCAGATGGGGGAATTTGAATTAAAACATATCTCAAATGCTCAGGTTGCAATCTACAAAGTGCATAATACCCGTCAGCTCCGCAGGGACGGGAAGCCTGTGTTCTGGTATGAGGTAGGTCAGTGGGGTCGGAACATAGTCGACGTTCCGGAAGATTTTTTGGAAGAACTGCCTGAACCGGTAAATATACCTTCTGATAACGAAGAAGGAGAGAAACAACCGGAGAATCCCGCGCAAGAAACCGAGGAAGAAATGGTTGCGAAGTTTGAAGAGGTGCTGAATGAACTTAAACCTTACGATGCGCTGGCAGATGGGACTTTAAGATTCAAGCATGATAGAATAAATGCTCTGTATAAAGATTGTTTTAAGAAGACCGCATCCGATTTATATTGTACAGAAAGTTTACTTCATATTGCTGGTTTAGCTCGTTCCGCTTATAAGAACAGATCTTTGGATAGTAGATTGTCTATGGCTGAAATTAGCGCACTACAGCTTGACACCTACCGCAAAAAGAATGCCGACTATGGGAACGCCTTTGAAAAGTCGATGGACGAAGACGGACTCCTGGTAGCTAAAATCCGCATCGGTGACAAAATTCGGAGAATAAATTCCCTGATTAAAAATAATGGTGAAGGACAGGTGAAGGACGAAAGGCTGGAAGATACTTATCTGGACCTGGCCAACTATTGCGTGATGACAATTCTTTGGATCAGAAAACAATATTCTAAATAAAACAACTATGGCAGTAAGTAATATCAGTAGAGACCACATCGCTATGGAAGCGATGAAGGTGCTCATGGAGAAAACAGTTTCAAACAATCTGACATTAAAAAACCGGATCAGACAATTCTTTGGCCTGAATCATAAGACATATACAGCATTTGACGAGAAGATGATAGCTAAATTATCATACAATATAGCCGATGCCATGATTGCCCAACGCGAAAAAATAATGGAGGACAAATTATGATGCACACATGGTTTGAAGGAAAAATCCGCTACGAAAAGGTAGCGGAAAACGGGATGAACAAGAAAGTGACAGAGCCCTATCTGGTAGATGCCCTGAGTTTCACCGAAGCTGAAGCACGTCTCATTGAAGAAGTCACGCCGTTTATTACAGGAGAGTTCACTGTAACCGATATCAAACGGGCCAACTATAGCGATATATTCCCGTCCGACGAGGAAGCTGCCGACAAGTGGTACAAATGCAAACTGTACTTTATCACCATCGACGAGAAAAGCGGTGCGGAGAAGAAGACAGCCACCAACATTCTGGTACAGGCTGCCGACCTTCGCGATGCGGTGAAGAAACTGGACGGAGGCATGAAAGGCACGATGGCCGATTACGTGATAGCTTCCGTAGCAGAAACCGCCATCATGGACGTATATCCGTATCAGGACGAAGCTGAAGTACAGCCCGAGTTCGAGGAATACGACTATGAGAAATTGTCTGCGGCCGCACGTGTATGTCATAACTTAGGAATCACAGAAAAGGGCGGAAAGAAATGTATCAATACTGACCCGATAAACGTGCTGAATATTCATTACGGCTACGGAAGCGGTCTGAAACTCATTCAGCAGCTTATCAACAAAGGGGTGCTGAAACGGGAGAAAGACTATATTTCTGTGGTGGACAAACCGCTGGAAGAGTTCGACTGGTACATCAAAAAGAAGGAAGACGATGGAAAAGTGGAATAAGGCACTGGACATTCCGGTAGAGATACTTTTTAAGTACCTCTGCCGGGACTACCGGCGCGAACAGGCACGCACTGCGGAGCTGGAGAAAAAGGTGGAAAAGCTTCAGGCAGAGTTGAACTATGAGCGAAACAACACGCCCACGGTGGAGAAATTGCAACGTCGGGTTTCATCGCTCCAAACAAAAGTCCGCGAGCAGGAAGGAACCATTAAGGCAAGAAACCTTGCCATTAAGCGGTTGAAAGGTGAAATAACGGAATAGTTTATGATGTACACAGATAAAATATTTTATAGTCATACTATATATCAAAATCCATATTCTGTTTTTGGCTCTACAGAAGCGTATGAAAAACTAGCCCAAACTCTCCGCCATACCTCACGCCATGTGCCGTTCTATTTCAGTATTGTCGGTCAGAACCGTCACGTTCCCCGGAAGGACGGTAAGAAGTACCATACAAAGTTTAACCGGAATGTGCGTCCGAAGGGTACACACTCACATTCTAAATTTTACAGATAAAATGATAAATTTATTATACATCGACCTTTTTTGTGGAGCCGGAGGAACTTCTACCGGTGTAGAAAATGCACGTGTCAACGAATCACAATGCGCAAAAGTAATAGCCTGTGTAAATCACGATGCTAATGCCATCGCCAGCCATGCGGCAAATCATCCGGACGCGCTTCATTTCACAGAGGACATCCGAACGCTGGAGCTTTCAGGACTGGTCGCGCATGTAGAGAAGATGAAAATGCAATATCCGGATGCGTATGTAGTTCTATGGGCTTCGCTGGAATGTACCAATTTCAGCAAGGCAAAAGGGGGACAGCCGCGCGATGCTGACAGCCGGACACTGGCCGAACATCTTTTCCGATACATTGAAGCCATAAACCCTGACTATATTCAGATTGAAAATGTGGAAGAATTTATGAGCTGGGGAGACATGGACGAAAAAGGTCATCCGATAAGCAAAGATAAAGGTCGTTGTTATGAGAAGTGGAAACGAAATGTAAAGAAATACGGATATGACTTTGACTGGAAGATATTGAATGCGGCTAATTATGGAGCATATACTACCCGTAAGAGATTTTTCGGCATTTTTGCTAAGCGTGGTCTTCCTATAGTATTTCCGGATGCTACACACTGTAAGGATGGTAAAACGGATATGATGGGAAGACTTGAAAAGTGGAATCCGGTAAAGGATGTTCTGGACTTCACGGACGAAGGTAAAAGCATATTTTCCAGAAAGAAACCATTGGCGGAGAAGACACTTGAACGTATTTTTGCCGGTCTGATTAAATTTGTGGCCGGAGGTAAAGACGCTTTTATCTCCCGTTACAATACAGTAAGACCACAAGACACTTGTACATCCATCGAAGAACCAGTAGGAGTAGTTACTACCGCAAACAGATTTGCAAAAGTGAAGGTTTCTTTCCTGTCAAAGCAATATAGCGGGCATCCTGAGAGCAAGAATATTTCTGTTGAAGAACCTTCCGGAACAATTACCTGCAAGGATCATCATGCTTTTGTCACAGCATACTACGGTAACGGGAACAACCATTCGGTAGAGAGTCCTGCTCCGAATGTGACCACAAAAGACAGGCTTGCATTGTTGACACCTATATTCATCGACCAGCAGTTTGGAGCTTCAAGCGCAGCATCTATAGAAAAGCCTTTAGGAGCTATCACAACAAATCCAAAATACAGCTTAGTTACATGCAAAAGAAAAAGCTTCCTGATGAATCCGCAATTCTGCAGTGCAGGAGGTTCAGTAGATGATCCATGCTTCACGCTTATAGCAAGAATGGATAAAATGCCTCCTTACCTTGTCAACACAAAAGATGGCATAGGTATCTGCATAGAAAATGGAGACAGCCCGATGACTGTAAAAATCAAGCAATTTATGCTTGTGTATGGATTGGCAGACATAAAGATGCGTATGCTTCGCATAGACGAGCTGAAAAAGATTATGGGTTTCCCTGAAAACTATATTCTTGTCGGTACACAAGCTGACCAGAAGAAGTTTATCGGAAATGCCGTAGAGGTAAATATGGCTCGCGTCCTTTGCGAATGCTTATGCCTAAGATTGTCAGAAAAACATTTTAAAGTAGCATAACCAAAAACCACAAAAAGAAGAAAAATGAAAACAATCAAGACACACACAGGAAAGATTTATGTTGATACAGAAAAGAAGCTGGAATTTCTTACCGTGGGAGACTACGGAAAGGAAAACAATATCAAGGCCGATTTCTTGGGCCTGACCAAAGAAATAAACGGTGTGGCCAACACAGAAGTTGACTTGAGCAAGAAATGGGTGGCAACCATCTCTACACAGAAAGGATGCCCGATGAAATGTAAGTTCTGCGACGTACCCCGTTTCGGATTCCATGGTAACGCTTCGATGGATGAACTGGCCTATCAGATTAGAACCATCATTGAAAATGAATCGGTACTCCACACAGAAAGATTCAACGTACATTTCGCCAGAATGGGAGAGCCTACCTGGAATGAAAACGTACCGTCATTTGCTCTGCAGCTGAAAAGGCTCGTAAAGAGATGCGGACTAATGGCAGACACCGTTCATCCGGTTGTATCGACCATGCTGCCGAAAGCTAACAAACGGCTGAAAGATTTTATTCTTACCTGGTGCGATATTAAGAACGAGTTCTACCACGGAGAAGCCGGGCTGCAGTTCTCTATCAATTCTACCGACGAAGCACAGCGGAACGAATTGTTTGACGGGAGGAGCCTTTCGCTTCAGGAAATTTCCGCATTGGACAAAGAACTTCCTATGCCGAAAGGAAGAAAATACACTCTGAACTTCCCAGTTACGGCACAAACCATTCTCGATGCGAAGGAACTTTCTGCGCTGTTTGACAAAAAGAAGTTTATCGTAAAAATCACGCCGATTCATGAAACCAGCTCGGCCATTGAAAACGGTTTTGAAGTAACCGGATATTCCGATTACAATGTGTACCGCAAGTTCGAGCAGCCGCTGCTGGAAGAAGGATGGGATGTCATCGTATTTGTTCCGTCGAAAGAAGAAGACTCCGATAGAATCACCTGCGGAAACGCATTAATCAGTGACAAGGAATGATACGCATATTGGTAGTAAATGGAAGCCCGCATGAGAATCGCTCATGCGGGAATGTGGCAAGGTTTATCAAACGGTTAGCCAAAGGGATGCAGGTAGATATTTTCTGGCTTGGGAAACAGGTTGCACAGTGCGATGCGTGCCGGTCATGCAAGCGCGGAGGATTCTGCAAGACGGAAGACAGCGTGAACAACTTCGTTCGCATAGCCGGTGATTACGACAGATACATCTTTGTGAGTCCGGTTTATTACGCAAGCATAAGCAGCCAGATGGATGCGTTTCTTACCCGTCTGTTCTATTCCAATCCAAAGCTGATGATGTATAAGCCGGTGGCCGGAATCACCGTGTCCAGAAGAAGCGGAAACACGTCTGCATTCAGCCGGATGAACATGTATTTCCTCATGCACTCCATGATTGTGGTCGGCTCGCAATACTGGAACGAGCTTTACACCGACGAGACTGGAGATACAAAACAGGATGCAGAAGGTATGCAGACTATAGCTACTTTGGTGGATAATATGAAATATGTCATTGAAGGTCTTTCTACCGTAGAAAAGCCTATAAAAAGAGGATTTATTCACACTAATTTTATCAGATAATACGGGATGATATAATTTTGACATAATCCTAATTATGTTTAATTTGACAAAAATATGCCATCGAACAGTCAATACACAAGAGGTAGTAAACATCCAGTAGTCGCGGTAAATCCTGACGGGACTGTGGCCGGTTATTTTGAATCTATTAAAGAGGCAACAGAAAAATCCGGGAGAAGTAGACATGCAATCAGTAATAGTTGCCGGAAAAAATCTATATGCAAAGGGCTTCAATGGTATTACGAGAAGGACTTCAGAAAAATATATGAAGAGCAACGTATGGATGATTTGAAATTTAGTCTCAATCAGCACCGTGAAAAAGACTCTGGTCACTTCTGTAAAGGTCATAAATTAATCAAGTCATTCCAAAACTGGCCAAAGGAACTACAGGAAAAGCGACGTAAGATTTCAAGAGAACTCAGTAAAAGACTGATTAATGACCCCAACAGCAATTTTGGACCTAACCGGAAATCACCTCCTGGCATGAGTAAAAAAGTAATCGCTTTGTCAACAGGAGAAGTTTATTATTCAGTAGCTGAATGTGCGAGGAAAAACGGGATTGGATTGTCTGCGTTACACATGTCTCTTAGAAGAATGACACGCTGCGGAGGGGAAAAGTATATGCTCTATTTCGTGTATGAGGAAGTGAACAACAGGCTAAAAGAAAACAAAGTAATTTAGAAAAACTACTTTTACATAAAAACATAAAAGTATAAAAACATTAAACTACGTATAACCAGCCTTGGGCGGCTTAAAGAACCCATCAGAAAAATGAAATACTCAAGCGCTATTGCAATTCTTACACTTGCATTTTTTTCGAGCTGCAGTTGCTCCACAAACAGAGACAGAAGCATGCTTCCTGAAAACCCTACAAACAACCAGACGTATCGCGACAGCAACGGAAACAGCTGGATTTACAATGCCATGCTGATGCGATGGATGATGTCCAGTCCGGGAGGGAACACCTACTATTACTATCCGTCGCAGGGATACTACACCAACTCTTCCGGTGTGCAGGTCACTCCGCCGGCCAGCGTAAGCTCCGGAATCACTCCTTCCCGCTCCTCTTACAGCAGCTCCACTTCCGGGAGTAAAAGCACCAGTAAGGGAGCTGTGTTTGGAAGTACCGGACGAGGACATTCAATCTCTGCCTGATGGACGAAGACATCAACTTGTCACCGGTTGAAATGGTAGTTCTGTCCATGACCGTATTTGTGGTGTTCTCACTGGTTCTTCAGGAGTCAATCACCATAAATCCGGAAATGGGCAGACTGCTGTTCTGGATGGACAACGTATGCTGCGTGGTATTCCTTTCGGAATGGATATACCGCTTTGTCCATGCAGAAAAGAAACGGCGCTTTGTTCTTCGCAATTTCATCGACCTGATAGCAAGCATTCCTTTCGGATGGCTACCGGGACTGAAAGCATTACGACTGATGCGTCTGGTTCAGGTCATAAGAATTGCAGGAAGCGTAAACAGGTTCGCCACCTACTGCCGCCACAATTCCATACAAACAGCAAGGTTCGCATTCTTCATCCTCTTTACGCTGCTCATGATGACGGGTCCGGTGCTTATCCTTTTCTTTGAATATGACTCCGGTTCCATCAACACGGCCGAGAATGCGCTTTGGTGGACCTACTGCACGGTCACTACAATCGGATACGGCGACCTTTATCCGGTTACAACTGGAGGAAGGATCTTTACGGTGTTTGTCAGTCTGGGAGGCATCGGAATGTTCGGAATCCTGTCTACTTTACTTATCAACTATGTAATACATATTAACCATGAAAAGAATAGCAATCAAACCGAGAGAGAACTACCAAAAGAAGATAGAGAACATGGGCTTTAATTTCCATACGGACTACTGGAAAGAAAATGCCTACTATTCCTTCACCATGAAGGAAATCGAAGAAATTGAAAAAGCTACAAACATGTGTTATGCCATGTATGTAGACGCAGTGCAACACGTAATAGACTACAATCTCTTCCACAAGCTGTGCATTCCTGCAGGAATGGAGCACGACATACGCCAGTCATGGGAAAGAGACGACCTCTCTCTTTACGGACGATTTGATTTCGCAATGATTGACGGAGTGCCCAAGCTGCTGGAGTTTAATGCAGACACCCCTACCTCACTGCTCGAAGCATCCGTAGTGCAATGGCAGTGGAAGGAAGATTTGTTCAAAGACTCCGACCAGTTCAATGCCATCCACGAAAGCCTGGTACAAAGCTTCAAGGATATTCAGGACCGGTACAGAATGGAGCGTTACCATTTTGTGTGCTGCCGTGAGAATGTGGAAGACGAAGAAACCCTTCAATACCTGGTGGCAGCAGCCATGGAAGCAGGACTGAATACGGCAGAAATCGAAATGGAACAGCTCAACCTGGACGAAGGTGCGTTTTACGACCCATCCGGAGAAAGAATAAGATGCTGTTTCAAGCTTTACCCCTGGGAGTGGATGATGAACGAGAGTCAGGAAGGATGTACGGCCGACATTCTCTGGCTGGAGCCTATGTGGAAATCGCTGATGTCAAACAAGGCCATGCTCCCTATACTGAGTGAGCTTTATCCGGATTCTCCCTACATACTGAAATGCACAGACCACTTGACACCAAGCATGAAAAACTATTGCAAAAAGCCGGTGTTCAGTCGTGAAGGCGCAAATGTCACGCTGGTAAAAGACGGACAGGTTATCGAACAGACGGGTGGTGACTACGGAGAAGAAGGCTATGTATATCAGGAACTGGCGGAAATCCCTTCTTTCGACGGTAAGTATCCGGTTATCGGTTCCTGGGTGATAGGAGGGCTTTCTGCCGGTATGGGTATCCGCGAAACCTCTTCCAAAGTAACAGACAACCTGAGCGAGTTTATCCCTCATATCATTGAATAAGCCATGTCAGAACAGAAAACCATCAGTCAGGCGGTCAAAGAGGAGTTTCTGGACCTGACGCGCTGGGCCAACAACATGATCCGGCAGCTTCAGACCAACTTCGAAACACAGCATGTATGGCCGGGGGGATTCCCCGGTCCGTACATCGGGTACCGCAATACGCCGGCAGCTAAAAAAAGCACCGGACAGGCTTACCGTCGCATGTATGCCAAGGTGTTCAATGGGGCCGGAGGTGACACAAAGAAGATTTCCTTCTTCTTCAACTATTACCTGTATTTCGTGGATATGGGTGTCGGTGCCGGACAGCCCATCGAAGATGTGGAACGCAGCAAGGATGCCCGTTTCAACCAGCTTTATCAGATATGGAAGGAAGAAGGCGACCGCCAGTCACGACCTATCATTGCCATGGAGGTTCGTCACCAGCTCCGTAGACTGGAAGTGCTCGTGTCTTCCTATTATCAGGACTTCATCGAAAACGGCGTACTGGTTTCTTTCCAGGACGAGTTTAAACGAAGTGATTATAAATTCCGGATGAAATGAAAACGATAATTAGAATATTGTCGAACACGTTCTTGCTGGTAGGGATGTATTTTCTCCAGCAGATAAGAATAGAACTGGCTATCCTTCTCCTGGGTGTCTTCCTGATGTTCCAAAAAGAATCGGAATTGACTAATCTTCTGGGAGGGATTATCACAGCAGCCATGATAGTCATGCTACTTTATGATGAATTAGGGAAATTGGGAATATGGCTTTCGTTACTGGCTTTTGCTTTTATCGGATTTATAATGTTACTGGATAAAGAAATAAGAAAACCCACAAAATTTTAATTATGAAAGAATTAAAAGAAATCATCGAAGAATGGGCCACGAAGTACAAGCCCATGCTTCATACGCCCGGAGAAACCGGAAAGAACAAACGGTTTTTCCTTTTCGACAACATTGTAGCTATTCCATCGTTCATGAGCAAGCTGCCCGACTTGAAATCGCCTTGTGTGGGCTACGAATTTGCCCAGGACGGGACGATTAAAGGCGGTATGGACAAACCTGTGCACGTGATTTATTTCCTCGTTAAAACGGATAATATGAAGCCTACCGACAAGCAGCAGTCATACGAAGCCATTCAGGAAGCGAAAATGCACATGCAGAAGTTTCTTGCCTGGCTCCGTGAGCAGCAGGAGAAACGAAAGATTTTCCGGAACATAAATCTTGAAACGGAAGAGCTTCACTATTCTACCTACGGCCCTTTCCTGAACAACTGGTATGCGGTCTTCGTCGAACTGACCGATGTACAAAAAGTAGAGCTTTGCGTCGACACGAAGGACTATGTGGAGTGAAAATGAAATCCCGGAACGGCGCTTTCGTTCCGGGATTTCTTCTTTATTTTCTTACTTCATAAAGTAGTTTTACATCTTCACCATACACTGCATTAAGCGCTTGTTTAAATGGTGCGCTCAGCTTTTCGTCAATATAAGTCGCTACGTATGCAGCCGGTACAGATAGTGTCACTTCCTCACCATTAAGCGAAACAAATTCAAGCGACGACAGCCAGGTGCTAAATTCAACCGGACTTACAGAACCTTGAAGAAGTTCCATAAATGCCATCCATCGGCTTTTATCTTCCTCGCTTATTGTTTTATGCTTGACGGTTTTCTTCTCCTCTACCCTATTATCTTCTTTTGTTTCTTTTGCCTCCGGAGTGTGCTGGATAATAAAATTCTTGAGTGAAGTCACCACATAACTTTTCGGATTGTTTACTTTATACCGGTTCATTCGGTCACGAAGTGCCAGCACTTCGGCCCGGAAATCGTTCATCAGTTCTTCAGGGAGCATATCGGTCAGCATACGCACATCTGTTTCCGTCAGTTTATATTCAGAGCGAAGCAAGTCCCAAATATCGGCGGGAAGTTTTTGCTGTCTTCGTTTACGCGACATTTCCTCCCCAAGTTCACTCAGCTTGATTTTAAATAATATCTCGTCAGGGTTTCCTCTCTTCGTTGCACCCTTATATACAGGCTCATAATCAAAAGTAAAGTCCACCTGATTTTCGCTGGCCATACGGTCGAGGTCTTCACGTATCGGGTCCATCACTTCCTTACAAAATTTACTGAATTTCGGGTATCGGTCTTTTTCGTAAGTCTTAGTAACTACCCCGTTCACCTCCACATTTTCCAATGTTATCACTCCCAGGAATTTCTTGAGCTCCACATATTCTACCGATTTCTTTGGGAAGTCTTTCCATCTGGAAAGATAAATATAAATGCTTGGTGTACGTTTGCGTTTGCAGATACGGGCTATTCGGTAAATGTGGTCAAGATAACCTTTCCCGTTACCTAAATCGCACAGTTCTTTCAATACCTTTGCATCCATACGCGCTTCCACGTAGTTCATCCTCCTTTCTTTTTCTTTCGAGCCTGAAACCGGAATCATAGGCATTTCAATCGTAGAAAACAGATGCGCGTATGTACGAATAGGTCTTCCCACTTCATCATATCTGTAAAAAGAACAGTTCATCTTCATAAGATTATCGCATGCCTCACTAAGATACATATAGTCACGAGGACTTACTCCAAGAGAGGAAGCGCTGATTCTGAATGTGAGAATCTGATTGTCGTCCAGATCATCAGGGAAAAGTGACATTTGTCCGTCTGCACGTCTGTTTTTCAGAAATTCATTGAAGCGGTCTTGCATGGACTTCATGATTTCTATCATAATACTTCGCTGGTAGAGTGAAAAATCTGCCCCTACCATGGCATACAGATAGGGTTGTTTAATAAACTCTACTGAGCTAAGTTCTTTAATCAGTGAGTTGCTTGATTCGGTGGTGCTTTTCTTCCGTCGCATAGGCTATCAGTTCATTTTTCGTATTTCGTAAGTATTCCCATCGAACTGGAATGTACCTACCTTCACGTATTTTTCATCATCAATAAGAGAGAAAACAGATATTCCCAACGCATCGGCCACACTTTCCAGAAATTGCAGGTTAGTACGTGACGGACCGTTTAATTTCTTTGTCAGACTTGAATTGGAAATACCCAGTCTCTTTGCCAGTTCATCCTTGCTTATACCTGACTCTTTTAATCTTTCTTCTAAATAAATCTTCATTGGTTCGTTATTTGGCACAAATATAGATATATTTTCCAAAAACGGAAAATAAAACGACAATATTTTCCAAAAACGGAAAATATTGAATAAAAATAGTTCGGAAAGTTTGCACCTTTAATCTATATATGTTCGGAAATTTTTCCCTATATGACGGAATCTTTGCCCATACACACGGAAACTTAGTACATATTGACGGAATGTTTACCCCTAAAAACGGAAAGTTTGCACCTTTATTAGTATAACTATTTGTTTTATAGCAAATTACGCTTTACTATATATCTTATATCATAATATCATTAATAAAAGCAGACCGATATATTTTTTCTTTTATCCCTTATTTAAGAAACTATCGTTTCTTTATATTATAACATATAGATAATTATATAGATTCTGAAAATCATTGATTATTAGGTTTTTAAAAGCATGTAGGTGCAATGATTCCGTCAATAGGTGAAAAGATTCCGTCAGTAAGGGAAAAGATTCCGTCAGTAAGGGAAATTATTTCGTGTAAAGGTGCAAAGATTCCGAACTATATAAAGGTGCAAACTTTCCGAACTTTACAATAAAAATCCATCAAAACCGGAAACGAAACTCCGGAAGTGCGTTAATTATGGTATAAACTTAAAACTAAACAACATGAATTTGTCGAAAATCATTTGCATGGCTGCCATCCTGATTATGGCGGCTTGCAGCAAGGAAAACATCGTCCGTCCGACGGATATGGAGCAGACGAGTGAGAAAACGTGCAGGGTGTCTTTCCTTCCGGTGTTTATGGAAATCGGACAGGGAGACATCAACCAGTGGAATAATTCACGTGCCGGCACGCTGGCCGAGCTGGCCACTACCCTCTCCTATTGGGATTACATGGACGGCGAGCAGATGCAGGCGGACACCGTTTCGCTTCCTTCTCCCCTTACCCTGAACATGAAGTATGGAGCGCATCATGTGTACTTCCTGGCTCACAGCAGTACCGGAGGAAGTATGGAAGGCATGAAATATACTCCTGAGAAAGTAACTGAAACTTTCTGGGAGGATTTTTCGCTTCAAGTGGACGAGAATATGGCTTCGAGTCAGGAACTGCAAATGAAGCGCGTAGTAAGCCGTGCTATGATTACCGTGAAAGATGCGTTTCCAGCCTCGGTGAAATCGGTACGGATGACAGTAGGCGGTCATCTTCGCACGCTGGATGTGAATACCGGTAACGGTGACGCAGATTCCGCATCCGACTATACGATTACCTGGGAGATAGGCGACGAGTATGCGGGCCGTAGCGGGCTTTATTTCTCCGTGTTTACCTTCACTCCTACCGAGTCGGAAGAATTTGACGTGACGCTGAAAATAGAGGCTTTGGGAGCCGACGGGAAAATGCTTTACGGTGCACAGGCTTCCGGCGTTCCGCTTCTGAGGAACCGGTGCACAAACGCCATCTGCCGTCTGTTCAGTGGAAATACAGGAATCACTTTTTCTGATCCGGACGAATGGAATCCGGCCATCGAGATAGAAATGTGACATCATTCAAAAAGCGAAGGGCAGAGAAGCGTGTGCTCCCCTGCCCTTTCGGTGTATGAATTGTGCGGAATTATTTCCCCACGATGTCTTTGTAGTATTTGTCAATGAACTCCTGCGCGGCTACATTCAGCAGGTCGATGACAAACACTAAGGTATCTTTTTTTCCCTTGTTACGGCCTTTGTTCATGCTTTTCTTAATGTCTTCCAGCTTCTCCAGCATGTCTTCGTCCAGATAGACATTCCGCATGATGCGTCCCTCTTTTTCATCTTTTCTAATTCTTTTTCGTATGCCGTTTATTTTCCGTTCTACTGCGGGTAATTCACTTTTCACGAATTCTTTATCGGGCGCAGCTTCTTGTTCCGGACGGATGTTTTCCTCTTCCTGGTTATTTGCTTCAACGCATGAGTTTTCAGCAGTGAATGTAGCAGGAGATTCTTCCGTCTTTTCTTCTGCCTTTTCCTGAGTCGCAGCACTCTCCTCCCCTGCCTTTTCTGCGTTGGCGCGTGCTTCCTCAATGCCCTGCCTTGCATCGAGCATTGTTTCATTCAGGTTGAATCGTTGTTTAGCCATAATCGTGTGTTTTACTGGTTATCTAATCGTGATAGAATCTCTTTTGCCAGCTCCATGTAGTCGGCAGCTCCCGTGCAGTTGGGCGCAAAATCGAACACGTTCATGCGCTGCGCAGGCGATTCGGCCAGCTGAATGTTCGTGCGGATGGTGGTATTGAACACCTTCCCAGGGAAATTCTGATTCATCTGTTCGTATGCCTGACGGTGAAGCGACAGACGTTTGTCGTAGCGTGACATGATATAACCCAGGATTTCAAGTTTTGGATTGACCATATTTTTGATTTCTTCGTATTTTGCGGTAATCAGGCCCATCCCATCCAGGGCAAATACTTCGCAGTTGATAGGAATCAGCAGGTAGTCAGAAGCTACCATCGCATTTACAGAAACTACTCCGAAATTTGGTGGACAGTCAATCAGGATAAAATCATAGTGGTCTTTCAGCTTATCCAGCATCAAGCGAAGAATAAATTCACGTCCTGTTCGGCTCACCAGTTCCTGCTCGCACTTATAAAGGTTTGGGCGTGAGGGGATGAAGTCGAAGCTTTCTTCGTTTTCGTTTTCGCATAGCACGCATTCCATGATGTCTGCGTTTCCTGTCATCGCATCGTAAAGGGTTTTACCATCCTTTTCCGTGGCCAGACGGAATCCCATCATTTTAGATGCGTTACCCTGTGCGTCGGCATCTATTACCAGCACACGTTTACCAAGAGAATGTAAGGCTTTTGCCAGATTGACGGTGGTAGTGGTCTTCCCTACTCCACCCTTACAGTTGAATGAAGAAATTGTAATTGCCATATCAAATGTTTTTGTTTTATTACACTGCAAAGATAGTCGTTTTTTTTCATTTCCGCCATAAATACAGAAATATTTTTATGCAAAAATGTAAATATTCAAATGTGCAAACGCATAAAAGTATTTTTGAATAAAAATATAAAAGCATTTTTGTGTGGATACATGAAATAATAATAGAATAAATGAATAAAAACATAGAAAAATAAAAACATAAAAGTATTTTTATATAAACATACTTTTATGTGAAAATACAAAATAGATGATAGAAAGATATTTTAGTATAAAATCATAGAAGTATGAACGTATAAAAGAATAATTGAGTAAAAGTATAAAAGTATAAAAGTATGAAAGTATGAAAGAGTAAAAGTATTTACATTCAAATATTCATATATGTAAAAGAATAATAATGTTTTAATACAAATAAATGAAAATATAAAAGCATGAAATAATAAAAGAGTAAAAGTATTTCTATATAAAAGCATAAAAGCATGTTTGAATAAAAGTATTTATTATAAATCAGATAATCAATTAGTTTCAAAGTTTGCTTATGTGCGGTAAAAACATTATATTTGCAAAGAATTGAGCATGAAAATGTTCTTTGTTTTATTACACCTGGATGGGGAACAGTGGTTCTTCATCCTTTTTCTTTTTGATATTCAGAGAAAATAGGATATATTTGCATCATCATGAGAAAAATAGTAACCATGTTATTGCACACGGTGGTGTGCACTTTATTCTTTATTTTGACAGAATTAAACTTACACAAAGTCCTATTTTCCTGTGAAGGAAGATGGAAGGATAATCGCAAAAAGTAATGTTGTTTGATACAATCATTATCAGTGTTATGTTTACCGCGCTTCCCTGTGAAGGGAGGTGCGTTTTTTTGTCCTTCATTACCATATTAACCTTGTATATCTTTGTACCAAAACAAACGAAAGATGAAGAAACCGACCAAACGTCTGCTCTGGACGGAGGCGTACAAGCTGATGAACGCCCGCACTCCGGACGGGAAAAATAAGCCGTTCGACATACGTTTTGTGTGTAAGGACGGAACGATAAGCGAATGTTACAACGTGCAGCGTGCCGTTTCGTACAACCGCGAAAAGGGATACCGTAAACTGGTAATGCCAAACGGAGATTTCCGTTACGTGTACGACGTACTTATTCTGCAGATTAACGACACAAAGATATTGGTTAAGTAGTTATATGACGACAAACACAAAAAATACAAACCGTAAGAAGTCCAACCAGGGAATAAAGGAGTTCAGAGGAAAAGTGACTTCACTCGTAGACCGTGGATACCAGTATATAGGCATGGCCCGCGTGTCGGAAATCCCGTCTGTATCTTCCTCGGAAATGATGAAAGGGGGAGGGGCCATCGGCGGACTTCCCATTCAGGGCACGTTTAATATTTTCGACAGCCGGCAGTCAAACCCGGTGCCGGTCAGCAATGCCGGGACACCCGGTCTGGGTTACATTCCATGGGGACCGGGCAACATGCTGCCGAATACCATCTACAAGCTGGTAGGCAGTCTTCCATACACGGCGACCGCCATCAAATATATTATCGACCTGACCGTAGGGCTCGGGCCGCAGCTTATGTACCGCTGGTCACGCTACGTAAACGGTACGGTAAAGACTGAGCTGATTCCCTTCAAGGATGCCGGACTGCTGATTCGTAACCGCATCATGGAGATTCAGGCACAGATTGACCAGCAGAAAGCAGAAAGCGGCGAAGAGCAGGGTGGGGGAGGTACAATCACCTGGTCGCAGGCCGTCTCCGGAGAGGAGAAGAAAGATACCGAACAGGTTGGGACACCGGAATACGAGCTGAAACAGCTTCGTGAAGACTATCGGACCTGGGAAGAAACTGACAAGGAATGGGACAAGTTCTGTGAAAATAACAATCTGGAACTTCACTACCTGAAGTGCATGACCGACGACGCGCACATGGACATTTATTTCCCGACCATCGGGCTAAGCATCGGACGGAAGGACGAAGAGTGGGACCCGAAAATCGTGAAGCTGGGAAACATTCCGGCGGTGTGCTGCCGCATGGAGGAAATGGACGAACGGATGCGCATAAACTACGTGTATTATGCGGAGAAGTGGCGAAAGGATGCCACGCCAAAGCTGGAAAGAAAAGATGTGGTGGCCTATCCCACACTGATGCCGGAAAACATGCTTACGGAGCTTCGTCGTCAGGTGGAAAAGAGTAAGAACCGTCCTCCGAAGAAACGTACCACCTGGTTCTGCTGTCCAAGCTATTACCCTTCAATGCTGAAACCTTATTACCCGCAGCCAGCCTGGTGGAGTATCTTTCCGTCGATGACCTACGATTACGCCACGACATTGATTACCGACAAGGCAATGGCCCGACAAAATGCGACCATGTGGGGGAAAATGATTTTCATCAACAACGAATACCTTCGTGCGATGTTCGATGAAATGGGAGCGGATACTACCGAAGCGAAACAAGCTGTACGTGACAGTATCTATAAGAAGGTGAATGAGTTCCTTCAACGCCGCGAGAACAACGGGAAAACTATCTGTCTGGACTCGTTTGTAGGCCCTGACGGGAAGACGATGCAGCATGCGGTGGAAATTGTGGATGTGCCGCAGCTGACAAATTCCAGGGATTTAAAAGAGGAGTTGTCCGAAATCTCAAGCGTGGTGTTCTTTGCCATAGGGGTTCACCCTTCTTTGATTGGAAGCACACCCGGGAATAGCGGAAGCACCGGAGGTACCTACATGCGCGAATTGCAGTTGCTCAAGCAAAACCAGCTTTCTACCCGGCAGCGCATTTATCTGCGGTTCCTGAAGAATATCTATACATTCAATAAATGGGACAAGCATGGAGAAATAGTCATCCGTCAGCAGACATTTACCACGCTCGACCGCAGCGCAACCGGCACAGAAGAGACAGAATCCACGCTATAACATACATTTTTCTTCTTCTTTTTTTGGTTTTATTCACAGAAAAAATCCCGGCAAAACGTCTGATTTGTCGGGATTTTTGTTGATTTTGGCTCAAGTGTTTATTAATAGATTTTTCAGTGGCGTAGTATCGCCACTTCAGTCGAGCTTAATAGTTTTTTTGGTGGCGATACTACGCCACTGAACTCGCGTAACTACGATTTTTCTTCATCTTTGCTTTTTGAATCTTTATTTTCCGGCTGTTTTTCATGGCTTGTGTTCCCTTGAATGGCGTTTAAAAGATTGATAATCAATCTGTGTTCAATCCGCTTTATCATCAGGAACTGGGTGCATGTATTGGTTATCTGTGCAATGATGAAAGAAAGCATCAATATAATAGAGATGAAAAAATTGTACAACAAGTCCCTTGTTTCAGTCCCGTTAAAATATGAAAAAACAGAAAAGGCTATTTGAGCACATACGAAAATAGGGAAAATAAAGTTGATTGCTTTTAAGATTTTATCTTTCATAATCTGTTTGTATTTTTATGTATAAATGAATGTATAAAATTACTGTTCTATTTCCACACGCAGATAGGGCATTCCGCCTGGTAGCATTGGCCATATCTCCGCGTCTGGTGTAAGCATCCGCATCTGTTTCGAAGCGAGTCCAAGCAGGCAAAGCTTTTCTACCTCTGTATGGAATCCTGTCCATAATTCTCCATCTTTTGCGCAAGCAGCTTGCAGGAAAGAAGCTCCGCCACCTTTATCTTTAAAGAAGCCTTCAGGTAATTGCAACAACATTTCTCTGATTTCCTGCCGGTGCTTTTCGATACGTTCCGTATGGAATCCTACATTTACGTTGGTATTCTGAATAGAACGCACAAAAAAATGAAGTCCTTCTTTCTTACATTCTTCGTATTCTTCGTGGCTGTGAAACATGCAGTCGGCGAAAATTCGGTCTACATTTTCAGTATTCAGTTCGGTCATGGCTCTGTGATTTTAATGTCGTCAAGGTTATTGAAATTAACGATGATCTTTGTAATAACGTACACATATTCTTCTCTGCTTTCACCTCCCAGATAGGTGGCTGTATTTATTTCGTCAATGTCCGAATGCGGGAAAGCGCTTTTGAAAAGTTCTTTCAGCATATTGAAGTTTTTCTCAGAGGCAGTAAGGTGATGCCCAAAGTTTGTAACAGACGATACATCGAATCCTTTTTGCTTCAACATCTCCACCTGATTTTTTATTTCCCTTTCACGGCCGGAAGGATAGATATATCCTCTCAATGTGGCGGTCATTTTGTACGGGCAGAAAATAATGTCATCTATATTTCCGGTTCCTTCGTTGTGCCACCATTCACCAAAGGATTCAGTGATAAGTTTCAACCGTTCCCTTGCATCCTCGTTCGATACCTTCATTCCGATCTGTTTTCTTAGTTCCCGGTTTTCATGGTTGAGTGAGCGTATTTTCTGGATGTATTCATTGTACTTTTTGTTGATGTCACCTTCATATCCGAGGCTGTTCAGAATTTCTATAGAATTTTGTTCAAACAATTCTGCACTTGACTCTTTTGTACCTTCGTTTAGTTCCCCTTTTTGAAGCAAATAAAGCAATAATGAGAAATTTTTGACCAACGTCTCCATTTTTACACACAACATTCCGTGCAATGTTCCGTCCGGATCAAGAACCGGAGTCTTATCATCGTTCTTTTTAAAGTTGATTTTTCTTTCTTCCATAGTTTTTTTGTTTTAAATGTTTTCGGCCAGCAAGTCTGCTATGTCATCAAGTCTTATCAATTCGCTTTCCTCGCATGAATTTATGCAAAGAATAATGAGTCTGTTTATCTTTACTTTTCTATTCATTACTACATCCAGTTTTGTTTTTCCTCGATTTGCATCGTTTAAATACAAATGCTCATTTACCGCTTCTTTCAGCTCTTCCGATGGGTCCTGTTCCGAAGATTTGGCAAACTGAATCATCAGTTTTATAGCTTCTTCTTCACTTTCGTCCAATTCACGTTTTTCTATGTAGTCATAAGTCCCGCTTTCGTCCAGTACAAAAGATTCCAGGTCGGCGTATTCGTCACAGTCGTATTCTGACTGCACTACGTTTACAATATCCAGTGCTTCCTGTGCCATATCCCTTTCGCCTGAATCAATATATCTGTCACATTCATGAACGAAAACGTCTCGTATATATACAAGCTGGTCCTCGGTAAATTCTTTTTTCATGGTTTATTTGTTTATCTTATAACAGCTCTGTAATTCACTTGTAAATATAGAAAATTCTTTTTTACCAGGCTCTCCTTTCTTGTTCAGTTTTACGACCACCACACGCGGATTCCCGAGGTAATGAATCACCTTTTGCTGGAACCGGTTTACCACCTTAAATGACTCACCAGTTACGTTGTTTGTCAGGATGTCTCCCGTGTGAATGATGTTCCCGTTACAGTCTACAAGGAATTTATCGAGATATTCCTGTTCTTTCTGCTTGATTCTTTTCTCGTATGGTTGCGAGATCCTGTTCATTTCGTTATGTATCTCCAGGAGTTTCATTCTGTATGGAGCGAGCTCGGATTCCATTTCTTGCTTTATGGAAAGGATATCTTCTTCCAGTCTTTTTGCACCTTCTGATTTTGATTCCATTATTTGATTGATTTAAAGTAATTCATCAAGATTATCCATTAAATTTACTAGGCACACTCTTAAATCGTCAATGTAAAATTCATTTTTTGTCCATGTGAATATTTTATATGTGCTCCAACATCCAATTGGTACAATATGAAGAAAAACCGAATCACAGTCTTCACCTGGCGTAATACGGGCAGAAGCAGTCATACCTTTTACTTTTTTTGTCATATCGAAACTGACATGACTATCATTATCTGCATGGATGTTTTGTATAAGTCCTTTCTCTTCCAGTGGTTTCAGGTATTTCGTAATGTATAAATCGGTGTTTACTGACTTCCTATTTAGTTCATCATTAAGGGATTTATTTGCGGCCATCAGTCTTTGATAAATAAACATCCGTTCTGGGGATCTGAATGTTTCCTTTACTGATACATCGGACTTGAAAAATGTGATATGGTCTTCGTCTGCCTCTGTTTCGATAATGACTTTCATTGAGTTTTCTCGTGACGGCTCATTCAGTCTGAACATGATTCGGCATCTGCATGGAATAACCCGCAAGTCTGTGATAATTCCTTTCTCTTCCAGCGGTTTCAGGTATTCAGACACATATTTTTCTATTGAATAATCGTTTGCGGTCATAGGCTTATTTCTATTTGATAAATTGTTCTTTTATATACTTTATTCCTTGAAGGATATATTGTTCAATTGTCTCTGTGTAATGCGGGTCATTCTTCGGGTTTAGAAGTCCGGCCATGTACAATGGCCTGTATTTGCAAAATCCAGTAGTGGGATAAAAGAATACGCAGTCTTCATTTTTACCTGGTTTTAAATGCGCGGATATTTCTTTCCCATTTATGTTTTCTACCAGCGTAAACCAAATATCTCTCTCACAGTCTTCATGAACGTCCTTTATAAGACCTTTTTCTTTTAGCGGTTTTAAGTATTTGGTGATATATTCATTTCCTTCCTCAAGAACAACTCGATTGCTCTTTTCATCATACTTCTTCACCCATTTCATTTCACCTTCTAACCGTTCTTTAGCATCTGTAATGAAATAGAGTATATTTTTTAGTTCATCGTATGAAATCTGGTAACTAATCGCAGAAAAGAACAAAGTAAACTTGATTGTGTTTGAGTTGTCTTTTTTGTTTATTTCTGCTTTTATTGGAAGTCCTTTTATTAGTTCCTTCAATTGGAAACGTATCCTATTCAGATTAGGGTAAATTCGTATTCTGTATATGGTTCCTTTCTCTTCCAGAGGTTTCAGGTATTCAGACACATATTTTTCTATTGAGTAATCGTTTGCGGTCATGATAAATATGTTATTTCAGTAGTTTTTTAATCTTTGCTACGAGTTTTGACCAAGCTTTTTGACAGATTTTGGAAATTCCTTTTTGATTTATTTTTTCGTCATAATTGCCTGTATTAATATTTCTGATAGACTCCCTGTACTGAGGATAGTCAAGCATGTTAAGCAGACGGTTATCGCTGGATATAAATTTCTGTTTGTCCCACATTTCATGCAAGACTTCTTCACTGAATACTCCTTCCCAAAGTAATATATCTTTCAGTGCATCAATGTTTATTTCCTTGACTCCGTACTGGAAACATTTATACTGGAGGTAATTGGTATACATTACGGCGATGGCCGGACGGTCTATAAGTGTACTTATTATAAGTGCTGAAGGATAATCTATCTTGTAAGGAAAATTTTCAGCGACAAGATTTATCATGAAAGAAGTGTAATCAAACTGCGAAGAAAGTTCTTTATGTGCATTCAGGAAATTACCAACAATCTCATGATTCATTTTGAAAATGGAAAGTAGTTTCCTTTGTGTATCATTTATTTCTATTTTTGATTTCCCATCCAGTTCCTCACACCATTTCTGAATGGCGTCTGGACCGAGGTCTTTCTGATGTTTAAATTCCATAGCTATATTGTTTAATGGTTTGTTACTTTATACGTTCCGACTGGTCCGCACATGTTACATGGGTAATCTCAAGGTTTCTGCAGCTCATACATGTGGGTACGGTAGGGGAGTAGACACGTTCGCATTTCAGGCAGATCCATCCGTATTGTGAAGGTGCTGGCGTGTCGAGAGCAGGTTTGTTTTCACTGCGGGCCATTTTAACGGCCTTTATCGCATCGTCCAGAGATACGGTGTAGTATAATTCACCTCCAGTGAATCGGCCCGTTTTCTTTTCGTTAAGGTATTCTTCTGGTGTCATGGCTCAATTATTTGTAGTTCATTACCAACTTTCAGTTTGGCTAAGAGTATATTTACGGCTGCTACCTGATTTGACAATTCATTGAGGTAGATCCTAAATATTTCTTTTATCAGCTTGTCATCCACGTTTATATTGACAGTCTTGGATTTTCCTTTTTTATATCCGAACAATTTTCGTTCTTTGTAGATAATGAACTGATGAAGTTGAATATTTTCCATCTCTTTCATGTTTTGAATGGCTTCATCGAGCATTTTCAGCCTTCTTGTGGCTTCCACTTCATTACCAAGGATTCCCTCTACTTCATCTATCAGTTTCTTTAGATCTTCCGTCATAATTCATTCTGTTTATGATTTGTGGGGTAATCACTCCACTCTCTTATCTCTGCATTGCAGCAGGGGCACAAAATATATAGCAATGTTTTTTCTATTCTTGTAAATGGTAACTTCCCATCACTTCTGGATAGCACGTCCCTTTTATCGAAAGTAAACTCGCACCCGCAGAACTGGCAGGTCGCTATTTTCTTATCGTATTTCCCTTCTTTGATAATTTCAATCATATTGTTACAGGTTACGACAACACCACATACATGGCTGCCAAAAACAGATAATATAATTTGGTTTTACTCATGTTTTTTTAGTTTTGATTAATATCCGTTTTCACATGCTTTGCAGCAAAATTTCTCACGATTTCCAGCATCGGAATCAGTGATTTCGTATTTACGCCCGCACTGCTGGCAGGTATATTCAATCACGTCCGACTGATAGTATTTGCAGGAATCTCCCGCTTTTACTTCCTTCCCGAAATTGGTACATTTCCCGTTGTCATAACTGTTGCATGTTGCGCAGGTGGGGGAGAAGTTTTCGCAGTTGTCTAATTTCACTCTGACTGTCACTTTTTCTTGATGTGAAGTGAAGTAAGGTTGCTGAAACTCTTTTCCATTTTTAAAGTCGATACAGTAAAATCTAAACATTAAATTGCTAAGGCATATAATGTTATAATCAGAGATGACTCGATATATATGACTCATGTGCCTTTCCCCGTTACCACATTCAATAGCCATGTTGGAATAATCAGGTATTGAATCTGCTACAATACCCATAAACTCTCTAAATGTGTTTTTTATGACTTCCGGATCATGCTGTATATACTCATTTGATTCTAAGTCACGTGCTAATATTCCGAGTTTTAGATTTATCGAATTGCATTTATCGCACAGTTCTTCATATTTAATAGCTTCTGCTTTTTTGTCGAATCGGCTACCATCATTTGTTTCGTATATTTCTATTGCTTTCATAATAAATTTATATTTAGAAGTTCGGGGTTATCGTGAATATTACCTATTACATCTATATCCATTTTCTCCCACCATGATATAGGAGGTTGCATCCAAATATCCAATTGGTCCTGATTGTTCAAATCACAAATATTGGCGATACAAAAGGCTGCTCTCTCTGGGATAAATTTCACCAATTTTGGAAAGTCTACGTTGACAGTTATTATGTCTCCGTCGTAGATTTCCGTTTTGTCCTTATCTTTTCTCCCGATGAACTGGCCAACCGTATTTTCCTTATAATGGTTCCAGAATTATTTTCTATGTATGTTTGAGTCTTCACGGACCGCAACCATTGATTACGGATTTTCCCCCAATATTCAATATCAATACTGTTGAAAATATGCCTGCGAATTTTTGCAGCTTTTTTAGCGTATTGCATAATGTCTTCGATAGGCCGGCACATTCTTCGTTGAATATCAAAACCAATTTCTTCGATTCTGTTAAAACAATTCACTTTTATGTAACATAGCCCGATTTCCTCTACTTCTGCAAAGACAAATATGTCGCTTAAAAAGAATGGATTAGGTGTTTCATATATTTTCATATCAGTTATTTTTATTTTTCCGTATTAGGTATTAAGTCTTTTATGTAAGCCCATCTTATAAGTCCCCAATCTTTAACATAATCATCCCATGCAAAAGGTTCATCTTCGGAAGGGTATATACCATCGACATGATAAGCATGTACAGCGTTTTCATAAAGGAAATATTCTTCATAATTAGGCTCTTCTTTTACACCATGCCACACGCTGTCTATTCTCCATTCTGCGACATTTACACAAGCATTCTCAACATCTTCCTGTGAAATTGCGCTTCCTCCGTAATAAACCAAGCATGCCAGATTTTCGGCTTCCTTTTTAGCTGCGTTTTCTATATCTTCTCTTTTCATGGTTTTTCTTTTAAGTATTCTTTATTCAGGTGATTGTTTTCTATAAGCCATTCAAACATTCCGATGGCTGCGTTAAATATGCTTCCATCATCCCCCGTATCAAATCCAGTAAGATAATTTATCGTCTTGTCTTCATTGAATGAGAAATAGGCAATGTCATCTGTGGATATAAACAATCCCCAACGATTGTTCCCTAAAACTATATCTTTAGGCATTATCTTCTGAATACGTGTAAGGCTCCATGCAGGAACATCTTTTCCCCAGAGAGCGTCGAAAATTTCCTCTCCGGTCATAAGGGTGCCGTCCGGGTGTTTATGGAAAGGGCTTCCCAGTTTTGCGATTCTTTCCGGTGTCCAATACTTCCCTCTCAATGTGGGAGGTTTTGTTTGAAGTTCCCATTCCAATGATTTTACCCGGCTGCTGGTGTGGTGATACACCATGTCGGCCGTTTCCGGTTTCAGCCCCAGCGAAAGAAGTATTTCCGACTGGTCGCGTGTGGTTGCTATTTGTGATTTGAAGTCCATATATTATTCCTCCACTTTTACAAAGATTACACTAGTTTTATCCTTTCTACTTATATCGCATTTACCTACAAATGATTCAGCAAAATCGTCACACATCGGGAAATTCTCGTTCCAGAAAAAACATCCTACACACGATGTAGGCTTTTTAGATGGTTCAACTCTCAGCTTCACAAGCCCGCACTGAAATGTTTCTCCGGCATTAAATTCTTTCTTCGCCATAATCAATCTTCGTCTTTAGGGAACAAACTCTCAATATCTTCATTGGTATAATAGCTTAGCACATCTTCAAAATGGGAAATGCAAATACCGGTATTTTGTGCCACACAGTCTACATAAGTTTCAAAATCTACTTTCAATATGTCATCAAACACCTCCTTGCAATTGGAATAGTCTATCCACACCATAAGACCGTAATTTTCTTGCCATTCATGGGTGTCTACAAGTTCTTGTAGCCTTTTTAATTTCTTGAAATCCATATCCTGTTTATTTTTATTGTTCTTTATTTCCTCATAAATCATCTTTGCAAGTTCCGGAACAGACTTGTCACACCAGCCGTCTGCTATGTCGTCTTTTTCTTTGTCAAAGTGATTTTCGGCAACATATTCGTTCACCCACGATTGAAAATCATCCTCCGAAATACCATAGTCGGGGTCATATTCTATGTAAGATGTAAGTGAATAGCAGTGTTCGTGAGATTTCCATGGATATACAGTTCCATCATAGACAAGCGTCTGATTCTTGTATCGTTCTCCAGCGTGGATAGTTCCACCGCAATAATCGCACCGGTGTTCTTTACGGGCGATAGGGGATTTTTCTTGTAATACTTCTGGCATATTATTCTTCTTTTTTATCGTTCTGTATTTCAGATAATTTATTAATCACTAGGTATGTAAGCATAAATTCTATGAAAAGGATGTCGTAATCCAAACCGGAGAAATAGCTCATTGCCATAACGAAAGCCACAAGACCTACAAAAATTGCAGTAGCAATAAAATACTCTTTCATCATTAATACCTGAATTTACCGAACTGAATAACTGCCATCGGCTGACTGAAGTCATAACCCCGGAACCACTCTTTCCAGTCGTCTACCGACAGACCATCGTTGTCCGCAAGTTCTTTCAGTTCCGGATATTTACCGTCGATGTCAAAGAAATTGAAAGAGGCACATCCGTCGCGATCCAGCTGGAAGGTAAGTTTCTGAATACCTGTTCCTGATTCCGCAGTCAGACAGCCTATTGTTATTTGCCTGCTGAAATACGGACGGCCTTCCCACTGACGGACGGAGATAACCGATTCACCTTGCTGCACCTCGTTTATGCGTTTTGCCCAGAGCGGAAAGTTGGCCCGGATGGTGTGTCGTTTTTCTCCGGAAAGGAATTTCTCACGGAATCCGGTAGGGCTCCCAGACCGGGGATGTTTGGTCGGGAAAGATTGCGAAAGCATGAGCACGTAAGTCTTTTTCATAACTTTTTTAGATTTCATGTTCATCGTTTTATTACATTTTACCTACCGCAAAAATAACAATTTTCAACCGAAATCACATTAAAATTGTTTCTAAATTTCACAAAACCTCCGATTTTTCGTTTTTTGTCCTTCAAACTACCGAATCAGACCGCTAACTTTGAGGAAAAACACAAAGACTATGCTAGTAACGAAAACCGAAGAAATCAGGGCATACGTGCCTACCAGCGTGTACAGCGGCGACCAGTCACTTCTCACAATCATGGAAGAGACAGAAGAGAACATTCTTGTGCCGATACTTGGGCGGAAACTCTACGAAAAGGTATGCGAAGAATACGATAAGGCCATGGAAGAGTATGGCGGAGTGACGGCGGCCTACGTGGAAAAAGAAAACCTTACACCCAAAATCCGTCTGATACGTGCCTGTCAGCTTCCGGTGGTCTACTTGTCGCTGGCCAACAGCACCGGCATTCTCACGGTGAGTCTGAACGACGGCGGTGGACTGAACCAGGTGTACACCGACGGGTACGACAAGGCCGACGAGAAATCCGTGAGCCGGTTTGAGCGCGATGCGTATTTCAAGGGCCGTCGCGGAGTGGACCGTCTGCTGGTATTCCTGGAAGAGGATGCGTGCAGTCAGGCTCCCGTGTTTGCCGATTTGTGGCGCGAAAGCCGTTACTTCTACCTGCAGGGCGACTTGCTTTTTACTACCGCTATCGAGATGAACCGTTTTCTGGACATTAACGAAAGCCGGGAGAAATTCATCTCAATGTTGCCTGACATACGCTATTGCCAGAGCGCTTACATAGAGCCGGAGATAGGGGAGGAGCTGACCGATGCGCTGGTGAAATGGTGCACGCGCTCGCTAAAGTCCGACCTTTTCACGGGCGAAGACAAGGATGCCATAAATGCGGTGTGGCAGAAGGCGGTGGACTGTCTTCGCATGGCGCTGGCACTCTACATCGAGTCGCGCCGTCCGGAAAAACAGCGCAAGTACAGCGAAAACGAGGCAGCTTATTCCATGACAAAGGCCCGCAAATTTATCTCCAACCATCAGGATTCTTTCGGAGAGTTTATCAAGGATTCTCCGCTGTATGTGCCTCCGCTCACTGAAACAACCGGACCGGACAAGCAGCCCATATTCGATTATGACAACCAGGACAACGCCATCTTCGTCATGCGTCCGCAAGCCTTCACCAGGCACTGATTTTTTGTCCTTCATTCCCAGTTGTCATATACCTAACTTTGGAGTATAAAGAAACGACAAATGGATACGACAAACTACCAGATACATCTTCCGGCCCTTCCCGACAGCTGGAACCGGCTGTCGACCGAAGAGCTGGAAGAGGTGAACAGACTTTACAAGCGTAAGGAGGCTATGGCTGCGGAAGGCGACGAGGAACGTGCCGACCGCCTTTTCAAGCTGAAGTGCTTCATGCTTTTTCTCGGACTGAAAATCGTGCGGCGCACCGTGACCGATGAAAATGGTGAAACGGTGTTTCTCTTCCGGCGCAAAGGGATTCGCCACCTGTTTGAGCGCATTCCCATGCGGGCATGGCAGGTGGACCAGTGGATTGACCAGAAACTCGGTTTTCTGGACAATCCTTTTGCACGCACCGTCACTCCCTACGGAATTATCCGCCTTCGTATGGGGACCCTTCGTCTGAAAGCGCCGAAAGATGTGATGTCCGATGTCAGCTTTGCGCAGTACCAGTCCGCACAGAATCTGCTTATCATGTACTGGGACGCACAGAAGGTTCTACAGACGCTTGTAAGGCGAAAATCGACCCATGCCGCCATCCGGATGCAGTTGCGCCGCATGAAGCAGGCACGATGCCGGTTTCTGGCCACGCTGTTCAACGAATCCGTGCGCGAGACGGGAGAGATACGCGAAGGACGCTACCTGCGCAAGTGTAAGCGCCGCGTGTGGTCGTTCAACTCCGGACAGATACAGAAAAACGCTCGCTGGTTTAGCATGGTAGAAGCCCGCATGTTCCCCGTCATGGTGCAGTATTTCCAGAGTGTGCAGGAAGCCTACGCACGCATGTATCAGGAGCTGTTCACGCCTAACGGGAAAAAGAACGGACGGCAGAACCCTATCAAGATAGAGGTGGAAATGATTAACAACATCATGAAGTATCAGGGATTCAGTGACTACGACGCAGTGTACGACAGCGAGGCGGTCCGCATCCTGGGAATTATGAATGCCATGGCAAAGGAAGCAAAGGAAATTGAGAAAATGAATCAGAAATACAGAAAAGGGAAATGATAACCGATTACCAGAGTAACGCATACCGAATTTCTTACCAGGGCGTGTCCATGATAGAAAATGCACTGGAAAACCCCAACCTGATTCAGGTGGGGGTGGTTCCGGGCTGTACCATCATGGTGGCTCCGCAGAAAAGCTACGGCATAGATTATCTGCCCAACGGAGAATACCGAAGCTGGACGCTGACGGGATACAACACCCGTCTGAACCGCACTGAGGCGCACTACATCTATGCCCGTCTGGAACGTGGTTCTGACGATGCCATGGTGCTTTTTTCCGTGAACGACTATGCTACTGACGGAAGCATCGGCGGAGAGAATCCCAGCGAAGATTTCTATTACATACGTATCGGAAGCATTACCGCCACCGACAGTCTGGAAGCTGCCACACTCGACCGTGAAATTACACTGGACTACGGTAAGCTTTCTACTCCTGAAGGTAATGACCAGGATGCAGCCGGATGGAAGGAACTGTTCGAACTGACCGCAGAAGGATTGATCCGTCCGCTGAAACGTTTCACTTCCTTTATTGTGCAGGGCACGCTTTCCATTATCGGGAAACTGGTTATCAACGACAAGCAGATTACGGATGTGGCACGCCAGGGAGATGAGGGAGATTTCCTTCAAAGCGACGAATCCGTGCCCACAACCAAGTTGCTTACTGGAAAATATTTAGACCTTATCAGACAATACCTTATCAATAAAGACCGTGAAGACTCCACAAAATTCTTGCTTACGATGATGGCAGGAATTGTGGTGGGAGAGAAAGGCTTTGCCGAAGGTTTAACCGGTTTTGGCGCAAAGATAGATAAAAAAGGATACGGAGAAATGCGCGGACTTCGCCTGTGGGAATTTCTGGAGGTTCCTGAACTCCGGTACAACCGTGTAGAGATTTTCCTGGGGATTAAATGGCGTGTACCTGGTGCTGGAATTATTCTGTCATGCACACCTGATACGGATTCGGAAGGTAATCAGCTTACAACTGGAACTTGTACACTAAAGCTGGAAGAAGGAGAGTTTGGTGCGGTATCTAAGGATGACATTGCACTTGGTATCTTCCATTTTGGCGATGAAAGGGATTCTACCGAGGATTCAGACGACAGCAAAGGTAACTTCAAATTTTCCGGATTTGCAACCACCTATTTTCGCGTGACGGAGGTGTCGGGAGATAATAATGAGACATTCCGTTATGCGCTTCGTCCTGGATATACTATTCATCCACAGCCGCAGATGAACTTTTCATGTTACGGGAACTTTACTGATGAAGCAAGACAAAGCTCCGCATACGAAACACGAACATATACCCGACTTCTCTGGAAGCAGAATGACTGGGAATTTACGGTTGGGAATATTGCCATGCAGTATGGCGACCTGACGAATTTGAACATATTCGGGCTGAACATGTCTGGTTACTCCATGTACCTTAATTCTGTGTATTTTACTGGTACAATAAATCAAGTAAGACCAGATGGAACGCCGGTTCTTGTGGCAAATGACAGAGGTCAATGGGAAAGTGGCACAAAATATGAATTTTATGACCGTGTAAGCCATGATGGTATATTGTGGCTATGCGTAGCAGAAGACGGGACAGATACAGAACCATCCAAGGAAAATGCTGATTGGCTTCTACAAGTAGATAAGGGTGAAGATGGAGCTGGGTTAACTTATATTGGAAGGTGGAACTCAAAATTGGTAGTTCCCAAAATGGGTTCAGTAACAATGAATGGAAGCACTTTTGCTGCAAAAGTAGCTACCACTAATCCTCCGTTATGGTGTTGGACAGATAATCAAGGGAATAGATTCATATTCTCTGATGGAGGGTATGTAATGACTGGCGAAGAAAACACTTCAGAGTATGATATGATCGCCAGTAAAGGAGAAGATGGAGTTTCCATAGAAGAGATCTATACGCGTACTACTGTTAATTCTACGCCGTCTACTCCAACCTCCCCGCAAATAGATGATTATATACCTTCAGGGTGGACACGTACACAGTCAGGAATATCTTCTTCTTATCCTTACGAATGGGTATCAAAACGAAGGAAATCTTCCGATGGCGTATGGGGACTGTTTTCTACGCCCGTCGTGTGTGCGCAGCTTGGAGAGAAAGGAGCCGACGGGCTTCAGGGATGTGCAATACGCGAATCTGAATGGGCTTTGAATACGGAATATCGCAATGATAGTGATGTAACCGATGGTAGTCTTCCTGTTCGTTATATAGACGTGGTGCTTGTAAGAAATAACGCCATGGAAACAGGTTGGGACGCATACCAGTGTTTGAAAACGCATGTATCGAGCAGCAGCATTACATACGCTAATACGCAATATTGGAAAAAGTTTGGAGCGAATGTAGGTTCTATTTTTACATCACTGATTATATCAAAGAATGCAAAAATACAGTTGTTTCAGGGAAACGACCTGCTTATACAGAAAGATGACGGTACGGTTACTGCAGGTATGACAGGAAGCAATTCAGGTAGCCTTGTGCGTATTTTTGCCGGAAGCACTTACGAGAATCGTGCTTCTGCTCCCTTCCGTGTGACAGAATCTGGTGAGATGTATGCTACAAAAGCACACATACAAGGTGAAGTCGTAGCTACGAGCGGGTCTTTTTCCGGTGAGTTGAAAGGAGCTACAGGAACTTTTACCGGTTCTCTTACTGCAGGAGATGCAAATGGTGAAAGGATTATAATAGATTCTGGAGCTAAATCAATAGGATTGATTAGTGGTAATTTACTATTGTCTTATTGGGAGTTTTTTAATCATAACGGATTTAAGTCTTGTAAATTAACATTGTTGGACAACGATTATGAGAATGTTACTATATATCCTCATGAGATAGGTATTTCAAGAGTTGATTTATCAGCAAAATTAACCCCTTCTTCACTTACAATATCTTCCGGTTCCATTAGAACAGAAATTGGTTCCAATAGAATATATATGAGTGATGGAAGTAATTCATATATAGGATTTACAGGTACCGCAGAATATGTGCCTCCAAATGGGTATTCAAAAACTCTTTATTTCAGAAACGGAATTTGTTATAAAATATCATAATCATGAAACTGAATTTTAAAGAATTACACGTTTTCAACGGTCTTTCACGCGTCACGGAAGCAGTGGAAGATGTAAGAGAAATGTTTGCCGATGCTATCTACGCATCGGGCAGGGGAGTTGCTTCGCTTGAATTGTGCCGTAAGATATACAATTCAGATGGTGAAGAAGAATATGACGAAAAAGAAGTGGAACTGATTAAGGAATATTCCAGGTTCGGGAACCCACGTTTTATTGATGCTATTGACAACATGATTGAAAAAGCAAGAAAAAATGATACTACAAGCAAGTAACGGATGCCTTCTTACTCAGAGTGAGGAAGTTCCAATTAGTGAAAGACGTTTTGAAAAATCAATGATTGTTTCATCCATGGAAGAAGCGGCATTGTGGAAAGAAATACCAGAATCAGAAAAAGATTCTATGATTGAAGAAGGAAATCTGTTTTATCCTGAGAATCTGGATTATAATTTCCTGAACAAGCTCGTATCTTTAATGGGAAAAGTATCATCAGATATTAATAACATTAGACTTACAAACAATCAGGCATTGGAACTAAAGCGTTTATATCCCAGTTTTAATGAGGTAATCGGCACAGAAGCTCCTTCTGGTTTTAAGTTTAATTTTGATGATGTGCTTCTTGAAGTAGTGACTCCACATACTTTATCAGAGGATACTATGCCAGACCAGAATCCTATGCTTCTTTCACTTTCTCCTGATGAATCTGAAAAAGTAATTTATTACAGACCGGTTCTTCCGGATAATAAGGAAACTGTTTAATGAATATTATATAACAAAACACAAACGATTAAAACATGTAATTATGGCAGATAAAAAATTATCAGACGTTACATCCGTTGAAGATTTTGATTATTTTCTTGGTGTAAAGAGTAATGGGGATGTACAAAAGATGTCAAAAGATTCCATGAAAAAAGTAATTTCTGAATTAATGTCATCATTTTTACAAATAGATTCTCCTAAAAATTTTATAGTTTCAAATCCGAGCAATATGGAAACTGGAATAATCAGTATAGGAGATGCATCTAGGGAAATATCAAAATCAGAGAAATTGAATGAGCCTTCAGAAGATATTCCTTTCATAAGAGGAATGGACTCTAACGGGAATCCTATATATATTGGTACAGAACAGTTTTCATCAGTCCTGGCGGAACTTATTGGAACGGCTACTTTAAAAAATGATGGATTAATGTCA